GCGCGCAACCGGCCCAGCCTTGTCGTACTTGTTGAGTGGACCCCAGTTGTCACGTTGGTAGATGTTTTGGTTGGCCCATTCCCAGATCGGTTTCTCTGGCTGGCCGTCAAGGAAGCGCACCCATACCTGGTCACCGACAATTGGCAACCATGAGATACCACCGGAGAGAACCTGCCCACCGGACGGAATACCCGCTGGGAACGCCCACGGGAGTAGTTGCGCTGGGATACTGCCACCCTCCTCGTTTAACTGACCGTGCACCGTTGGCACATAGACCTTAACTCGCCCAACCTTACTAGGATCATTGACATCCGATACGATTCCGGCGTATGTGCCGCTTAGCTCCTCTGGCATAGACTAAGAACATAATGCATCGTAGTTAATACGTGCCACTCAAACATCGCAACCCGTGGGGTAGATCAAGCCAGTCAGGAGCCACAGACATCCATCGTAATGACATGTGGATGCTCGACTTTACGAACGTTGTGCAGGGATTACGATCTGTTTGGCAGGAGCCTATCGATATCGGTGATGATTTGCATTATTTTGCACAGAAGATATCTCTACCACCGGTTCAAATTGACACCATGAAAGTTATGGTTGGCTCAGTACCGGTGTCGTTCCCTGGGATGGACGCTGTTATGGGTGACTTGCGCATTGACTTCCTACACGAGATTCCGCCTCCCGGTGGTCGCCAACGTAGCCGAATCTATTTCTTGATGAACCTTTGGAAGGCATGTGTACGTGCTGGACGAACAGGTTTAACACTGGACAATCTCATTACGCCGCTGAGTCCACCGAACAATGGCACCGGTTCAATGGTACCGCAGTTCAAGTACGACATTGGCATAAAGCTACTCCGTGGACTTGGTTCGCAGGAGGCGGCCATTATCAATAGTTCAATCAATAGTAACGATCCTTCAGTTTCTGACATTGAATTACCGACCGCGGCCTCATACATCGCAAAGGATTGCTGGATTAAGGAGCTGAGTCTCGACGGATTTGACCACAACAGCAAGGGTGAACCAACACTAATTAAGACGGCATTCGCGGTTCGTAACATTATTCAATTAGCCAACGACAGTGCCTCTGACTCCTCAATGAAAAATGGTGGATTAGCTGTCAATCTGCGCCAAACCAACGATAACATCAACACCAACGTATTCTCTGGATCAGGGCTGACTTAGAGTCCATCCAGCATCGCGTCAAGACTCGCGAGAGCGCCACATTTCTTACGACTACCCAAGTAGAGGTCCAATGCAGATTTTGGATCGTCATTAGCATCGACACCCTTAGGCATCTCTACCACGTAGGACGGTGTTCGTAGGGTTTCACTCTGCTTCCATGCATCCGCCGTGGCGTCATCATCATACATAAAAGTGATATCGCCGGCCTCGAGAATCTCCAGCTTCATTCGTTGCTGGTCACTAATGTGGTGGCGGAAAACGGCGACTGGAACAACACCATGTAGGTCGGTGGCACCAGCGGCAACTCTTGCGGCTATCTCCTTCTGGAGCGATAGGACGTTGAGAATACTCTCCACCACGATAACAGACTTCGCTCGGTGAGCCTTGTCGATATTATAGAGCCAGTATTTGCTACCCATTGGGTGGTACTTCTTTGACGGGAACATCTTTGTGGTACCGCCTTCATCCTCCTGTCGGTATGTTCGTCCCTGATAGATTACGAGGTTGCCAAATTCATAGACCGGGAAGATGGCATACTTCTCCCAGTATGGATCTCGCGTGGTATGAACTCCGGCGGCGACGAAATCATCATAGGTCAGGTGCTTACGCTCGGCCATGTCTGATATTAGCCATTCCTGTTCGGTCTGTGGCGTAGGTGATAGCGGGTGGCTGCTCTGTGGAAAACGAACGCAATACAAACCATTCTGATGTATTGCTACCTCCTTAATCTCCTGCTCAACAGCGAGCAATTCGCTCTTGCCGTTGAGATTGGATTCGTCCTCCTCTTCCCACGGTAGGCCGTGTTCTCGTAGGAAACCGCGGATGTTGTACGCCTTACCGCAGCGCCAACAATTAGTTTTCTCAATCTTCGAATTAAAAGTGCGGTTACCTGTGCGGTCTCCGCATTCGTCCTCTGGGCATACGATCACTAGTTCGGTCTGGGTACACCGATCCGGTACTAGCTGAAAGTTATCCTCAAGAACGTTTCTCAATGAGTCATAGTCCACTGGGATTTAGAATCCTTAAGCGTCTAGTTCATTAAGGCGAAATCTCTGAATGATGCGGCCAACGTTCTTGGCATAGCCAGCGTCTGGGCAATATCCGAGTTTGGCTATGGCTTGCACAAATCGTGGTCCATCTCCGTACTTGTAGGCTGGTGCGTAGCGCGTCTTCTTTAAGAATCGCGCGTAATCGGTGATGCTCTCGCGCATTGAGGTGTAACGGCGGTAGGTGGATCCACCGCTAGCGATCCTATTACCTTTCCAATCCTTAAACGCCTTAACACCGAAGTAATTGTTACCTGTCTTGGCGAGATAGCTACGACCATAACCACTCTCGTAGATTGCTTGGCCAACGATGGCGGAGGCTGGTATGCCGTATTTTGCGCCAACCTCAACAGCGATAGGTTTGATCTTGGCGATGAATTGTTGCTGGTCTAACTGTAGCTTACCTCCGTAGGCTAATGATGACACCATGACTAACAGGGTGATGACTTGGTACATTCTCATATAGGATCTCCTTGTTTTAACTACAATTTAAGATTCTTACTCGGTCGGCGTTGAGGTTGACACTCTATTTTTAACCTTTTTCTTCAACGGTTTAAGCACGCAATCATGGATAGTTTGAAATCTTATATTTCGCGAGACGTATCCGATGTCATCGCGGTGGTAACTGACACTTTCTAGCAGCTCAAAGGCAGTTTCCCATACCTCAGGCGTTAAAATCATTCGCCGCATAGCACTACCATCGACTATTATGCTAACCTCTAGAAATTTCCGTCCACTGCGCCAAAAGGTTCTCTTTAACAGTGCCAGTTTGAACACAAACTTCAAATCAAACCACTCTATATGGATAAACGTTATGCCTCCTGGTGCGTGTTCAATCTTAAACTGGCAGTCAGGTTTAAGCATAAGGCGGCGAACCAACCCATGCAGCGTATCCTCGGTGAGGTTGGACAGCGCGCCATACTTACTCAGGTGAAGCACTCTTGACCTCCATAGTTCATCGTCAGATAACATCGTAGGTTGCATTTCCATAGCTTTAGAATTCCTCAGGTATTACTCGCGTGGCCTGCATTGGCACGCCGAGTAGTTCGTATAGTTCCTCTTCACTCAGACATTTGGTACCGTGCTTCTTAGCTGCCTCTGTTTTGGTACCACCAGCGTCCATCCCAACCACCAGGTAATCAATCTTCTTATTGACACCGCCTTTTACCACGCCACCATGCCGCTCAATGAGTTCAGCAACCTGTGGACGTGAGCCAGTTTGTAGCGATCCAGTGATAACAAACGTCCTACCAGATGCCGCACCTTGAATTGTTTCAATCGTAACGGTTTGCTCAAGAATAAATCCATAGGATGCTAACCTTGCTAGGAGGTCGCCGTTAGCTGCGTACCAAGACGTAAGACTCCTAGCGGCGACTGGGCCGGTGTGGATATGGAGGTTAGGGTCGTTGGCCATATCGCTAAGGCTTGGATAGCGGGATGATAGCTCCTTCGAGAGTGTTTGGCCGATATGTTCAATTCCAAGTGAGTAGAGTTTGCGCCACAGTGGTCGGTCATTAGACTCAACAGCGTGTCTCATATACTTCAATGAGGCAACCGTGTCATCGACCGCTGCGCCAACAATCACCGGGTCTAATAGATCACCAAGGTTCTTAACATTGAAATTTTTGACCAGACTCTCAATGAACTTAGGCCCAACTCCTTGCCAATCGAGTGCACCCTTACCGATGGCGTGCTCCAGGCGGCATAGGATCTGATCCTGGCAACCTAGATTATTTGGACAGAAATAGTGAACTCCTCGTCTTTCGAGGGTGGAGCTACAGGATGGACAGGTGGTTGGGAATTTCCATGACATAGCAGGAGAATACGCGCACTGTGCACGGTGGAAAGATTAGTTTCGGCTCAGGTCTCGTTCGTATCGTAATTTGTCAACCTTAGCGCAGGCTTCCATGAACTCCGTGAAGAACTCGAGGTCAAATCCGGCTGTCTTAACATCAGACATATGGCTATTGGCCTCGGAGAGCAGCTCGACGTACCGTTTCTTCTCCTCAACATCGAGTCCATAGGTGATACCGGCCATCGATATGTATGGCTCCGGTGCGGTTCGCGGGTCATCTCCACCGCGCTTGACAAGGCTAAAAAGTTCCTCGCCGCTATCACATAGGAAGCGAAACATAGCTCGACTTACGCCTTTCGGCTTTGACATTACCAGGGCTAATTCCTGGCCATTGTTTATGTGTGTTACGAAGTTGATAGATTAAATACGGTTTACATCTCGTCTGGTTCCCACCCAAGAGACCTTTTAAGTTTAAACATTGATTCAGGCACAGCGTCAGCGTTAATGGTGATCCGTGTAGGATCTGGCGTAGGGATCGTCGTGTTGAGTGCGGTTAGTTCAAACGCGGATATAAACTCGTCATGATGCTTGTCAGGTATATGTCCAATGATAATCTCCATCGCCTCCCCAAGGGATGTTGTCTCGTCAACATGCTCCATTAGCTCCTTAACCTTCTTTGGACCATAGCCGCGAATGCCACCAATCTTGTCGGTTGAATCACCCTGTATGGCGAGTGCAATCGCGAGGTGCGCTGGGTGTTTAATATTCCAGCGTTCAAGAATCTCGGATCGTTCAATTACTCGGGATAGGCGAAATGAAAAGAATTTGATGTTACCATCAACAACCTGCTGTATGTCCTTATCTAAACTGCCAACATACACCACCTCGTCAATCGTCGAACGACTAACGGCCGCTGAGGCGACAGCGTCGTCAGCCTCACCTTCGCAGCGGTGTTGAACTATTCCAAATATTGATTGGCATAGATCGCTAAAAATGGTGGCACCGTCGTAGAACTGCGATGGCTTTGGTGATCGACCCTTGTCGTTCTTCGCGGCTCCATCCCACATCATAATGGCGTGGGTAGGTTGAGGTGATAAACGTTCCTCGTTTCTTAGATAGCTGAGTAGGCTGCGTAGAGCGATGTCAACACCAAGATCGCGCTGTGGCTCTGGATCCTTGCAGGTGTTACCGGCGGCAAACCAACTCTGTGCCCATAGGCTGTTGCTGTCTATTACAAGCGTCGCGGTATTTGATGACATCACAATAGAACTCATAGACCGATTTAATCCGCGAAATTCGTACCGCGACGATATGACAAATTGGCTGAACAAGCACGGAGACAATCATAACCGCCACTCCAAGGTCTAGAGCACCGGCGTAGAATGACATAGCAGACAAGAGCCACATGGCTATCGTAGTCTTAACACCGAGCGATTTTACGCTTGCTCGTCGGGTGTGGGCCGTACTCACGTACTCTAACCACTGCTTTATAACGGTCTCAGAGTCGTCCTGAAGTCGTTCACACATCTCCATGAAGAGTGTGGCCTCGGATGGAAAATCTAAATCCTGCGAATTGTGCATATGCTCTCCTCCTTCTTGCTGGTGTTATGGTTGTACTCGACATGATAATTACCTGGTGAACCGTGAATAGACTGCTGTGCAATGTTCCCAGACAGACAAATTTGAAGATTTACGCCGACCAGGTCACTATCCTACCTTGAATCCTGCTCAGTTACGAGCGCCCGTTAGGCTCACCTCGCTATCGTCATTTCAGACTCCTCACTGCAGCGTAAATCTCTTCGCTTGCTTGGAGATAGGAGAATACACCAACCACCGCTAGGTGGAAAGCTTTATTTCTTCATCAATGAGGCAATCAGCAATACCTTGGTCTGAATACCACGGTTGTCGAGGCTCTCAGAGAGGAGGATAATATCCTCGATGTTCGTGAAACCTTTCTTCTCAAACCACCGGCGCATAACCTCAAAACTCTTATTGACAATACCGCCAGCCATGGCATGGGATACACCAATCTTTGGACCAATCTCACGGAAAGTTTCACCAGCCAACCATAGTTTAACGGCTTGGCGGTCACGTGCTGGTAATGCAGCCATTGCGCTATCAATCAATTCCTCAGCCTCAGAATGTGACATGGCGTGTTCACCTTCACCAGATGTTTCACGGGCGAGATCGTCATCAGTTGCGATGGTTGGTTTACCACCTTTCATGATAACCTTGTCTAACTTCGTCGAGTCAGATTCACCTTCGTCATCTCCAATCGGAGACTGCAGGGTCATGTCGTGGTGGGCGTAGAAATCGTGCTCGTTGCTAACCAGGGTTTTCATCGCGTTATCGATAGCGATAGAGGCATAGTTACCAAATTTACCTTGGCCTGGGACAAAATGACGAGCTGCCTTAGCTAGTGCACCTTCAGCCATATTGACCAAATCATCGTGGGTGATGTCTAGGTCGAGGTCCTTAAGGTAGGCATACTTCTTAACGAAATGCCATACTAGCCCCATGTTATCCTTGACAAGGGCCGTGATCTCTTCAATTGATTTATCTGCTCCTGGCTTGACATTTTCCATATATGCTATTAACTACAAGGCGGTGGGCGTCACTAGGTGGCAAGCAGTCAGTCTCCGAAACCAGTGGATTGGTGGCATCCTGCCCGCTTCACACTCCTCATGGCCTGCTCCTACATTGACAATCGCCTCACAATTTTTCTTTAACCGGTAACAGGACAATGCTACTGCTTACGGATTTGAATCGGCTGTGAGCAACCACTCTGGCTAGGGTAATCCGAGTTTCCTCATTACCTAACCATTAGACGAGTTTTAGAGTACGTCTCACTATTGATATGTTGAGCTTCCAGAGGTGGAATTAAGTCCAACCTATCGCTTTGTAGAATCTTCTTTTTCGATGATGTCTGGGAATTTATCTGCGAGGTAGGAATTATACGAGCTAATGACTTGCTCAACCTGTTTGGTCGTGGTTGGCTGATCAGCTGAGGTGGAAGCATTGTGCACACTCTGATCCACAAATGCTCGCAGTACTAGAAGCGCCGGTGCGATGCATTTGCAGGCGAATACCACCCAATCAAATGTGTCCATCAACACCCGTACATCCTGCGTCATTTTTGGAACAAGGTCTAAGAAACTGTATAGAAGCGCAATGGCAACGTACAGTGCGCCGCGGATAATTGCAGGGTGGTACTTCATGAAATAACTACGAATGCTCATAGGGATTACCGCCTAGAACACTTAATTACCATGGTTAAGCGCTCTAAAAACCAGACTGGTGGATGGGAGCATCATGGCTGCACCACCGCCAACATTAACCTGGTGGTATGTAGCATTCTCGTTGACTCGTCTACGACCACGATTGCTCATTGGCCCGGTCCAGTCAATACCGGCGTTTCTGAAGGATTGTTCTACGATACTTAGGTCAGCGTTGCGGGTGGCGATGATGTCATTCCGTGTTGTGATAGACTCTCCACGATCATTAGGTAGCACCGCTGCACCATCATAGCAGTATTGGGCGTCATTGTGTGGAAATATGCAATCTGGTGTCCAGAGGCAGGTCTCCTGAATTAGACGATGCTTTAATCCCTGCGCAACCGCCATTGGACTTGACTGATTGCCAATAAACAGGTAACTACCAGCAATCATCTGCGCTAGGTCTAAATAGTCCCTAATCGCGTAGAATTCAACTTTACCATAGCTACCTTGAAATTGGGCATGTTCATGCGGGAGTCCTACCATGAGGAGGCGATCACCGTAGAACTCGACGATTTGCTGCCAAGGAAATAGATCATTGCGGTAGCGATCACTACGGTGAATAATGACTCTATCATTCACGGTTGGAGTTACCGTGAGCCACGGACTTGCCACATCAACCGGCCATGTCTTAACGTGCTCAGCCATCAGCTGCGTTAATGTGAGACTTGGGCGTGGTGGTCGAAAGGTAGACATATCATGGGTAAACTGCTCGCCAGCCACTTCCCATCTAAATTTTTGAACATACGGCTGAATCTCAAATAGCGGCCTGATTACGTCAAACCAGGTAATAAATCGGGTGAATGGGCGCGATCCTACAATATACTCTCCGCCACCGAGATGCTTTAGTATCGGTAGTGAGAGTATGCAATCACCCATGTCGCCAGAAGAGAAGCATTTAACCATATAGATCCTTGTTATCGTATTCCTCTAGACTCCACATCTTGTGGGCTATGGCTGCACCAACCAGCTGATTAGAATCGAATTTAAAAGGATGAGCTTTTCCATCCGCATCATAATCACCATACTTGTGGTAGATTAAACTACTATAGCGTATGTCATTTGGAAACTCGCGAACCAACGCTCCATCCCATCCACCAAATTCAGGGTTCATTGCTGACCGGCATTTTTCATAGACATCATGCCTGTAGGCACCAACCCCAGAGATAATGTCGTGTGGTGGGTTTGAACATGCCGTGAGAACCGCTCGCTTGCCGGACATTAGCAGCTCAGTTTCGATGAGCTGAATGAAATCTGGTCGAAGAACGAGGCAGTCAGTCTCTAACCATAGGAAATTTAATTTGTTATGGTATGCATGCTCTGCCGCGGTACTAAACACTTGGTTGCAAATAAAAGGATACCTAACGTTTGAGAAATCTACATGCTTCTCAGTTATGCAGTCAGATACGCCCTTATAGTCAATCTTTGCGCCTTCTCCTACGATGAAAAGTATTGGATACTTAATTTTACCGCATAGCCGCTTAATATGGTCAATCTGTGCCTGTGCGTATTCCTCGCTGCGCTTGTGATACGAAATGCTGAGAATCATTAATTTTTCCTTACTACGAATTCAATCCATGCTTCAACACCACGCGACTCGTCAAAGGTCTGGTCAACGCTCTTATCTAGCGCATAGTCATAATTAGTGTCGCAGTATTGAATAAGAATCGGCTGTGCCACACCCACGAAACCTTGAACTAGGTCAGCAACTCCAACACCTCGATCATGGTTTGGTCGATAGAATCCCCATGTTGTTTTGTGATCAGGGTTGAAACGTGATGGAAATATGGAATTCTCGTAGATCACAAAATCCGGGATGCTCATAACAACGTGCCCACCAGGCTTTGTGATGGCTAAGAAACGACGAAGTGCATCGTGCGGGTTGTGCAGATGCTCAAGCACCTGGCTACCATACACCACATCGAAGGTGTTAGCCGCGTAGTAGGAATCAATAAGGTTGGCATCACCCTGTGCCTCGTCGAATGGCACCACCTCGGTTAGTCCTGGAAAATCAGTGATCTTCGTTGCGTCAGGTCCACACCCGACATCAAGGAGTTTACCGCGCATTATTCGTTGGTAAAGCTCGTTGGATTTACGCCTGACCCTATTTGATTTGCTTGTTTCGTTCATTTACTTGTCTTTCGTTGGAGGTGGACCATCTAATCTGCGGGATTGTGGTCGTGCACAGTCATTACAGATTTGACCGGTTATAGCGGGCAATCCACAGACGTCGCACAGTTTACCAGTACCTTCGCACCTTACGCAAGGGTACTTTCCGCTCTCGTATCCGCTACCGTCGCATAGCTCACATTTCATAGTCTAACTAATCGTATAGCTTAATATAGCCGTCTGGAAAATTGTTTTCGGCCTGGTTCTTGTTATAGCTAAATCGTGGTAACCATCGCCCATGTTCCATCTGTATGTGAAAACCGAACACCATCAGATTAAACCAAGTGTTACTCATCGGATTCGTCCGTAGTTGCAATCGCTAACTTCACTTTAAATGGCAGCTTAAATTTCTCAACAGCTAGGGTTGCTTCGTCATAGACGGAGATTTGCCCATTCTTTATTGAATACGGTGAATTCCACATCCACTTCTTACCATCAGGAATTGCGGCTTTAACCTCCGCGGCGACACCGTCTCGGTAGAGGCGGTCAATCATTACGTCCTCGATAGTGGCGGAGGTATCATGTCCAAAGATTCCCATAAAATTATCACAAGTGTCCCAACCACACTCAGCCTGCATAAAGTCAACCGCATTGTGCATCAGCGTTCTCATTAGCGGCTTGTCGGCGTACACGTCAAGCAGGTCTCTAGCGTCGAGATCAGTGATGTTAGCCGGGTCCATCGTTATGCAGAACGCCGGGTAATCAATGAACTTCTTATTGTTATCGTGATGCGAGAAGTTTCCGTTTAGGGTGTGGCCCGAGAATACACCAACGGTGTATAGCATCATCTCCATCTGTGCATATTCCAACTTACTACCATACCCATGGCGGTCGGCGAGTTGGTAGAACGAATTGCCAAAGCTGTGCTGGGTTAATAGACCTGGGAGAACGGTGTGGCTATACCCAGACGTAGCTACGATCGGTGGCTCCGAGCGGTTGGTGATATAGGTGTCAGGATAGGTACCATCACCCTTGCCGCAGATCACCTTAATGTAATCCTTGTGCTCGTGTTGGAGCCACAGGCTCTGACAACCAGTACCACCCTGATAGCCGTAGAGGTTCATCTTCCAGGTTGGATCAAGGTCATGAACCTTACGCATCAGACGAACTGAATCATCATACCGTTTCCACGAGGCACCACGACCAGCGGTGCAGATACCTGGTGGGCGATTTTCAATCTCGCAGTTATTCTCCATCATGTACCTATTGGCCTCGGCAAGGTGACCTTCGACGTCGTAGACGGCCGGAAACTGCCGAAAACGATCCTGCATTCCTAGTTTGACAACATACTGACCAAGCCAGGTGTCAACGTTATAGTGACCGATCACATCCATGAGGGCTAGGATTCTGAGGATGAATGGTATCTTGAAGCCAGTGGAGGTGATGTTCTCGAGGATGTATGACGTTAAACTAACTCGCCCTTTGATGGCCCGTAGAAATTCAACAAAGCCTAGGCATGTGTCAATCCCAAGGTTTTCCTTTGGAAGTGATGGGAAGATGGCGTTAGTGTAACCGGCAGTGACAATCTCCTGCGAGAACGCCTGCCAGTCATCAACTACCGTGAAGGTGGATTTTGGCCGGTTTTTACTGATGAACCTGTCATAACAGTAGAGACCGTTCTCGATTCCACGATTGGTGAGGTATTTGGAGAGTTCAACTGCCCAGGTGGTGGCTCCATATCCGTCCATCCCATTTGCCATGACGATTGCAATTTTCATGCATGCTAGAATCCTGGTTGTGTAAGGGGAGGTTGCTATTTAGCTATGACTCGTCAATAATGTTCGACTCAGCCACGCATTTTGGAACGATTTGTGCTACAATACCCGCGATCACTTCGTCATCCGCGGCCCGCGCCAATCGCCGGCTAAGTTCAGACATTGCCCTGTAGATTCTAATGTATTCGATTATTCCAATTCTAGTGACGTGTCTCTTACACGAATCGATGCGCCACGGGTACACCACCGTATATCCGTACGGTGCCTGAAATTTAATTGAGGTCATGCAGATGTTTAGGCAGTAAAAACCAGTTCGTGGATCGCGTGGATGGACTGGATGGTTAGCCATATAAATGATGGCCTCTACTATCTCTGGTCCATGGCGGTGCCTAGATCCGAGCGTAAGAACGGCCAGCGTCTTATTCCACCAGTCTGGTTGTAGAATAAGAGTAGCGATCATGGAAAGCGCCAACGGTACACCGATGGCGCCGATAAGTACTACAAACAATTGTTGATCCTTAGATGAGAGGTCCATATTTTATTCCTCCATTAATGCCGCATTCGCCCGTGCAGCTGGGCTAATTCTATTGATAGCGGCGTTAAGTTGCGATGTTCGGTTTGATTTTTGACTCTCCGTGTAGAGGCCTAGAAATGCCCGTCTTGTCTGCCAGTATTGAATAGGATTCAACTTATATAGGCGGTAGCTTGATTGGTATACGCCAAATATAGTTACGTGAACGGTCGAGGTACAGGCACCTAAATTAGGATAACGCACGTCCATTTCGCCAACCGTAAAAGCGACGGTCAGCGTAAACATTGATCTGTGCACCGTATGCGCAGATATCGCCATGGCTGAAATCACGCTACACACTTCAACCCTGTCATACTCGAAACCATCAGATCCAGTGTTTCGGCTAGCCTTAACGGCACAATAAAAATCGTAACCAACCCACGCGATGATAGCTAGCACGCCACAGGTGGCAATGGTATAGAATAGAACCTGCACAACCAAGGACATCGGGTGTGTCATCGGTGCTCCTCGACAATAGCCTGATTTGCGGCGGATGTTGGAATTAGTCCTATGGCACGATTCCTTGAGTGCGCCAGAACGATTTCGCGCTGTGCATCTTTCCATGCAGCGAGATATCGCTTTCGAATTCTCCTATACTGGCCGTAGGATAGCTTAAACACGGCTTCATTGTTGCCTGTGGTAAGTCCAAACGGGCTCAGTCGATAATCTGGTCCACGCATTGTCCATATGCCGAGGTGAAAAGAGCATCTGCTAACTCGATTTGTGTTATCCACTAGACTGGCGATCAACTCACTCTCGTGACTATTCGCGAGAGGTTGTCCATCTCGAGTTGCGATGTAATCCTGTATGAGGAGGACTAGCTTCCATGTGATGGTAACTATGACCGCTATAGCAAGCAATGTGCTAAAGACAAACGGGACGGGATGCATCTCATTCATACTCATGCTGTTATCATGTAGGTTGACATTTCACGCCAACAGTTAGGGTTCTCTTTACGAATCCGAGCGACTTTCATAAAGGTTCGGTAGTTTAAATCGCGTACTCGGTTACGCATGTGGTTCAGTAACTCGATGCACTCCATCCGTTGATCGTGATCGATATCACCCGCAAGGCTAGGTGCAATAGCGGTGATACGTTCAATCTTCTCATCAGGTGTCATCGAAAGATCTACAAACAGGGCGCGACTTTGAATTGGCTGAGGTACTTTAGAGAGGTGAAGATTTGAGATAAAGATCACTCGTCCATTAAATTCAAATCGGTTTGGAAGACTGTCACGGCTGCCAGCGTCAGTTAACCACGAAATCTCCCGGATGCTGTAGCTATCGAGCGCTCCCTTAAGAATGTTGGTAGCTGTGTCATTTTGAAGTACGCTGTCGCAGTCGTCAAACACCACAATCTTACCGTTCTGTTCATGAAGGGTGCGATAGAGAGCCTTAGGAGTTGAGAAACCTTTAACGACGTGGTAGTCAGCATCACCGAGTTCGTTAAGTTTCAACCGGTTGAAGATGGAGTAGCTTTTACCCATACCGCCGGGTCCGGTAATAACAAGACTGTTCGAGCTGCCACCAACCACCATGTCAACCAGCTTATCAACAAACATGTAGCGGGTGTTGACGTTGAAGGCACGTTCAATTAGATCGTCGGCCTGCTGGTTAGGCTCAGGTTCAACCGTGGTGATTGGAGCTACCTGGGCTATTGGTACCTCTGATACGGTTGCAACAGTTACCTCAGGTTCAGATACTTGAAAACAAACTGGAGTGACCTCGCGATTGTTGTGGCGGTCAATCTTCCTCCAACTGCGATAATACTTCTTGTCGCCGTGGAGGATGGTGAGTCCGTGACAATAAGGTTCTTCCGATACGATACCGGATACGATGGCTCCAGTCTCAATCTTAATTAGGATTGGCTGGCCTGGTAGGTAAGACGTGTTGGTTGGCATATAGGAGAATACACACACGGTGCACGGTGGAAAGTCTTTCTTCAGGCCTATTATGGCTACGGGTTACACTTAGCTTCGACGTCAACCACGAAGGTGATCCGGTGACTAGGTGCGTCATCCCATCCCTCGTGAATTACGTTCCATACGCCTTCAGCGTAGTTTAGGGCCTCAGCGTGACTCTCGAGGTGATGCTTGACAGCATTCATGTGGGTGCGCATGTCGGCCTCGGAGGCACCGCTCGAGGCGGTTACGGTCAAGGTGATTTTATAGTTTGCCATAGTCTATCTCGTTAAAGCATCCAGGATTCTCTCCGGAGTGCATATGTCGCATGGTTGCTTGAGAAGCCAGTCCTCAGGAATTCTACGGTCGCAGAACATCGCATACTTGCCGTCTATGAGCTTGATCTTAATCGGCCATGTCACCACCTGTCCCCTGAGTAGAATCTCAAGGTTTTCAACATGGCAGTTGACGATTCTGGCCTCGTGGTTGGCACCTTGGTCCGTATTCACCGAGAAGCAATTTCCTGCCCTGTATGGCGGAGGAGTATGGTACCTGTATGCCACAATCGTCTGTGACGTGATATTCAGTGCGAGAGCGTTACTTATTCTGCGTTTTTCCATATCCTTACCTGTGGCGGAGAGTTAAGGTATCTGTTCAACGGTGAAGAGCTATGGTAGTCATAGAGCTTCTCACGGTCATAGTCGTCTATTAGTCTAAGGTTGTTATTCTTCGCCATCCTCATAGCGCTAATCCTATTGAACTGCATCCTAATATTGCTGAGCATTGTACCCTCCTCGTCGGCTAGGCCGTATGTTCGAAAACGACCCTCGAGCGTGAGTTTTTCAGCGTCAGGATAGCCTATCTCATAGTCCAACCGCGTTGGCTGGACCAGATATAATGCCTCTCGACCGTATTGATCCTTGATCATGAGGCTAGAATCTCGGTGTACCGATTTTCCATTATTTGGAGTACAAAGTAAACCTCAAGTGGAACCTTTTCGGAGGCTGGGATGTTGACTAGTCGGTTGACACCAACCAAGACCTGGAGTGGTGCAGTAAACCGTTTGTAGGTGCGGCTGTCGTAGCCTGGGTTCCAATCCTTTGGTTTATTAGCGACTTGGATGCTTCCGAGATACTTTGAGGTGGAGGTGCTGTAGACCTCAATAAAATAACCGGTGATCTCGTGGTGAACCTTGATTGTATTCATAGAGGAGAATACACGCACGGTGCACGGTGGAAAGTAAACTAATCAGCTTGACCGTTGATCATCTCGTCGACCTCGTCCGTTATCTTCTTTAGATCGGATGGTGACAACTTGGTCTTGCTAACAACGTAAACGTCCTCATCGCTATCCGTCTTGATTGATCGAACATCAATTCCAAGCTTGCGAACCTCCTTAACCAGTTGGTTGAACAAATCCTCGTATGATTTCCAATCGGCTGAAATAATGCTATGGCCTGCGGACTCCTTAATCCGCATCTTCATTGCCTTAGGGGCAGGCTCTTCACCTGGGACGATCTTACCTGGACGAAAAGGAGATTTACCGGGTTTGTACTCGGTCTCCTCTTCCTCCTCAGTTTCAACCTCTTCCTCTGTCTCGACGTCTGGGTCAGCAACCATAGGTGCCTCAGCGATAAGCTTGGATAGGAGGTCCTTGGCGCGAGAATCGGTCATTTGGGATACTTTTTTCATATTTAGACCTAACCGATAGCTGATTTGATAACCTCTGGTAGCAACTCGTCGTATGGTCTACCATCGCGATCAATGTCAACGGTTGATATTACTTTTCCAATAGGTCTCTGGCGGGTTACGATAACTTTATACAGACTTCCGTCATCCTCAAATCTGAAGTCTATGTCACAAATAACGTCGTCAAAACGAGCCTTAATAACCCTGTCTGAGGATGCTCTTGACGTGTCTAAAACAAATCCGGACTTCTTAAGTTCTGAGGCAACGCCAAGTTTAAACGATTTGAATTCTGCGTTTCCTGTCATGTTCCAAGCCTTCTTTGGATCAGGTGATTCTGTTAGTAATTCAACAAGCTTTCTAGCTTGGTGCTCAATGGCTGGTGATTTTTTCATACGAGTAGATTACACGGTTAACGGTCTTTGGAAAGCCAATTAGGCGTTCGGTAGAACTACGGTGTTGGATAGAATAACGGATCCACCAGTGACAGCGCCGTCAGCGGCGTTAACCGAGATCTTCATGTCGCTTGGTTTGAGAGGATAGTAACGATCGATTTGCATTTGAAGATCGTATGTGACTAATCCTGTTCCAGTCGTCATATCAGCGTCAGATGGTTTGAATTCCTTAATCCAGCAGCCTTCAAGCCTGTAATGTCCACCAAGTTTGTAGACGTTGCTCGAGGATAATGAATCGCTGTTGATCCCTGAGGCGATCGATGACATGTCAGGTACTAACCAATAGATGTTACCGTCTGTCTTCACGTAGGAAGTAAGAGCAACCGAGCCAGTTTGTGGGTTGGAGATGAGCCAGTGCCATTTCTCAAGAGCTTTAGCGGTGTCTTGGTTGAAAGCGTAACGAATCGTCATGTTCAATCCATCCGAACCAGTATCAGCACCGATTTGGTAGTTGGTTTGATTCAAGTACTTAACTGCCACAGCTTCGCGGCTACGTGCTGGGAAGGTTACCTTCTCAACTGCCCATGAAACGCTGCTTGCCCAACTCTCATTGAGAGAAGCGGGAATGTTAATATCGCAATAGAACAAATCACTGCGTTGTTGATCGAGTCCACCTTGAGATGCTTTGCTTCCCCAGGTATTTTTGAATGGCGTCTGTGGCATATTTTTCCTTTAGTTTAAATACAAATGGTTAGTCTAGTCCGATGCAATCCTTAATGGCAGCGATAACTGCTTTTTGTCCAACGCTGCTGTCTTTATAGGTTCTCCTATACACGTCGTCAGCACCGTTCACGTACAGAGAAATAGATTCTCCGCTATCCTGCTCAGCTAAAGAAACGTCATATTTCTGGTCGTCTACAGTGATAGACCCACGAAATACTTTGCTTCCAGCTGGTTTGAAGGTAATTCCAGTGGCTCGGCCAATCTCGGCGACAGACTTCTTGAATCCACCATTCACCTTGGCAGCGTCTTCAGATTCTGTTCTGGACTCGCGGCTAATGATAAACTTGGCCAAACCTTGGATGCTGCCTCCTTTTGGCATATAACGTTGCAACCTCACACTGTCAGCCGCGTTTCTGATGAGATCAGTTAGGCCAGCGATGTCTCCAGCGTCGATCAGAGCGTGGTACTCCTGCATCTCGTCTTCGCAGTCCTCAGGCATCCATCGGTCAATCTTAAACAAGACTTCGTTATAGTCCGGCGAATCAGACACCTTCTCGGATAGCGCACTCGGTGGATCGTCCAATAACACGCTGAGAAGCTTCTCTGCGTCAATTGTCCTCAACTTATGCAAGCGCTCTTCTTTTGACATAGCTACTACCCAGCCACTTCTCGGAAGTGGCTTCTTACTGGATTTCTTAATTGTTTTAGATTTCTCATCCACGTGGATTATCCTACATTGTTGAGGGTTGCACCGCTCTCACGAACAGTAGCGTTGATAAAGATGCGTTCTGCGATCGAGGCAGGCACAAAGGAGATGTCAACAAGCACATTGCGGTTGTTGCGAGTTGTTGCACTGTTGTTCGTACTGTCGATGACAACGCTGTAATCCTCGAAACCACGTTCATTGCGGATAGTCTCCATAAAGCTGTTACATTGGCTACGGAGAGAGGCAAGCATTTGGTCGTCGATAATCTCCCAAACAAATTTCCGTGCAATAGCTGATAGACCATTGACAACATAGTTTGTGAGGCGGATAGCATGTGCATCCTGGAGTTTAGTAACAGTGCGTTGTGTCGTACGATTACCCCAGATCATGATGCTACCGCGGTTGACGATGATTGGGTTCAACGCGTTACCCTCTGCGTAGAAGGCTTGACGTGAGCTCTCAGAGACTTTGCTATATCGAACAGCGGAGGCCTCTGGGATCAATCCACGAACTTCACCGGCAGCGGCGTACCATGTACGAGCCGTGTCGGTTGTGAAAGCTTGAGCACGAAGAGCACCGATCGAAGGTGGTACCCAGCGTTGTGCACCTGTGAAGGTATCAGTAACTTGCAACCAGTTCCAGTAGAGCTGACCGTATTTCGTGTCAAGTTTACCAACTGAGCTGAAGATACCAACGCTGTTATGCCAATCAATAGCCTGTTTAGCATTGAGGTTGTCTGGGGTATCAAATGCGAATGTAGCGTTGATTAGTCCGCAAACGCGATTCATCTCACTTGCGACACTAAAGCTCGTAACACCAGGGGCAGCCATCACATCGATAGCGAGTGTGTAGTCAAGATCCTCAAACAATTTCAATCCAGTACCGAGTTCGGTTTGTGGATCAACTGTACCGATATAATCTTCCATCGTTACATTTTCACCGTTAAAACCGCCACTGAATAATCCAACGTTTGTGGATGCTCCGGATGTTGGTTCCAATGTTGTTTGTGGGTGGTCGTTTGTGAGCATCTTAATGACGATATACTCACTAGCGGCATTAATAGCTGTTTCGTAGAAATTCGTGCCAGAGGCTGAGGTGAGGTTGTCAAAGTTCTCAACTAACCCGCTGTCAAGATAAACAGCGAGGCGTTTAGTATCGGCAGCGCTACCAGGGAAAATCTTAACAGATAACCCAGATTTGGTGCTTGTGCTATTTGCCCATGTACCAGCTTCAAGAGCATAGATCTGCGCAACCGTCGTTGGTGATACTCCCATTTTCTTGATTGTGGCAGCTGTGTAGCTGTCTTGAAGAGAAAGAGCGCGATAACCAATGTCAATGCGATCGGATGAATCAAAGGTAATGTAGGCTAGGTCACTGCCAGAGGCAGGTGTCAAGCTTTTCACTCGAATTTCACGAGTGCTGTTCTTACCGCTCTGTTCGATGAGAAGCATGTCTCCAACGGCCAGACCAGTAATACCGCCAGTGATCGTCAATTCATAGCTGTTTTTGTCACCAGTACCTGTACCGGCAGCGGAGATTGCTGATCCCCATGTTGGTGCAACGAGGAATGATTCAGCCTCAGATGCTGCACCACTCTGTTCGCTTGGATCATTGATATAACCACCAGCTGCCTTATCCACTGCGGCTGCAGTGTAGGTGGCAGCCAGCGTCTTAGCCTCAGCTCCAGTAGTAACTAGAGTGACTGACTTTGCAACCGAACTGACGGAGGCAACGCGAGCGTTAACTGTCGTTGGTTTGCCGAGTTGGCTAATACGAACGTAATCACCAGCGGTGAGAAGGTTGTAGTTTGGAGTGAAAAATGTACCGGCACCGGCTGTTCCGCTGACATTGCTTGCCGCGATTTCAACATACTGGCGACCAACACGAACAACTGTTAGTCCGTCGGAGATACCGCCAATAACTTGGCTTGCTACTCCGAGGTAACTGTTCGATAATCCTTTGCCGAATTTCGATTGGAAGTCACGGATGCTTCTCACAGGTAAAGGAGAATTAAAGGGTCCCTTCTCTGCAGGTCCAATTAGTCCAGCGCGAAAGCGGGAAGCCGCTGTAGTAAACGAACTCTTGTCGATTACCGTGGTGTAAACTCCGGGGAAATTCTTTAATGCCATATATTGTTCTCTGGTTCTTTATTTTTGTTTTTGGCGATATACGCCTACAGGTTAATTATACGTTGACCGGGCATTTACTCGGTTACGAGTGTTCCAGTATCAGGTCTAAGGTCGGTGGTCTCCGAGGATACGGTCGTAGATCCACTCTTTTCGCTGACAGTGCTAGTCCACAGGGCTGGCATAACCGTCTGTTGCGCATCAATTCTCCATCCCATCACCTTAAACTGTGCGGTAGTACGGTAGACCATCACCTCCTCGTTACTAATCTCCGTGTTGTTCTCGATATTACCTTCGAGTTGAACGCAGACGAGTCTCTGACCCCACCATCCATGATACTGAACAGGGATCCAAAACTCGGTGGTTGCCGCCGAGAGAACGAGTTCGCGCATGAGGCGCTCGTAGAAGTAGGCCTGGGTGTCTGGACGGTTTGAGTAGAAGTCTATCTGGTAGGAGATATTCCACCCCATCGGCATGCGGGCGCTTAGTACATTACCAAGATCACGATCCGTGACATCGTCAGATACGGTTGGAAAACCAAGATTGCGGAACATTCGCGGTGAAAAATTACGTGTTACGTCAAATGAGACTCCGCCACGCTTAATCGATATCAACGGGTAGATAATACCTGACACGTCCGGTGAGTATATCGGTGTTCCACTCTTGTCAGTGAGTTCAGTGAGGTACTTATATGGATTTTCTTTCGAAGTCCAGGCCTGCTTAAACGAGCTGAAGGCATCCATCGGATCCGCAAAAACCGCTGGAATTGGGTACCCTGGTGCATGGATGAAGCATTTGTTCACCCAGGTCTTCATCGCCTCGTCGTGGACGCGAATTACGTTGGTCTCCTTAGTCGCAGCGCCAACAACATTATTTTGTCGGCCTAGATACTGCCCAGGGATTTGTCCATATGGGGTACTGTAGAAGGAACTTTCAGGCATCTATCATAATTACAATATGGAGGATATCTGAAGACACACACAAACTTCTCGATTAACTTGCCTCCCTACAACCGTAAGGTTTGGTTTCATGTACTTGACAGCGAGGATCTTGAAAAAGATCTACATCTCGTTGAGAAATTCCATAATTTTGCTCCGGAAAACTGGGAGGCCGACGATAACTCTAACGGTGCAATAACTCTAACGGCTGGTAATAAATTTGCAATCGTCCTGCGCAAGAATCACCTTTTCGTCCCAGAAATCGCACACGAGATTTTTCATGCGGTGTGCGCCATTATGCGGTATGTTGGCATGACACTCACCGAGGAGTCTGAGGAGGCGTATGCGTACGCTAATGATTATATCCTAGAGGAATGTATTAAGAAATTAACCAGACTTAAGCTTGATATCAAGATTCTGGCTAAATGATTTTTCTTCCGCAGAAGGCGCTCAACCTGATATTAGAGCTAAAGGATAATTTTGGGATTAGAGATGCCAGAGTTCACCAGGATGGAACAGTCTCAGTTCCAGGCTCAGTCTGCCTTACCGCTATTGGATTAAAACGGTTACCTTGCCAATTTAACGTGATAGACGGCGATTTTCTAGTTAGTGGAAATGAGTTAGAGAGCATGCACGGATTTCCAAGAGTTGTCAAGAAAGACCTAATAGCCTGCAGAAACCACCTGAATACGCTCGTTGGAGGACCTGTGGAGGTTGGTGGCTATTACCTCGTCGACCAGAATCCGATACGATCCTTTGAAGGAGTAGCGAAGGTCATTGGTGGAATTTTGTCAATGAGGTATGTTCACCATGACTTTGACCTAGCATCAATGGAGCACGCTGGTGTTTGTGGTGATTTTATTACTGACAGGCAGGACATCTTTGACGCTTGGACCAAGGTTATCGCCCAACGATCAATCCTGTCTGAGTGATTTTAGCTCGGATTTCCAAACCGCCACCGCCGTGCTACTCTGCAGCTTTGCGAGCTCCGTGTTCTCCTCCCTCAGTTTTAACTGCGATGATACTATTTCCTCGCCGGTTAATGTCCAGATTCTCATGCCAAGGTGCTTCTCCCAATCCTCAAATTTGTTAGCCTGTAGGTAGGTTTTTAACTGCTCCTTATTCTTCTGCTTAAACTGGTCACTATTCTTTAGGTAAAAGTCAACAAATCGGATGCGTTCCTCCAGGGCATGAATATCGGCGGTCTTCTTCTCGATTTGGCGATGGATGCGCTTCTCGTACATTACAACGCGCCATTTCACCCATGTCTTAAGGAGGTCCTCAGCGGATTTGAAGACTTGGATGTAGCCACGTTCGTTCCACACCGTGTAGTTCTCGGAGCTTCGCTGCACCATCTTGAACATCTTGTCAAACTTCTCCTTGTCGACACCGGTGGTGGTTCTGGGCGCATTAACCGTGAATTTAAACTTCTCCTCGGTGCTGTAGTCGTCATAGCTTTTAATCGAGTCATTGTCCATGAGGCGTCCCAGGACTTCCTTGTAGTCATCAAGATAGAGGCCAATAGGTAATTCATCAATCTCAATCTTGGTGGTATGGACAGCGTCGTAGACACCACGAGTAATTGTCTGCCACCCATCCTCAGTCTTAACCTTCTGAACCTGCCCGCGAAAACCTCTGAACCACGGTGTTAGTTGACCTGGCTCCTGGTCGTCAAGAATCTTTACGATAGCCCTAGCAAGGTCTGAGGCGCGGTGTGGTAGGATTTTAACGGCGTAACCTGTTCCAATACCCTCAGCACCGTTCAGTAGGATATTTGGAATGATTGGTAGAAAATACTTTGGCTCAACAGGTTGGCCTTCGCTCATGTTAAATTCGAGTAGGCAGTCATCCTCCTCACGGAATATCTTACGAAAGTCCTCTGTTAGGTAGGTGTAGATGTACCGTGATGCAGCGGGTGTTGGGCTGAGCCGGTTACCAAATTGGCCGTTTGGGTAGAAGTAATTTACGTTGTTACTACCAGGCCAGTTCTGCGCCAGTCCAACAATAACAGACTCGAGTGAACCCTCTCCGTGATGGTAGTTGGTCTCGGATGCAACGTACGCCGCAAGTTGGGCCACCTTCTCCTCACGCTTTGGCCCAATGGCACCCTTCTTGAGTGCTGCCCATACCGCCTTGCGCTGGCTGATCTTAAAGCCATCGCAGATGTTTGGGATCATGCGCTCTGTGTTATAGTTTGAGAAGCTACGGAAATCAGTGTTAAAGAATTGGGTAAGTTTCATTCGATCATTATTTTTATGTTAGCCAAGGATTCACTCAGCTTGTTGAATACATCTTGAACCTGGGCGTCAATTTCGGAGATTTCTCGTTCCACGTCATCAATGAAGGCATTCATCGCAGGAGTGCATAAATCAGGATTGGTGAATGGCGTATGATGTCTGTGAGACACTAATTCCGTATAGAAGGAATACCGGTGAATGCTGAATTTTTCATGCGATGGACATAGGCCAACAAATCTTCTTCTCCAACGAGAGGTTAGGTCGTCATCCCAGAATGGACCTAGCACAGGGTACTGCTGCGATTCACCCATCATAAAGTCAATCCGTATGCTACGATCGACTATTTCCATCGATCGTATGACGTCGACAACCACCATTGCCTTTCCTATTTTAAACAGTGTCATATTACCTGCACGTTAACACTAAAAAGACCGAACTGGTACTCCCCCGTTGTCGGCATAAAAACCATATCTAAGTAGATTAACGGTCCAGTTTTGTCAGGTCGCTTAAGTATCGAGTCTAGCGATGTACGAATCACTCTACTGCTAGCATCGTGATACCGCTCGTCGTGGAACGATCTTATCGACAGATCGCGATACTTCTGGTGCAGTTCCTCCACTGTTCCAGCCTCAACCTCTAATCTATCGTTCATACTTCTCCGTTAAATCAAGCCAAACCTTGCGGTCATCGGCACGTGTGCGGTTAAAAGATAGGTTAATGCTCTCGACATCAGCGGCATCATCAATTGAAAGTGGAATAAGGTGGTGGTCCATGTTAGCGAAGAACCTACGAAAGCTCTCCGTCTTATGAGAACCCAAACCTTTCAACCACTTAACCTTATCAGGTTTCTTTGTCGGCACCCAAGCCTCATACTCATCCTCGTTGAAGAAGTCATGCTCATCCTTGCCGATAGTTGCGCGTATTACTGGCGTACGAAATCGGTAGATCGCACCCATCTTGAATAACTCAGGCCAGAACCGATAGAACATGTTGATCAATAGGCCACAGATATGGGTACCGTCGTGATCAGCGTCAGTCATGAATCCAATACGACCGTATCTCAACTCAGTGATGTTATTGACTGGCTCGCCGATTCTCAGTCCAATAGCTAGCATGAGGTTGGTAAATTCTTCATTCGCAACCAATCTCTTTACATCGATGTCGTCTACATTTAGCGGCTTACCCTTAAGTGGATAGCAACCAATCCAGCGTGGATCACGGGCGGATTGCGTCGCTGAAGCGGCAGAATCGCCCTCACAGATCAAAATGCTGCAACCCGTGCGGTTTTGGCGCTCTGTTGCGTCAGTGAGTTTTACGATACGGCGCGGGTCTATGCGGCTATTCTCTTTGTTTAACTTGCGAAGTTCAGCTAATCGCTGCGCCTCTAGTTTAGCCTGTATCCAATCTAGCACCTTTTGAACCACGCTGCTCTCCGTTATTTGCTTTACAAATTTGTCTGATACCTCAAAGACATGCTTCCAATCCTTCTGTTCGGAGATCATGTCGTCCTTGGTCTGTGAACTATACCGTGGATTGACAATCTTTGCGTTAATATAGAGACGGATGTGGTTACGAATCTCGCTCGGTTTAACATCTACCTTGTGCTTCTTATGGAAATAATCACGCAGGCGATTGCAGATTTCGTTGGCGAGGTACTGGACATGCGTACCACCGGTTGTCGTACAGGTGCTGTTGACAAATGATACATGCTGAAATGAGCCATCGCTTGGACCTACTGCTACCATCCAGTTATTGTTTTCGTCGTAGATGTACTCGTCAGTGAAACGGGTTACGTAATCCTTAAAGGAATTAACCTTAATAGGTTCGTCGTTGATGCTAAGTTTGAGATGCGGGTTGCAACCTGCAATATCCCAAACGCGACGAAACAGCATAAGCACGTTACCATCGTGGAATGAGGTTTTTAACTTGTCGTAGTCAGGCAACCATGAGATGCGTGTATAACCGAGCTTGCTCTTGGCCGCGTGGATGTCCGGTGTCGTACGCTTCATGCTATTCTCGGTGAACGTCTGAAGATATTCGTTCTTCCGGTCGCAGGTCTCAATGTTAAATTCCTTGCTAAAGATGTTGACGAGGCTGCTACCTTCGCCGTTCTGGCCTGTTACGGTGCTATCCTCGGTATCGTCAAAGTTACTACCACTTCGTAGACTTCCAAAGATCAGCTCCGGTATCCACTCATCATATTCCTTGTGCTTCTCGATTGGTATGCCACCGTTGTCCCAAACGCTCATCTCGCCTGATGCGGCCAGTTGAACCTTGATTTCGTTGAGTTTTGGGTTGCGGGTGCTCTCGTCAACACTGTTTGAAATAATCTCGTCAAACATCTTAAGGAGCGCTGGGTGCCAAGTAATCTCCTGGTAGACCATCCTGTCACCCTCTGGGATCCAGGTAATGGCCCTGTGCTCGCTCACGCTGCCAAGGTAACGACCGGGACGAATGAGGACGTGTTCAACGTCACTTAGTTTACGATACCGCTGCTCAACTGTTTTTTGTGTCATTAAATTTCTGTTGCTTAACTTTCGTCGAAGAACCACAGGCGCCACACTTGCATATAAAATACTGACCCTTGTCATCGGCAATTGCCTGGACGATATCTTTTCTGCCTAATTCCTCGCGGCAACTATCGCACCGCACCTTGTATTTGCGACGAGCCTTAGTGACGGCGTCAGTGACTTCAGTCACTACATCTTCAATGGTGTCATTACCGCGGACTAGGCCACGGATAAATCTCCAGGTTAGAGTTAATCCAACGACACAGAGGCAAGCCGCCAATACAGCAACAATGGCAGCACCAGAGGCTATGGCAACGTTCGCGAGCGTCTCCAGCGTCATATCTTCTCAACCTTCTCAAGGATGTCATTCACGCTTACAGAACCTAGCGGTGCGCAGTATGTGGCGTTTATTCCAGTAGGACACTTGTCACGTGGAAAACCTTCAAACGCCAGACATGGGCTGTATGGACATGCCTCACGTTTGTGAATCGCTAGGTCGAGATACCTCTTGTCAGCGATGCGTAGCTCCGGGTTGTGCGTACCCCACAGGCTGATTGCAGGGATGTTGAGCGCTTGGGCTACGTAGAGAATGCCGGTGTCAAGAGTTACCACGAAATTCGCTCGTGATACCACGTTCTTTAGCATCGACAGCTCCATGTCACAGACTAGGTCTACGATGCGCTTGTTCTCCTGGGCTAGTCTATTGATCGAGGTGTAAAATTCCTTAAAGGTCATGTCGGTGGTTGGCACATATCCGCCAGCTGCCGAGCCAACAACAAACACATGGTAATCCTTTGACAGCTCTGATACGAGTTCAAGCCACAATCCATATGGCGCGCTTCTGAGGGAGCTGTTGCTAAATGGCGCGACAATCACATACCGCCCAATCGCCTCGCCGGACTGTATGGCAAGGTAGTTTAGAAAACCAGTGAGGTGATTTGTTGAACTTGGGTCAAGGTAGAGGTATGGTCGCTTGTAGATGGCCGGCACCTCCTTAGGGTCGACACCGATCTTTTTAAACAGGTTGTCATAGACGTTGGTCTGATCTGCGAGACCGGAGAATTCTGTGACAGATTCAATAAACCAATGGTAATTCCACTGGTCTAGGCTGTCATAAACGATTGGACCAGCATAGGCCATCTCACCGTAGAGGTCCGTGTTATTGGCAAACAAGTCTAACTTGTCGTTGCTGGTGTAGACATGGATCTGCGCACCACGTGAACGCAGCCACTTAATCGGGCCAGTCATAAACAGAAAGTCGCCAATACCGCGGTTATGGTGTCGTTCAACGAGAATATGCTTGCCGTTGAGGTCACGTGCATCGATATTATTTAGTTTTGTGGATCCTGATAGGAGACTGCGACTCTCCAGGGCATCCTGAAAACCACGAATAGCGTCACCATTTACCACATACCGCACACGTGGGTTATAGAGGTGATTTTCTTTACCGTTCTGCCATAGTACCGGAGTCTTAAAGGTGACAACATGGAAGTGTGGATTAATTGCTGCTTTCTTTTTATCTGTGTCCGCGATCATTCATCTAGAATTACGGTGAGCGCGTGCACCGCCCCTATTTAATTAATAGTAACTGCGGGCCACTAAGGTCAACAGAACAAAGGACATAAAATGAGTAATCAATTAAGTATGATTGGACTTGGAACAGACGCCACTAAGGCTGCTGGATACCTCGTGGCAGCTAGCGAACGTCTCGGTAACTTTGATATCAATTTTGATAACACTGGTACTGGTGATGCATTCATCCAACTCAAGGAGTTGACTGGATCTGGATTCGTCAATCTTGGAGCTTCACAAGCAGTTAAAGCTGGTGGAAGCAAAACAGTATCGCTCGTATTGCTTAGCAAAACGGTCGGTATCTTTGGTTCCGGAAAAACAACGATCAACGCATCGGTGAACATCCGTAACAAAGCAGATCTCCGTGGTGCCGATTTCAACATCGTCAACCTCTTCAAACGTGGATATGGACTTGACACCGGTGCTTCTAGCGCTGTGATCGGTACAGCTCCTACGTACCCTGCTGCTTAAGCTTGGTTTGAGTTGAGTTTTAGAGGCCGTAGGATTCGTCCTACGGCCTCTTTTGTATTTAATACATTGATATGCAAGAATTCCCTGATAGCTTCTGGATTGGATATACCCGCAGTTTTGGCATTAAACCAGTCGCCAAGCGTAAACCTGCGCCTGGTCTGTACCGGTTTGATTACGCCGGGTATGATCCGAAGCGCACTAATGGCGATAAGGCGATATACTTCATCAACCGTTTTCAAGAATACGATTTATCAAAGCCATTAGCCCCAGGTAAGTACCTCGACGCGGTGGTTGACAACAATCCTAATCCTAAGCTAATCGCCTACGTATCTCCTGACGGAGTAACACCAGCCGATATTAAGGCTGAGTTGCTAGCTGGACTCGAGAATGATACCAAACCGCAGCTTCAAAAAATCGCCGATGGAATGATGGCGCGGCATCCACAGCTCCGCGTTTCGTTTACGCCCAGCAACGCTCAATCTGACTTTAGGGTGTACGCTCCACGCAAAGTGAAAATGCAGTTTAAGGTAAGGAAGGTTGCTGATGGATCCTATCTAGCCTCAGCTTTCTCCAGCCGCAACAACGACAGTTGGAACTACGACGACGGAGGGACGTACAATCCTCGTGACTTCGCGACTATCCCAGAGGAAGCCAAGACGGTCCTAACACCGGATGGTGAATTTGTTGGTGGTAACCTGACCGACATTCTAGCAGGTATTTTAATCCCAGAGGTTGGTGCTAACGCGGCTATGATGGCCGAGTCTCTCGTAGATCGTTTACTTTCCGTTTAGCCTCATATACGCGCCATAGATAGCACCAAGCCTATCATTCATCCAATGTGGTATGCAACGGATGTTATCCTCCCTATACCCATGTGTTGGATCAATTCGGTCTATGGTAAGACTCTGCCGCGTTTTACCTGAACCTTCAAGGTAACCAGTTCTAACACAAAAATCGGTGTATTGGTCAATCGTGAGCTCCCAGGCTATACCGCGTGACTTCGCACTCTGCTTGGCGATATTGAATCTGTACGCGATTGGGTTAAGCTCCTTGTGTCTCCTGGACAAGCAGGTGTAACATCTCCTAGAACGCGGTGCATGCCTGCGGCGGCAAAACTTCACGCAGCACAAAATAGGTGATTTCTGCTTTCCTTTTTCCGTTTTTGGTGTATTTTCTAATATGGACGACATCTACGAGCTTATCCTGTTAGATCCAAAAGAGAATATTGACTCAACGATACCAGCTTCGGTACTCATAGGTTTTGACCGGTGTAGCTTTAATTCAACCATTCTGGATAGGATCATGGAAGAGGTCTCCGAGAAGGGACAAGCCCTAGCCTACGTGCATGAACACGAGGTTTGCAAGCAACTTGGCGGGCTACTAGATAGGGCGCATGTACCATACAGAATTGTACCGTTAGCCTTTACTTCGGCTGGAACGGCATAATCCACACGTAGAAGCCAACGTTCTCCTCCTCATGAATCGTGTTGAACAGGTGTTGCACCTCCTCGGCCAACCATAGCAGTGGTTCGAGGATTAGGAAGCGTGGTGCCATATTGAATTCGCCATCATCTTCATCATAGAAGCCAAGAATAGGGCAGAATAGAAACCAGCCATAATGAGTGAAATGCGTACCATATTTTTCCATAGTTACTCCAATGCCTGTTTAATCGCCTTCATTGACGCTTGTAGATGTTTTTCAATACGCGCAACGTGCTGACCTACGCCTTGGCGAACAATACCTAATTCCTGTGCGATTTGACTCATGGTCATACGTGATCGTCCCTGAACTCCGTAGTAGGAACAGATGATGTGACGATCACGTGGTCGCAGATTTGATATCGCCGCATGCATATACTCCAACTGAATGACATCGGGCCCAACGCTCGGAGTTTCCAGCTTTGCATCAACCATAGTGTCGATAACATCGATGGAGCATCTCGTAGGTACGAGTGTCATTGTTCTCAGCTTACGCCGTGTAACTCCGAAGGCGGCACAAACCTCATCCTCTGTGGCAACTCGCCCATGCTTCTCGCGGAAGTCATCTCGGAATTGTCGAATGTTTGTGGCTAGCTGAGAACTAACCGCATCAACCCGCGTGATTCTGCTGAACCGGTGCATGTCAGTATAGACCTGCCGTTCCATGCATGTATAGACCCATGTGGTAAAGACCGCCTTGGTTCTGTCATACGTACCACTATCAACCGCTTTGATTAATCCGTAATGCGCACTCGCTGCTAGGTCTGAGACGTCCATGATGTTCGTGTAGTTGTTTACACGGTGAGCGATATGGAAACCGGCCGGATAGTAATTGAGAATAAGTCGATTGCGGCTATCGGCACACCCGGTCGACACCCTATCTACCAGGTCTAACACCGAATCGTTGCTTAAATATGTCATGCTGCCCTTAACTAAATTGTGACTTGTTAAACTAAATCCTCTGGAATTGCCTGGGAGGATGACCGTCCACGACCACCGCCTCCATTGCCACGCGACTTCTTGTCCTCTGCAATCTCGTCATCCGGATCGTATGCAATCTCTTTGCCAATATCGATTCGACTGCGCTCAGGATCAATCTTACCCTGAAAATGTTGGAATGCTGGGCCATGGCGATTTACGAATACAAAGAACCTAAGAATATTCTTTGAGTATTCCTCGTTGGTGCTACAAATCCCAATCGCCGCGTCAACAATACCACCTTTAGCGAATGAACCTTGAAAAGCTTTCATACTTGGCACGCGGGTATCAACCGCATCTTTCGTACAACGATCTGGCATGATGATTGCTGCGCCAACTTCCTTGCCGAAGGCGATGGCCTCCTTATACACGTTCATCTGTTGCACGTAGGTCTGCTCGTTAGCATTACTAGCACGGATTGAATCTGCGTAATCGATAAAGATCGCCTTTGGTTTAATACCGGTTTGCTTCATCGCTAGTTTGCAGTGGGCTTTCATGTCGCCGATGGTTGCTGTTCCAATCGGGTAATGCTTCACCAGCAGATTGGCGGCGATCCTCTGCTCAATCTGTGCCTTAACCTTATCTTTAAAGACATCAATACCCTCAAACATGCCGGTCTCGCCAACACCGGTCATATTGTACATGATGCGGTGCATTGCCTGTTCAGCGGAGATTTCAGCGCTGTAGTAGATGACATCCTGCCCGACACTTGGTGAAACCATATTCAGCGCCATATTGAGGCAGAACGTGGATTTATACCGCTTTGGTGGTGCTAGTGGTACGACTAACCAACCTGGTTTTAATCCGCGACGCCAAATATTATCAAACTGGCTCCAACCGGTTGAAATACCTGCGGAGATGTCAGTTTCCTTATCGATGATGGTGGAATAATCATTGTGCAGGATGTAACCAATATCGTCGAGATTCTGCCCAACCTGCACTGCCTGTTCGAATAAGGAGGCGAAACCACCCTCAGGGTATTCACCTTCGCGCATCTTAGCGACACTCTGTTTAATAGCGGCGACGGTGGCGCGTTCACGGCAGAAGAGACGAACACGGTCATACACTGCCTCCCAGTCGTCTACGGACAGCTCGTTGATCCGGCGTAGATATTCGTCTGAATCTTCAATGGAGCGCACATCCTTAGCAGCGTCGCTAAACAGCTGCAGAAACATCTGAATCGTTGGTATGCGACTCCACTTGTTATAATGTGTTTGAACAACCTTAACTGCGGTACCATTGGAGATGGATGTAAAGTAGGTGCTCTGAATTACTCCAACAAGGTGAATGAACTTGTCTGGCATCTTAAGGATGCATGCCACGAGTAGGGATTCAAACTCCTCCTTAAAATCAAACTTATCGAAGCGGGTACTCTCACTCATATATCAAGGCTTGTTCCGTAGTGGTAGAAGTTAAGAAGTTTCCAGTGAACCATTGCATTACCGACGTGACCCCAGAACTTAAACTCGCTCGTCCATTCCGCATTCGCTGAGGAAAAGTCTTCAGGACGGTGCTTGAATTTTGCGAAAACAGTTACCAGACTCTCCTTCATGCACTGGGCCTTTAGATCAAACAGCCACGCCGACATATTCTTTTTGCGCTTTAACTTCGCGAGATTGCGAGCAACCGCTGTTCGTAGCTTATCCTGTTCATCAGTTGAGTCAATCCTTTTCTCATGCCATGGTACGAGCACATTGTCGTAATACTCCTGGGAGAGAACAAGCCAAATCATCGGCATATTCCATTCATTCATCTCTAGGAAGATCTTCTCGGTTGGTCCTGAGCACTTTAGACGGTGCCTGACAACCCACTCGCCAACCATTGTCATTGAATCTGTGAGTTGGCGATGGTAGCTTTTCACCTGTCCAGATTTCTCTGACAATTCCTCTAGGCTACCCTCGTCATGGTTACCAAATTTATTCTGTGCCTCAAGCTTCCAGCGAGTGAATTTAGTCACAGCACCTTCACCGAGTACATAGTTACAGTAGAATTTGTTTCGTTCAGCCTCGCGATGGCACCACATTAGGGTTAAGAAGTAAAGACGCGGAGTCGTACGGCAGAGGCTGATATTCTCGGAGATGCGCTCGTACGCCGATTTCAACCGGTAGAGGTTGTCAGACTTATTATCGCGACCAAATATTACCCGGTAACATTCCTCGTAGATAAGACGCAGTTCCTTCTTATGGTCTATCTTGACCTCAATCAGAGTCGCTGGTCTGAAATTCCAGACGGCTTCCAGAATCGGTGTTTGCAGGTGACATTTGGAGGAATACTTGGCACAGTCAACCTTGTATTGACATGGCTGGCAGACGGATTTGTCTACCATGTAATCATTTCCAAAACACCCTTTCGGCGGATCAAATAGTGGTGTTCTCTCTATCGACATGATGGAAGAATTACAATTAGACGCCACGATAGAAAAGAAGCCGCGAAAAGCTCGAGCTAAGACCGAGAAGGTCAAGAAAGAAAAGTCTCCGTTTCAGAAATATGAGCGCGAGGCTAAGGAGTTAATCGCATCTGGTGCTGATTTCAAGCCAGGACCTGATAATCCAGTGTGCAGGAAATGTGCGCTATTCGCCTCTAATTGTCGGTCAAAATATCTTGAGCCAGTAGGGCCAGACAGACCGTTGATCACTATCATAACTGAGGGTCCCAGCCAATCCGAGGATGAGAACGGCCGTATTGGACAGGATAAGGGTGTCAATAGTTTCCTACGAAAGACGCTCTCGCCGCACCTTACGAAGCTAGGTCTTAAGTTTGAGGACACCGTCCGCATTGCCCCTATCACCCGCTGCTTCCCAGGCGATCTTAAGAAATCGGCTAAGTCTGCGGGTAGATATTGCCGTCTATTTCTTACGAAGGAGCTTCGCGATCATCCGCCAGCCCTTGTTATGGCAGTTGGTTCCAACGTGCTCGGTTTGCTGAATATTAAATCCAACGCGCAGGACTGGAATGGTCGTATCCTTAATTGGCGAGGTTGGCCAGACGATTTTTTGATCTCTAAGACCTACGATGGTGGTCATCCAATACTCGGTGATCGTCCATCCGGCGAGACACAGATTCCTATTCTGGCGATTCAAAGCCCAAAGATCGTCTTTACCTTTGCCAACCAGATCTCCGTGAAACGGTGGAATGATGCATTTGTTAAGGCAGCGGCGATAGCGAAGGCTGGCGGAGTTGAGACCTACGAGTATGATCGTCCGTGGTGGATCCTAACAGAGGACCCTGAGGCCGTAAGAGAATCATGCCAGTATCTTATTGACAACCCAGGAACATTGCTTAGTTTTGATACTGAAACGACAGGCCTACATCCGTTTAAAAACGGAAACAAGATTGTTTATTTTATGTTCCGGTGGAATGAACTGGATGGAACTGACCGCAGCGTTGGTTGGGCATGGGATTACGAAGGTAGCCCGTTGAAGGAGTTTGTTGCCTATCTATCACCGTTTATTTTGCGGGCCCTGTCGGCGAGTAAGCTGCGTGGGCATAATCTTACTTTCGATATCCTGTTCGTGATTGGCACACTGCCTGGAGGTAGAGATTACATTGAGAAGATCTGTAGTGCTTTTTGGCAGGATAGTTGGCACATGCGGTACATTTGGAGACAGGAGACCGGTAGCATGGGACTCGAGGTTATTGCCTACGACTGGGCACCGACACTAGCGGGGTACGAGGAGCGCATGACAATGCTCATCGACAAATATCCGGAGCTCCTACACCCAGACAGCGGTGGTCACTACGCCAATTGCCCAAAAGAATATTGGGATACCGCGTTTAAACCGTATGTGATGGGTGACGTTGAGGTTTGTTGGGAGGCCTGCGAAGGCATTGACAAACGCTTGGAGCTGGCCAAAACATACCGCATACCATTGGCCCATACGGAGAATCGTGGTGCATACCGGCTGTACTCTCCGCCGAGTCGTAAGTTAGTATATGATTGCTTGATGCGACCAGCTGGCGATACTCTAGCCCGTATGATGGCGCGCGGCATGCACGTTGACGTCGACGAATTAACCCGCCAGGAAGTCGCGTCCCCAGATCTAATTCGTAATGCCATTAAGGAGTTGCAGGAGAGCGACCCGCAGATTGATCGATGGGTTAAGATACAGAAGGTTAATAACCCGGATTGGGAACTTGATGTAGAGGATAAGAAACAGCTACGAACTATTCTCTTTAACCTTCTCCAATGCCCAGTAAACACTCTCACGGAGGCAGGTGATAAACGTTTTAAGGGCGTTCCAATCGACCAGATACCGATGGATCAGCGAATTGAATTTGCTTCCATGGACAAATTCACCCTAAACAACCTTAGTGTTGGTTATCCACAGGTGCGCCCATTGATCAATTACCGCAAGTTGCGCAAGGCCTATAGCTCCTATATTAGACCAATGCGTAACCTTAGCATCGCCGGTGTTGATAAGAAGGACCGCACAGCGCAGCAACTTCTCATGGATGATGGTTGCGTACATGCCAGCTTTAAGCTCACCGGTACTCGAGGTGGTAGATTATCGTGCTGCGTGTCAGCTGACACAGTTTTAAACCTGCAGGTCAACGGGTTCACAAACATTCGCGTTAGAATTAAGGATCTAGGCAAGGTGCTCGCAAAGTACCGCAACACACGGATTCAGACCCATACCGGTCACTGGCAACGCATCCTGTGCCACGTTGTTAAACCAAAGGCAACCATGTACCGGGTAATAACGAGCCGTGGTTACATCATCAAGGCCACGAGTGGTCATAGATTTTTAACTCCAAGCGGTTGGAGCTATCTCCTAGACCTAGACATCGGTGACATTGTCAAGATTGCATCTAACGCCAACGGCGGTCATGACACCATCGTAAGCAAAGACATGGTTGGGTATGAGACAGTTCATGACATGCACGTCGAGGAGGATAATAGCTACGTCGCCCAAGGTTTCATTAACCATAACACCAATCCAAACTTGCAGCAAATTCCGCGCGAGAGTGGTGGTATTAAGAGACTATACAGCTCAAGGTTTAAGGAACGTGGTTGCATATTTCAGAGCGATCTTTCACAGATTGAATTACGGCTACTTGCCGCAGCATGCGGTGATAGTGCAATGGTTAAGGCGTATGTTGACGACGTGGATCTGCATAGCCAAACCACTAGCCTCGTGTTTAACATACCGTACGAAACCTTCTCCGACGATCACCAGATTTGGTTACAGAAGAACGGCAAAGCTGACGAGGTTAAGAAACTGGCTGGTAAACGTAAGCTTGGTAAAATCCTAAACTTTCTTACTGGATACGGCGGCGGTGCTCTTGGTTTTCAGAGCGCCTGCGCTTTGGCTGGTGTCTATCTCCAGCTAGATGAATGTGAGAAACTGCTTGAGAATTTCTTTGCGGCGTATCCAGATCTCAAGACGCACATTGGTCATTACAAGAGATTTGTGCAGGATAACGGTTGCGCAGTCAGTATCACAGGCCGTGTCCGGATATTCGAGGAAGTATTTTCAGATGATAAGCAGAGGATCAATAAGGCCCTGCGATCCGGGTATAACCATCTCATTCAGTCAACTGCCTCGGATATGATGCTGTTCTCGCTCATCGCCATCGAACGGTTAATGGAGGACTACCAGCTCGAGAGTAAGTTGATATGCACGGTGCATGATTCCTTGGTTATCGACGCCATTACTGACGAGTTACCACAGGTGCACGAGATTTGTGACTCGGTGTTTAAGAACATGCCTGATGTTATATCAACTCTTGTACCTGGTTTTGACACCTCGTGGTGTATCGTTCCATTTGACTGTGACCACGAAGTTGGTTACAACTATATGGACGCCGTAAAGGTTCCTAAGAGAAATGTTGACTGGGATGACATATCGGCCGGGATGAAGAAACTTGTCAAGCACTAGGCCGTGTGCCTCCGTAATCGTCCGGTGTATTTAAGTCATGGACGTAATAGATAACACAGAAGTAAAAACAGTTGGTGACACAACGTATCACCCGCGTAAAGTTTTTAAATCAACTTTTCCAAACTATAAAAAGGTAACTCCTCAAAATAGAGTGTGCGATGCCGGTACTGCGGCTGACTTTATGGGAAGAAAATTTGGAAATAGAGTAAAACCAAAAGTAATGCGTGATATTCAGGACATCGTTGATGCATCTGACGCACCAGAGGAAGAGATTGACAATCTCAAAGTTACGGTTAAAAAGCAGTATGCTGGTGGCGTGCTCAACGCTCTAGTAGCTGAACGCCTCGCCAAGAATCTAATCTCTAAATTACTATCCTAAAACAGCCCACAGGCTTTCGCCTGCAGGCTGTTTACGATGAATCAATTCGTTTAGGCGATTGATTTCTGCTCGTAGTATTTCGCTGAGACAGAGCTCAAGCTGCGGTTCATAACTTCCGAAATTTCACGGAAAGTATGTCCACGGCGTTTGAGGCTCAAGACTCGTTTAACTTCAACTTTTGTCCACTTACTTCCACTGCGTGTTGCCATATTAGCTCCTTCTTTGGTGGTGATGTTCTTCATTAGCATTGCCCTATCACCATAGGGCAATGAAATTTTAATAGCCTTAAGATCGCCGATTATGCGAGAAATTTGCACTTCCTTATTGCGGCATGCTCTCGCCGACTGTGTCCAACCGCGATTTTGGCATTCAAAGCGATACTTGCGCCAGGCGGTAAGGCATTTCTGGAATTTCTTTATATTCTTGTCGATTGTTGTCATAGTACGAGAACTCCGTTGCTTTTAAGCGAGCAACATTTTGTGGCCTAAGCCTTTATGATTAGAGGTGGTTCGAAAAGAACCGAAAATTTAACTGGACTTCTTCCAGCGTGAGAAAAATGAACTCCACTGGCGATCCATCTTCGCCCAACTCTCAACCCGGTCGTAAACATCATTCGCGAAAGCGACTGGTTCACCTTGTTTGGCCAGATAGGTGGCGATCTGGTTAATGATAGCCTCATCCCGTGATTCGGCGGAAGCTTTTAACTGCTCCCAATTCTTCTTGAGAGTGGATGAGCCAACCACGTCTTCGATGAAATCAGCGGCGAGGCTCTCAATTGAACCTTCCATTTCCTCTAATTCCTCTATGATCTTCTTGGCGGTGCTCATCCTATTCTAAATACATGTTGAGACCGGCAAGTCTCAGCCAACCACGGAGGAGACTTGCCGGATGCTACCTCAACCAACAATTTTGATGGTGTTGTTACCGAGTTTAGTGAACTCGACACCGGCATCTTTCGCTGCTTTGTAGATGCTACTCTTATACTGGGAAGCCGTGAGAACCATATGGGCACCTACCGTCATCTCAGCGAGGCGTTGGGCGAGTGTCGTTGGACGTTCGCGATCAGACGTGTAGGTCTCAACGTCAACAGCCTGAATTTCTTGCTCCTCGGAAACTTTTACGATATCACCAGGCACTACGCCGATAGAACGCATGACATCACGGTCAAGGGCGATCATTGAGGTGCCGTTAAGGTGCTTGAGAGCGGCATTCATAGTGCGACTGGCCTCACCCGGTGCTTTTTTAATGGTTACAATGAGTTGTCCGTCTGGTCCGATCACATAGACGGATTGGTTTGCACGGATGTTAAGGAGCTCACGGCAAGACTTACTTGTCCATGTTCCACGTTTACTGCGAATTACGATTGCTTTCATAGTTGGTTCCTTTATTGAGGTTTTAAACTGATACTAGGAGAATACACGGTTATTCTTGAGTGGAAAGATAATTTATTTTAAGATTCTAGATCCAATAAACGCTGCTAAAGCCACTTGATTAAGGTGGTTCAATTCAAAGGCGGACAGTTCATGAACCTCTAGCTTTCTAGTCAGAAGCTCTGGATGCTTACGGGCGGTGTCAGCGTCGTCAGAATATGTAAAGAACTGATTAGCCTTAACACCTGAATCAAATAGACATTGTTTTCCGTTCTCAAGCGCCTCGGTCAGCGTCGCGTGCTTGCACTCACCTGACCCTGGGTATCTATGCATTCTCCAGTAGGCTGATTCATCCCACGATAGAACGAGTGTACGACCGCTATCTGGGCTGGTCAAGGTTACGTAGTACAGTGACGTCTGTTTCATACCACTGACCGTGCTCTGATTTCAGCCAGTGTATGCTTTACCACTAACCTACCGTCAATAAACACCGTCTTGAGTTCACCATCATGGATCTCCTCAAACTTAACTCTATCGATTAGCTTGTAGCTATCTCCATCCTTAACCACCTTTAAGAATCCGGTGGCAGATTTCTTAAGACCGGAGTCAGTGATTGGATCCTTAAACAACTCTTGATACTGGCCATTGACCTTAGCTGCCGTGGCTTTTACCGCCCAGCCAAGAGTGTCACGAGTTTGATATTGGTAGGTGTATGAACCAACACCGAACACGACGTTTGTGGATGCGAATCCGTTGAGACTTAGCCGTCGCATGATTTCATCGGCACGTTCCAAGGTAATGGAGTCACCGTAGATTAGACCAATATGTGGATCAAGAACTTTATAGCCCTTAGAGTTAACTGTTCCACCGAAAACCTCCCACAGGAGTTTTATCGCACCTTTGAATGCCGGAGTTCCAGGAGCCGCGGTATAATCACCACAGATAATATCGACTGGATCGCCGGAGTCTGGACGAATCACGACCTTACCATCACGTGCCATAATCTCATCTTTGAGAATCGGTAGGTACTCGGTGAGCACCTTCCAAAAATCCCAAGTGTCAGAGACGATAGACACAATTCCTTTCGGATAAATCTTGTTGATCAATCGACGAAATGTCTCAAGCTCATCTACCTTACCACCGGCGCACATAACACTATGCTCCGTAGCTGGTACGCTGCAACCAACGAGTTCCTTGCTGGCATCAGCTCCGTAGTAATCCTCAAGTAGGTCAATAGCGACAACGGTGTCAGTACCAACAAACTGGGTAAGGTGAGCAGCTCCACTCATCGCTGCATCCTGCGAGCAACTCATACCACGAAATGAGAAGTCGTGGGCTTGAAATTGGATGAAGCCTAGGTCACCGCCAGTTTCCTTAGCATACTTCGTAAGGATCTGGCGATACCGATCAGCGATAGTGGCGCTGGTCATAAACTTCCACAACCATGCGCTAAGCACAGTTTCCAAGTAATTGGTCAGCCAGAAGAACTGCGGTAGGGTATTATGGATCGTGAGCACAGGCACCTTCTCTGGTACAGCTACTCCCTCAGGTAATGACATAATCTCAATTGGCAAGTAACCTAGGTTATGCAAGGCAATGATGTGGTCAACGGACACCGAGTCTACACCCAGTGATGTATCCATGCGACGTTTATATTGCTCAACCACTTGATCCAGTGGAACTCCAAAGAACGACCGATTGAAATCGGCAATGAGAAATTCCATGCAGAAATATTGCAGACCAATGACACGAACTCGAGTGTTGTCGATACCCCCAATCTTTGGAAGGTAGCGCAATCCTCGTGGAGTGAGGTTGGCATACACTAGATCAGTGCCATCTGGATATTGAAAAAGGTGTCCAGCTTTGTAGAAGTCGATATGGTTAATTGCCTTACTTTTCATCTGTTCCTAATGTTGCTACAACGTGCTTATCTAGCAGATCGTAGATGTTTACATATTTTCCAGTTTGGTCAAAACTGTTGGTGGTAAAAATTTCGTCGATTCCGTTCTCAAATAGAACCTGCGTTCCTTTTGTGAAGGCGCCATGCGTGACATAGAGAACTACTTTGCGGCATCCTTTGGCCTTCAGTTCTTTCGCGATTGGGATGAACGTTCCACCACCATCGCAAATATCGTCGATGATTACGGCGTCTTTTCCAGTGAGGTCATCGGCATGTACCACACAACCGGATAACTCTCCGGTCGCCGTGTCGCGCTTCTTCTCGCAGTAGACGATTGGCACGTCTAGATTTCGTCCAATCTGGTGGACCTTCTTCATAGACCCAGCATCAGGAGATATGACAACGGTGTTATTTTTGGGTCCAAAATGACGGTTGCGCAAGATATGGAAGTCGAGTACGATATCCAATGCCGATGTAACGCGCACCCTATTTAGAAGCGCAGGAGTCACATCGCTATGAGGATCGGCAATAAACACCTGCCGAAAATTCAACCCATTGATGACGTTACAATATGCTCTCAATGTGAATGGCTCAATGGGTGACGTTCTGCGATCCTGCCTCGAGTATGGAACGTATGGAAGAAACAAGTCAATATCACACTTTAGCTGGTCTAAGGCGTAGTGCCTAATCATAGCCAATTGGTCAAGCGTCAATCCACGACCGTCAATGATGAGGTTATTAGTATCAGCCTTCATCTTGTTATAGTCAATGGGATTAACCTTAAAATGCCATTCACCGCACGGAAATTTAAAGAACTCGAATTTTGCGATCATAATTTTTAGTTTTGCTCTACCTTTATTAGGCCAGTCAATTGGCCATGGGTTATCGTGGCCTCGTATCGAAGCCATTTTGTCGGGTCTAGTCCTGCGTAGGTGTAGAATTCGAATCTTCCATGAAATGGGCGGTCAAGTCTATCGCGGTAGGAGAAATTGCCGTGTTCATCAAGCGCGTATTCAGCACAACCGTTGATCAAATCCTTCGTTTGAAACTCTGTCTCGTTGGTTGGGTTGTCAGGTAGCTTGTAATGGCAGATGATGTAATCAAACATTCCCATTATTTTTCCTGCTCGGTTGATTTGATGGATGTGATAACGTACGAGGTACAGACGGTTGGAGGTGCCATGGCCCATTGCCTATAGACCAGCTCAACTCGTTCGCCGGTTTTCATTGCCTCACGAAGTTGATCAACCACTTCCTGCGATTCAACACTAAACTCAAACACGTTCGTGGTGGTGATAGATCCGTCAGCGTTGTTAACCCGCTTGATTGATCCCATGCTTAATTCACCCTCCCACGATTTAAACACGAGTCCCTTTTGAGATAGCTTCACAACCGTCCCAACTCGACTACCTTCAGAGTAGTTTGGGAAGCATGAGCACAGGAGAAGAAGTGACAAGATTGCGATGTATTTCATAGTTATTTTCCGTTTAGGTAGGCCACCGTTAACATGTACTTATCGTACAGGTTGCCAGGTTTTAGGTCAGACATGTTATGTTTTAGGTCAGATAGTTTCACTCGCTTTGCCAGATAATTCTTAGCGATTCCATCGAGGTAGGTAACGTAATTCCATTTCTCATCTTTAACCTTCGTCAGCAGTATCACCGCTTCGCATATGTCAGATGGAAAGATTGCTCGCAGATCCGAGGCGGTGAATTCCGTATCCTCTATAATGTCATGCAGGTACGCCACAATCTGAAGATTCTTGAGAACCGCTAGATCTAGCGGTGTGGTTCTTGGCCTATCGTCAACTCCAGCTACCACGGCTTCAATATGATCCGTGTACGGAGTTTCGTCGTTTCGTCTCTGGTCAGCGTGATATTCGTAGGCTAATCTCTTAGCCTCGATTAGGAGCTTATCCAGCCAGTCGTTTATATAGCTTTTTGTCATACAGGAGAATACACGCACCGTGCGCTGTGGAAAGAGTTAATAGGCCGGTTTGTACTGGACCTTTTCCTCTGCTTTCTGGCTGTCTAATTTCTTGCTCTTAGCAAGCGCCTCGCTGAATGCGCAGGCGGCGCCAACTAGAATAACCATGATCATTAGCGCCACCGCCAATTCCACGTACGTAAATCCTCGCAGGTTCATTTACGGTCTCCAAGAGGAAGAAGAATGTTAGCACCGTTTCCACCACCAACCACGAGAGGAGATACACCATTCCATTTCTCCGCGATCATGAGTTCAACCACTCCTTTACCATCTTTCAATGCGTCACTACGAACTCGGATAGCCTTAGCTTCACCCTCAGCTCGCACCACCGCTGTCTGTGCGTCAACCTCGGCCTGTTGTAGTTTAAACTTAGCTTTGGCAGCCTCCTGCTCCTGCACCATCTTCTGTTCAATGGCCTTCTCTAGTTCCTGCGATAGGTCAATGTTGACTATGATCACGTCGTCGACCGTGGCGAGATTGGCCACCTTTTCCTTCAATCGGCGTAACGTCTCGATCTTAACCTTCTCACGGTTCTTAACGCAACCCTCAGCGGTGTTCATCGCAGTTACCTCTTTAAGACTCTCCTGCAGTTTCGGCTCGATAACTCCACCGACAATGTTTTGGTTATAGTTTTTAAATAAATCCACTAACCGTTCCTCAGACAGCCGGTAGAGTACTGTCACATTGACACCCATAGTCTGCATGTCAGACGAGAAACATGGCGCCTTAGCGCTGAACGACTCCTGTCGAATCGACATTTTTACGATATCGGTGAATAGCGGAGTCTTAAACGATACACCTTCACCGCGAACATCATTTGATACACTGCCCATCGTTACTGCAATGCCACGATAACCTGGATCCACCACTGAGAATGAACCAAAGAGTAGGACTAACCCAACAACAACCACCAACGCGATGCCAATCATCGCCACTTCACCAGAACCACGCTCGTATCTATTCATATTTTCCTTTGTTTATTTTAAAATGGTCATGCCACTGGAGTTGCACCAGTCACAGCAATTCGCACCTCTTATGGGGGCTTAGGCCAGATGGACGCTGGCCGCGGTGGCATGGATCTTTTGTTGTGGCTTGCAATCCACCGATATTCATCGTAGAGGCGATCAACTCCACACATAGTCTCTCTATCATAGAAGGCGGCCTCAGAGACTCCGACCACCAGCGCCGTTGACATGCACCTAACCCTGACCATTGCTGTGATCTCGTCAGATGCCGCAATACGGCATGACAGGATTTCTCCTGTTTCGATCTCTACCAGTTACAAATTCTCTTAATAATCATGACAACCGGAATAATCATCATTCCGACGAGAACGGTAGACACGCTCCATACCACCAACACCATTACTTTATTGGCCTCAAAATCGTTCTTCATGCTATCTGACCCGGTGAACCTCAGCGCGCACCATTGAGAATCTAGAAAGCTTCTCCTGTGGTGGTCTATCCTTAGCGAAGTCGATCATTGGAACTTGAACTAGGTCCTCAGCGTATCGTTTTACGTTGATCTCTTGGCCAAAATTGCGTCTAGTGAAACCTGACACGGAGTTAAACATCTTCTTAAGGACATAGGCTTTGCCGCTAGACATCTCAACGACAAGGTCATTTTCCTTAAGCATGAAGATGTCGCGCTTGCACTTATATACTCGAGTCGGTGTCAATGGTGTTGCCATATTATCCTTTGTTCTTGTTGTACTACAGAATCTAAAATCTCACGCTTTCAATTGGTTCATGCGAATGTTAGTGGCATGGACAGTACGAATGGCATTTTCAAGACTACCGAGACCGCCGTGTGAAAAATGAACCTTCGCGATTCCAAGGTTGCTCTTAGCACGTTCCCACCAACCGTGGTTTGAATGGCGGCTGATAAAGCAGTCGTCAAAATCTCCAGACAAACGCTGTGGAGAGGTGTGCGATTCATAGCTCACAAACTCAACGTCATGCCACACTTTAAACCGATCCTTAAGGTGGCGAAATTGTCCGCTGATTAGCCCAACCACGGCATACCGATATGTCCTGTGCTTCTGAGCAACCACTGGCGCTGGTGTTGAGGTGTTGGCACAGTCTATTGGTTGAATATGGTGAATTGGATGAACGTACTGCATCCGTTTTGCAACCTCAGAGAGCAGGTCAGAGTTTGATGCAGCGGTCAGGTCAAAGACACGTTCCTTCACTGGCACAATCTGTGGCTCAGGATTAACGCGTCTCTGCCACAGCTCATTAAATTTGTCTAGGATTGGCTGTGCCGCTAGTAGAGAAACAATGACACGCTGCCTGTCCTTGTGGAACACCGCGGTTTGTGCCTGGTTGATGATGGTGATCATGGATCCAACAGGGTCCATAGACCTCAGTTCAACAACCTTGTCAACGAGTTTATGGACCTCGTCGCTTGTCCATCTGATTTTGTGTGTCATGTAGGAGAATACACGACCGGTGAGCTGTGGAAAGCTAAGGAGGTGTTATTTCTGGATAATGCCGTGCCGACTGCTCAGAGTCTACACACATCGGTAGGAGCGATTTCTCAACGCCATCAATCACAAATGGTCCATGTTCGCATTCGTACCTTAGAATCGCGTTACGAAGGTCACGGCTGGGATGTTGCCCGACCGTCTCATCATAATAGAATACGTGAACAATTAGGTAACCGATGTCTCCAGGACAGTGCTCCAACCGGAATGGATGCCGGTTTATAACACTCTTCAATTGCTTCGCGAGAACTTCGATGGTCATGCCTGTCCAGTCAACGAATTCAACTCCGTGGTCTGCTCCTCAAATTGAACCTCATGGTCATCAAACATAAGCTTAGACGTGGCTGGTAGGCCAAACGCAGCACGAATATCCTGCTCGGAGATACCGGTCTGCTTCCAGTCGTTACCATTGAAAATGAGATACCCGCCCTTGCCCTTAGTGATACGGCCACGTGGCACGGAGTACACTAGTTCCATAATCTGTGATCGGAATTGGCGAGGTGAAACGTTTAGTTTCTTGCTCCAGGCGCTGGCCATCATCGCCGAGCAATAGCTCTCCCACAGTTCGCTGTGATCAATCTCAGGGAATTGGTCAAATCGGTATGGAAAGAGACTCCATTTGCCAGGGTACGGAAGAATATAGTAGATGCCCTCGGATGGCACCGCGTCCTCCTTGAGGAGCTTCATGGTCAGGAGAGTGGCATGGTACGAGACCAACGGCGCGAGTACATCTCGTCCGTACAGCCGTTCAACGCTCTCGTGGAGCTTCTTAGTATCGTTTTTGCGTTTCATATCTTAACTATAGAGGTGGGCGGTGGCAGGTTTGCACTGCACGGAGCTCGGATTCGCGCTTCTCTGCTCCTCAATCCTGCGGTATGCAAGCCGCTAGGCCGCGTGGATTAACTCACCACGACTGCACCGCCCAAGTTCTAAAGATTACACCACGGTTGACGGTTGGAAAGAATTATTTGCGGGTATAGATTCCGCAGACAAATTGTCCATTCAACTCACCCTCTTGAAACCACCCAACCGTATGCATCTTCCACGTCATCCCGTGAAAAGCATTCTCAACCATGCTTGAGGTAATTGTGTGCAAATGTCCCTGGTATGGTGGTATGTTGATCCACTCAAAGATGTATATCTCCTTGCTATAACTGCGGGCCTTAGCGAGGATCAAACCTGGGTCAATAGTGTGCTGTAGGCAATTGTAGATGAAGGTAGCGTCCACATCCCTGCCAGGATAGAAATCTTCGGCGGTAGACTTCACAACTTCAACATTAGGTAGAGGCGGGTAGGCAATGGCTGAGTAATCGATTGGGTCAACAGCGTATCCCTTTTCGCATGAGAACCGTTCATCGTTGGCATTCCGCGACGTTAGAATGCCGCACGGTCCACAGCCTAGGTCCACAACAGTACCAAAATTCATTTCCTTTAGGCCATAGCCCCAAAGGCTCCATACCCGTGACGATTTGTACCGCTCGTCATGGATCATGCCACTATTGTGCCACCAACTCTTCTCCCACTCCTGGGCGTCCGTCCACTGCTTGTTTAATTCACTCACCTGTTCTCCTCATAATATTCATGGTAGTATTCAATCATACTGATAATCTTTGGACCGTTAAGAGCCTTCGTTGTATTCGTCATTAGCTCGTAGACAAAGCAACTTGTGGCGAACACGAGATGAAGGAATATTACTACTTCGCTCGAGTAGCATAGCGCCGAGGCAACGAGGTTCGCTATCACTAACGCGGCTATTGTGGCCATTCGCCTGCCGAGATACCGATAGTGGAGTGTTGTCAACTCAGATAGGTGGTCATAATAGCTATCGATGAAATGGCGGCATCTTCGCTCATTTCCAAGCTTTTCAATGACATAGTCCAGTTGTTTATTCCTCGGATGCGTATTCATCTAGAATCTCATATTTTAATTTTGGTCTATTTTGCCTCTGGCAACACTCTCGGGAACATGGTTTAGGAGTCTTGCTCATTCGCGAGGACTCCCTGGAATTAGTGCAATAGGCCAACCTAGCGCGTATAACTCGCTTCCGGTGGTGTATTCTAATGGCCTTTGTTTTCATTTCAATGTTACTGACAGAACACCGTAGTCTTCAAGATGGTGTCGAAGACGACTTCTAACCCAGTCTAAAACTTCCACCGTTCCTTCTAGTTTCTTAACCTCGTCGCTTAACCCAAACTTCAGGAGTGACCGTAGCTCGTCGTCAAGATTACTAATCGCAATCGAGGTGTCTACCGCATGGACTGCGCGCAGGTGAGCGTCTCCATCCTCTGGAAGATCAAACTCAAGAGTTGCCTTCATCCAATAACCTTTGAGTAACCGTCTCTAATAATCGGTTCATGAACCACGGGTTTATGAACCCATCGATCAGCCACAGATGGGCTAGCAAGCTCGCCAATCTTCCGCGATGGGTCATAGAGGCTGGTTAGGACCTTCCATAATATCTTGTGATCCCTGTTCTCATACCACCACTCGAATAGTCCATCAGGAGTATCAAAGGTTGGTGAGATGTTTGGTGCACCTTCTTGCCGGCTAGATATAAAATATGGCTCCATGTTGAGTTTACCATCGATCTCCTTGGCCATGAGATAGGCGTTAATACATGTAAGCCATGAATCAACCAGGAATTCCAATGGATCCCTGTTTGTAACGATTGACGTTCCGCTACTTGGGAAAACAAGATACCATCGTCCCATCTTTAACTTTGCACGAAAAACTCCGTGCGACATGGCCTTAACCTGCTGAGTTACGTATTGCTTTTTAAGATACGGTGTATGTGACATATTATCCCTCCATCCACGGATACATTGATTTTCTCTTAGGAGTTTTCTTGCTCTTGGCGGTTGGCATGCCAGCTAGCGCTTGCCACATCGGTGAACCCGCTGATTTCTGGTTTTTCTTGCTCTTGGAAGAATTCGCGGTTACTGAACTAACAGTCTTCAATTTAACCGGATTCTTAACAGGTATTGGCGGTGTTGTCAATGACGCTGGCTTTTCCTTCAACCATTCAATTCCAGCCTGAAGATTGGCTATCGCGTTAGACATGGAGCTCTTCATCTCGGCTATCTCAGCCCTGCAGGTGTCAACGTCGCTAGTAAACATTGGATGAATTCTGTCGTCCGGTGTTTGAATATGAATCGAGATCTTGTTCTCACCGAGGTGCTCATACCAGAATTTAAGCTTCATAGGTTGCTCCATTGACTTGCAGGTTCATATAATGATGGTCCGAAGAATACCAACCTTCACCGCTTAGACCAGTGATCATCTTAAATGCGGCGTGGTATTTCTCAGCACAGACCTCTAGGGTATATTTCTCGTGGGAATAATCTGATATCGATTTACGATCCAGGTTTTTGATGCACTCCGTCGCATAGATCCAATCACCGAGCGTCTTACATCGGTACCCAGTAACTCCAGGTGCCACAGTCTCGGTAAATGCTCCGTGATCTGATGCGATCAGTGGTACACCGGTCATCATTGCCTCAACTCCAGATCCACCAAATGGTTCAATGTACTCGGTTGGCATGAGGCAGCATAGCGCGTTACTAACCATGTTCCATCGGTCACGACCATTGATTGGAGGATGATATTGCAATTTGCCGCCGGAGAGCTCGATCCATTGGTCTGGGTTACCCTGTCCAACAATCTTGATCGGAGTATCGATTCGCTTAGCTATCTCAGCTACCGTGCCTAATCCCTTCTCAGGAGTAATTCGGCCAAAGTACAGGATGTAGTCCTTAGTTGGGTTTGGATTGTATGGCCAATCGTCTTTGTCGAAGTAGTTTGGAATAACCCATTCGTAGTTACCGCCGCCTTCACTCGCGCCATTATTCGCACGACCCTTATGGTAGTGTAACCAGGCGAAGCTCTCAAAGATACGAAAGCGCAGACCGGAGTTTGGATAACCGATGCCGGTCTCAACGTGGTAGGCGTTTGGAAATAGATTTTGCAGGTTACTGTGCGGTAGACCGAATGGATGGGCGACGATATCACCAGGTTGGATTCGTTTGGCCATCTCATTAATGAGCTTACCGTCAAACGTACGCCATTGGTCGGATCCGATGGTAGCATCCTGCCCGTAGAAATCGCTATCCTTCTTGCGAGATAGCATCGTCAGCAACTCGTCCTGTGTCATAATTGGCACAAACTCATCGGCCTCCGAGTCAGTCTGTCCATTACCATACTCAATGATATGGTACTGATCCTTAATGGTGTGCATCATCTTGGGGAAACGTAGCACCTTCTGCGTAAATGCGCAACTACTCCACTTCTTCGTGGTGCATGTATGAAATAATCCGATGAGATGAATGCGTGTCAACTTAGGTCTCCTGGTTGTGGGTTTAGGTCCAAGAATCCGAGAGCCTCTCCCATGGTCTCTTTTTCGATATCCGCCGGCGTGTTTACTCCGCGGCGGACAATATAGCCCTTGATGGTTGAAAGTTGCTTTATAACGTGGCCGGTGCTCTTTGTCCACCCTGGGTGAGTATTATCTAGGAACCACACAATCTCGCAGGTATTCTCACCAACATTCTTACGACGAATTGCTCGGCCAACAAGTTGATTAGCAAACTCCCAGTCGCCTACAGTATCGGCTACGATCATAGCACGAATCTCGTTAATACTGACACCGACCTTTACGAGCGGTGAAATTAGAACTGCGCCAGGCGTGGCCTTAAACCACTCAAACGCCTCGTCACGTTCTTTAGAGTTGTGGGTGCCATAGAGAACTCGCACAAGATCAGGGCCAATCGCTCGTTCCAATGCAGCCTGTAGCACCATCACGTGGAGAGTCCGTGTCGCAACAATCAGGGTTTGCTTACCCTGGTCTGAGAAATGTTTGGCCCATAGGGCGATGCGATTGTTGCGTAGCTTATTGCGAATAACACCGACGTCATACTTACGGCTGAGTAGACACCACTGGCTCTCAATGTGGTATTTCTCACCGTCTACCTCAATCTCATGCAGGCCGGTTATTTGCACCGGATTACCACGGCGGTCCTTCACTGGGTCACCGTCCTCATTGAGCTCCCAGCACGGTCCAAGATACATTCCCTTGTACCACTCACCATTGGCGATAAACCAGGCCTCGCTGTTTGGCGATACGGTATGTTCAAGGTGGCTATGGATATTCTTCCATGCCGGTTCTTCAACGATATAGAATGTTGGAGTTGCAACGCGGTCAAATGCCTGCACCTCATGAAATTCAACACCCTCAACCACGTCACCTAGTAGACCCTGCAATGCGTTATTCTTGTCTGGATCGTCTAGTTTAAGTGTGTCACTCGCACCATACCTGAACAGGGCTGAACACGAATAGAGCACCTGTTGGTAGGTGTTACCGGCGGCATATTGAAACTCATCAACCAGTAGGCAATGAAATGATTTATACCACTTGTCAGCGGTGAGTTTAGCGTGCCTCCGTCCAAGAATCGCGGCCGTAGCAACAATCATATCCTCTGCGGCAAAATTCTGTCCACCACCTCCAAACTTGCCAATGTCCCATCCCTTTAGAAACTTCTTGCTCTCGGCGTATACTTGGGTAACGAGACGCTCGTTTGGCGTAAGATATAAGAATCGTGCCTCAGGGATAGACCGCTTAACGTAGGATGCGATGGCGCAGAATAGGGCAGTTTTACCGCCAGAGACGGTGACTTTAACACGGCCAATTGATCGTTGAAGTAGGGCGTGGATGCACCGCTTCTGTAGGGCCCACTGATTCTCGTCTAGCGGCACGTCGAGTAGGTCATCAGGTATATCCTCAATTGATATAAATTCAAATGGTGAGCGTAGAACCGCCGTCATGTTAGTTTCTACACCCATGAGAGCAAGTTCATCCTGGACTCTTCCTAGGTGTCCGCGTGCTGCGAACGGTCGTGTCTTAGTGTCGATGATTCGGCGATAACCATCCCAGCCACGTTGTCCACCACTCTTGCGGTATAGCTGGTATGTATCGGCCATGTGGTAGCCGTTTGGCCGATATTTGGTACGGTCCTGGAGTTCCTTAATAACCTTCAAATCACCGTCTAGGATGATTTTGGTTGGTGTCTCGCTAATTTTTATCACTGACGGAGAACACTCTCTTACCACTGGATTTAAAAATCTTCACCGCTCTACCCACTTTTGGAGCCTCGCCTACGCCACTCCACTTGATCTTAGAGTAATTCTCGTGAAACTTGCTGCCGAGATTACGCGGTGAACTACCTTTACCATTCATATTCAACCCTTTCGTAGGTCTGGATGTTTAGGTTTTAACTCCGTGATATTGGCCAGAGGAGATGACAATTTCAAATAGCAAACAATTCCTCCTATAACCCCAATAGACGCAAAAACCACTAGCGCTACCTCTGGTTTCATCAGTAGGTCTCGGACGGTGGAGTGTTGTTTGAGTCGATGATCCATTCATAGGCGGCAATAGCGGCGTCTTGAATCTCCTCGTCAGTGAATTGGTCGACGATCGTTTCCTCATCGAGCCGATCCTTAAGGACCTCAATCTGGGCTTTAATCTTGCCGGTGGTATCGTCATCACCTTCGTAGTCGGTGAGAACGTCTCCAAGCTGTTCAATTTCGTACAATATTTCTTTGTCTGATGCGCGCATATACTATCTATTCCTTGAGTAATTCGGTTGGTGTTTGCTTGCAGTGGGCAACTCCATCCTCGATGATTGCATAATACTTTAGCTGCGTGTCTATGTTAAGACAGTATCTCTTGGCTTTGCGGCGGTTTGGCATCCATTTGTAGGTTGGTTGACCTACCGTTGTATGTCCAACAACCATCGACCAATCATTGATTGGATCTATGTCAGAATACCAATGGGCCCACGTAACACCGCCTTGCATCTGGCTACCACCACGGCTCATGCCAACGCCTAGGTAGCAGGTGTAGATGCCACCTCGTGCGCAGTTAATCGCCCGCTCGAGAATCTCTAGGACGGAGGATGATTCCATGCCGTTTACTGGGTGCTCGAATAGCCGGCGACTAAATCCTGCGTGCGAATACATTACCCCGTCTTTGAAGTAGGCTAGACTTAGTTTTGCCCAGTCCATGTGGTTAAGACGACTGTTAATCTCGCGACATTTCTCGTGGGTAAAGCCAGAGCAACTGACATGTTGGTTATGCGAAAAGGCATACGGCATATCATGGTTGCCGAGCAGATGAATCCGATTCTCAACCTCGATAGACGTCTTTAGCCAATCGGCGGTCTCGCCAGATATTTTGGCATTATCGCCAAAATCGTCGAAGTAATCGCCTAAAAATACGATTTTATCATAATTGCCGCGTTCGTGGGCAATAATACGCTCCGCCAACCTCCACTTGTGGTGGATGTCCGGAATGACGAGAATTTTCATGGACTACAGAACCTCAGACACACCCGCAGTATTCACTCTTCCAACGATTTTTGGAATAATAGCACAGGCCTTCTCAATGATGACTGTATCGCCGATGTCGATTCCAAGTCGGTCGATCTCATCTTGGTTGCAAAGACTCGCGGCCTTAACGCGGCTACCATCCAACTGTACCGGCTTGAGCACTGCATTAGGAGTAATCTGGCCGGTACGACCAACGGTGAGCACGATGTCAAGAAGTATGGTGGTAACTCTTGGCTGTGGGAGTTTATAGGCACATGCCCACTTTGGATAACCGTTGGCATCACCAGCTTTTTGTTGGTCCTCAAGAAATTTAATCTTAATCACCAGACCATCAGTATCGTAGTCGATACTGTCTCTATTAGCGATCAGTGATTCAATTGATCCTGTGTCAACAGTGGTGAAACCGTAGGCCTTCAAGGCACTAATCTCGTCGCCATGTGTCAGTAGGTCAGCGTAGTCGTCAACGATAAATCGGTAGGAGATGAACTGTAATCCACGTTTCTTGGACTCGCTAGCATCCTTCAACTTGAGGCTACCGGAGGCGGCATTACGAGCGTTGGCAAACGGCTCTTCACCGGATTCAACGAGAGTTTCATTTAGCTTCTTAAAGGTGGAACGTGGGATAATAACCTCACCACGAATCTCAGCATAAGAATCTTCGGCTAATTCCTCGACTATCCTTGGAACAAAATTCATGGCGTTGGCGGTAACGTCGTCACCCGTAACACCGTCGCCACGGGTAATCGCCTTTGTCAGCTTGCCATGTTCATAGATGAGACTGAGGCTAAGACCGTCAACCTTGTACTCCGCCGTCCATTCCTCGTTCTCGAGGTCATATTTGCTAAAAAATTGGTGGATTTCAGCCTCGGAGAAAACGTTCGACAGGCTGAGCATTGGAACCTTGTGCCTCTGTTTCTTGCCTGAATCAGCACGACCACGGACAGCGGTGTCACCGGTCAAGGAGATGTACTCCTTCTTTACGCGATCGTATTCAGCGTCTGTGACGGTGGGATAGCTAAGAGTGTAATACTCGTGATCCCATTGGAGGAGCTGATCTTTAAGAGATTGGACGACGTCGGAGTTTACGGGTGTCATGGTGGTAGAATACACCGCCGGTGCCCGTTGGAAAGCTATTAAATAACCGGTTCAGTGCCCGGCGCCGGAGTCTCTGGCACGGCCGGCTCTGGAGGCGCGTCTTTCTGCGCATTAAACGGTGTCGTTGGTGCCTTATTGATACCTCTACGAACCGACGGCTCATCCATAATGTTATCACCGCGTGGCATTTCCTCTTCACTTGCGATGATCTTACGTAGGTTATCACGTAGACCGATAAAGTATGTGCTCAACTTCCAGTTATCAACAGCGAGCTGGGACGTAGCGGCTAGAAGCGTGTCAAGATCCTCGACGTTGATACTACCAGAGATTGGATTGTCGCGCCACGTTTTAAGAAATTCACGGAGTTTGTCAGCGTTTGGTGAGTTACCGCCAGCCTCAGCGTCTTGAAGCATCCCAACGAGTTGGCGTTCAATCATACCGTGCCAGGAGACAATGTCCGTGCCGCGGTATGCCTCTAATAGGCGACAATCGTATCGGCGCTGGGAGATATAGGCGAGATCCTCGTAGGAGCGGCTCATCTTATTTACCCTCATCCTTGATCATCTGATCGACGAGTTTCTCGATATCGACATCAACGTTTTTGCTCTTGCGGAGTTTCTTGTACTCCTCATCGGTGACGTTTAGGGCGCGATCAATGTCAGCTGCCTTCGATTCTTTCTCGTCCAAATCCTTCTCAGTATTGCAGATAAAGAGGTAATTATCTTCCGTGTCAACTACGGAGTGCACAGGAACATATCCAAGCTCGAGAATCTTACCGAACTTCTCAGGATCATTGAGGAGCTTTGTGATGTTTCTATCACAGACCTTCAGGCCAGTTGGAGTGACTTCGATATCCTCCTTCTTGAGGACGACTCCGACGGATTTGAGAGCTTTAAATAAGTCGTCAACATGGTTTTCGTAAAACTCGAGAACGTCGATATCCTCAAAAATCTTCACCATATCTTCACCCTGTGCTTCCTCGAGTGATTCTTGTTGGCTTGTGCCAAATAGGAAGTTGATCAGGTCTTTGCTTTTTTGAGGCGATTTCATAGATTAATTACTCTTTGCGGATGCCCAAGCCACGCTTGGAACTCCTTGGTTAAGGAGTAAAATACACGATATTGATACGGTGGAAAGCGGTTGGGTTCTTCAGACGTGAATATTGCTGACTATTTCGTCTTAGATGTACCTCGACCACGCCAGCTTAAGGCGCTGGACTTTATCCAGAAGAAGATCTCGGAGGGGTATAAGGACATCGTTATTCCAGCACCGACCGGCTCAGGTAAGAGCGCAATTGGGCTTACGACAGCCAGATGGTATTCGCAATCCTTTGAGAGTAGCTCAAACACAGTTGGACGCGGTGCCTATTACCTTGTAACCCAGAAACTACTCCAGGATCAACTCGAGAAGGATAACCCGCTATATCAGAATGGTTGTCACACGGTGTTGCTCAAGGGTGCCGATGAGTACACCTGCCAATTCCACGGTACCTGCGGAGTCGCGGCGCGTAAGAAGGACGGGTGCTCGTGTAAGAAGAGTGGCACATGCCCATACACGATGAAGAAGGACGAGTTTGTAAACGCGGAGATTGGTATCACCAACTACAGCTATTATCTGAATGAGCGCAAGTATGCCGGTAAACTTGCTGATAGACAGGTGCTGATTGCTGATGAGTGTCATGGTATTGAGAACGAGATTATGCGATTCATTGAGATTTCGGTCTCTGAGGAGGATTGTAAGCGATGGACTGGCGATTCGCTCCCAGTACTCAGAGATTTAAAAGGTTATCTTGAATGGCTCGTGGTATACCGTGGTGTGTTATCTGAGCACTTCAATGTTCTCACCGATCTCACGGATGCGTCAGACGACCAAAATAGCGACCTACGCTGGATTGATGGGATGGTCTGCTCCATAAACAGGACACTCGAATACGTTAGTGACGACATTAAGAACTGGGTTTTTTGGGAGGAGCGGGACGACAACGATAGAATTAGTTCCTATCGTCTTAAACCAATTGTTGCCAGCAACTACTTTATGGACCTATTTGGCGGTAGTGACATACGCGTATATCTCTCAGCGTACCCTGGTGATAAGCATACATTCTGCAAGAGTCTTGGACTGAATCCGGACGATGTAGCATGGGGCGCGCTTGGTAGCGATTTCCCTATCGAGAACCGTCCAATCTATTTTAAGCCGATGGGTAGTATGAGCAAGAGGGACCGCGATCAAACGATCCCTGTGTTAATCCGTGCAGCGAAGAAGATTGCCGCCAGTCACAAGGAGCGCGGGTTAATTCACTGCGTATCATACGACATTGGCCAGCGCATATGCCGTGAACTGCAGGATCTTGGGCGCGAGATTATCTTTCCAAAGAAGGCTGATGAACGTGAGGCGGCGATGCAAACGTTCGCCGCGACTGATGGGTCGATATTCATCTCCCCGAGTGTGACCGAAGGATTTGATTTTAAGGATGATTTAGCACGCTGGCAGATTATCGCTAAGGTTGCGTACCCATACATCGGCGATCGTCAGGTTAAGGCTCGCATGGATATAGACCCTGATTGGTACCAAATGAAGGCGGTGATGATGATTGTCCAGAGCTCTGGTCGCGTGGTTCGTAGCATGGATGATTGGGGTATCACCTACATCCTCGATAGTGATTTTGGTCGACTATATGAAAAGCAGAACTGGATGTTTCCAAAATGGTTCAAAGATGCGGTGGTGAAACGATGAGCACAATTAAAGAAATATCAGACCTGGTTGCCAACGACCTAGACAAGACCATATTTCGTGGATCCTATCCGGCAAAAATAGTGGATCTCATCTCAACACGAATTCAACTAGAACTTGAGCATAGGGAGGAGCTGAACCGACAGATAGTACTCGGTTTTGCGACCTGGTATAGGAATAGGGATATTATGTCCGATCTAACCGTATTTATGCCGGTAGAGGAGGCGTACCACCACTACATCACAAAGGTGCATGGAAAATGAGAAAGAAGCTATCCGCCATATCAAACCATGAGGTTTGCCAAAGAGTTCGCAAGATTGGCAATAAGTGGACAAGGGAGCAGCGTGCTCGCCTCATGGAGAAGGGCATGGAGATTATTGAAAAATCTCGCCGTACTTAACCTATATGAAAATTATCGAAATCATCGCCCAATTTAACAATGCGATGATTGACTGGGCTAGACTAGGTTGGCCTACCGTTGATCGGGAGGAGCATGATCGGCGCATGAAAGTGTGCAAAAGCTGCGAGCATATCTGTGACATGCGGATAAGGTGTAAGATTTGCTACTGCCTTATCATGTTAAAGACCAAACTTAAAAATCAAACCTGCCCTGATGGACGTTGGTAATTAACCAACAATATATTGCTTTACCGTAATCGCGGTAGAGGCTGAGACGCTCTCATTGAGCTGCTTACGAATTGACTCAGCCTTAGCCTCGGCCTTATCCTTTGGGAGAGCCTCTGAGATTGGACAATTATTGTTAACATCCCATACTACCCATTTTTGATCAGTTGTCATAGGGACAGAACCAATTCCTTCACCAACGATCCTAATTTTTCATTAACCGCTGAGTGACAGGTTGGAGATGACTTACCGAAGGTGTATTCTGCGGCGTATTTTGAGAATAGGCGCTCGCTTGAACCGTAGGCGCCTATTAACGGTAGGAGACTATATTTTGACTTGCCTTCAAACCACGGTACGAGAGGTGCATACTTCGGCAGGTCTGTGATAGAGAAATTGGCCCATGAGATGCTATTGGCGATAAAGTAATTGAGTGTATGAATAACCTCGAGTGAGTCAACCGGCGAGAAATGCTTTGGGATATTCTTTGGCTCATAACCTGTGTTACGGGCGCGGTACACGTCGACTATGGCTGGTAGCTCCTTTGAGGCAGGTACAAGCATCTTTGTCCAAGCATGGTCAAGTTCAAATTGTTTGTTGTAGGTCTCGAAGAACCGGAGCGCAATCTCCTCCTGCGAAACATCGGAGCGAAAGATGCAGAGGACTCCATGGATATCAACTGCGGATGACATGCGTTCTACTTCTGGTAATTTCTTCGCATTGGACCAGAACTGATTAGCTTTACGCTCCAGTTTGGAGTTGCCGAAGAATTTGCCGGTGAAATCCATATTATCCTATTAACCTGCGCACGATTAGCTCAGATTCGTCTAGCAATGAATCAACCGCAGTCGTCGTGTGCCAACTGGCCAATAGCTTTTCTTTTGCAACCGGGTTGTCGCCGCAGTAGAAATCGCCACCTACGCTGATGGGTCCGCCTTCGAGGCTAGTAAGCCTATTGCCGGTGCAGCTAAAATCGCCGCCTACAGTACGCGGTCCGCCTGTGAGGCTAGTAAGCCTATTGCCGGTGCAGCCGAAACTGCCACCTACGCTGGTGGGTCCGCCTGTGAGGCTAGTGAGCCGGTTGTCGCCGCAGTCGAAATTGCCGCCTACGCTGGTGGGTCCGCCTGTGAGGCTAGTAAGTTTGTTGCTGTGGCCGTAGAAATCGCCACCTACGTGGGTTGGTGCGCCTGTGAGGCTGGTAAGTTGGTTGTAGTGGCAGTTGAAAGCGCCACCTACGTGGGTTGGTGCGCCCGTGAGGCTGGTAAGTTGGTTGTAGTGGCAGTAGAAATTGCCGCCTACGCTGGTGGGTACGCCTGCGAGGCTGGTAAGTTGGTTGCCAGCGCAGTCGAAATTGCCGGTAACCTCGCGGAAGCGCACCGGTAGGGCGGTTAGCGCAAGTTTGTAGAAATTAACATCTCCATCAACTGAAACCGTGCCATCGTCATGGTAGGTGATTATACCTTCGATAAGCTTAAGGTATTTTGGTGGAATCACAGTTTTCATACTGGCACAGCTATTACGCTTGTGGTGGCTTTGTTGGGTCAAGTTTCTTTGTGCGACGAACCTCGTCCTTCTTATATGGACGCTGTGTAGAAGGTTTTTGTGCACCAAAGCTAATCTTAAGGCTGCCATCCGGGTTACGTCCAGCGACAACACCGATGTAACTTTTGCCATTATCAGCGACAACCACTTGGTCACCAACATCTGAATCTTCGTCTTCCTCGCTGAGGAGGTGTTGAACCAGGATCGAGGCTAGGTCGTCGGTTGTTTCAGCCATCACGGCTTTTTCTGCGGTGTTTGACATAAGCTTTTTGTAGAATTCCGTCTCTGGGTCAAAGATCTCGGATAAATCGACGTCGAGGTGGCGGCGTTGGCACATCCCTCTTAAATCGGCGATAGACTTGATTTGGCTAAGTTCACTAAATATAGCGTTCTCATCGACTCCTTCCAACACTAGACCACCAACCTGCTCACCTTCATGCGAAAAGATAAAGTGCTGTTCGTGTTGATACCTATCGTACGTAACCGAAATTGTCAGGTCGCCGAGTTTAAATGAAGTGTTCATACCGTTGTCCGATTCGTCAAGACTAACGTGCAGCTTGTCCTGAAATTTTTCTAGGTTATCCTTAGCCCATTGGCGGGCATCCTCTGCGTTATCGAATCGGTGTTTAACTGTCGCCCACCTAAAAGGATCGCCGTCTTTCAGTTTTAACCTAATCTTGTATTTTGCTGGAGTACCATCTCCAACCGGGTCCTCTTGGCTAATAGTTCCTACATTCGATCCGTCGACCTTCACCGTGGTCAATTCTTTAGCGAATGATCGGTATCTACCGCGGTTAGGCTCAATTTTAAATGAAATGTTCATGCTATTCCTTTTCGTCTCCGAGCACTTCGATCGAGGATTTTGTGTAATCTACTTCGCCGTTGGCTAGGTATAGTTCAATCTCTTGCACGGTGTAATGTCCACGTCCGTGAACCACGTTCATTTGAAGATGGTCAGGATCAATGTTAATACGGCGATCGCCAATATTGAACGGACTAATTGAGAAGATCGATACCCACACATTGTCAATACCTCGTTTGCTCCAGTCAACATTGACTGCGAATTTAACCGTAGCCGTAGAATCGAAGATATCTTCCTCTGTTCCATAGACCTTTACCGGTACCTCAGCCGTAAATAATTCCTGCGACTCAGCCATCTTTGACCGAGATACGCGGGATGCACGGTATTTGAGAAGCTCAAGTACGTCACCAGCGGCGGCAACGAGTGCTGGTTTTGGCTTAATCTTATCGGTGTATTCCCTTGAGGATGTGAACCGGCTGAATTCGCTATCGAGATCAGCTGAGTCACCACCGATGAACGGCGACAGGAGATGCCACGCTGTTTTCTGATCTGAACTACTCAGGCTGCTACCGAAGCTGTCGAGCATATCCCTATCAAGATAACTCTCGCCGAGCGTTTGAAGCATGAGGCATTTCGCCTCGGCATGGAGCTTATTGTTCATTATAGGGCCAAGATTGGAAGATCCGCACCATCAACACGGTTAAACCAACGAGTAACTGCAAATCCAATAACTGATCCACCGGAGGCATTAGCAACCATACGAACCTTAGGATAGGTTGATATGACTTTAACTAATTTAACCTGGCCAGAGGAGAGCGTGTTATGTAGGTCTGTTCCGAGATCATCGAGATCTGCCCAGGCCGTACCATTGAACTCTTGAAAGCGGTAGTTGGCAGTGTTTACTCCATCATTCTGAAGCGTGATAACTGCCTCAACTGGGGATGATTGGATGAAACCGAAGATTTGCGCCTCTGTTTCTGGTATTACTTGTTGGTCGTTTACAAAGATGTTCAAGATATGCTCCTTTAGTGTTAGATTAACTACCCAATCAACGAGTTCACTAATTTCATGGATTCGTCTACCACCGACCGACTGGCGTTGGTAGCGTGCCAACCGGCCAGCAACTCCTCCTTCGGAACCGGGTTGCCGTCGCAGTCGAAATTGCCACCTATGCTGGTTGGTGCGCCCGTGAGGCTAGTAAGTTGGTTGTAGTGGCAGTTGAAAGCGCCACCTACGCGGGTTGGTGCGCCTGCGAGGCTGGTAAGTTGGTTGTAGTTGCAGTAGAAACTGCCGCCTACAGTGGTTGGTGCGCCTGTGAGGTTGGTAAGTTGGTTGCCGTTGCAGTAGAAATCGCCGGTTACCTCGCGGAAGCGCACCGGTAATCTTCCTTTAATATTCTTATGCATCCAGTTAACTGAACCTTCGACGGATATAGAACCGTCGTCGTTAACCGTAATCTTACCGTTGACGCCGTTTAGCATCGAGGCTGAAATTCCAAGTCTATCCTGCAGCTTTGTGATCTCAGATTTTAACCTGGCTTTTAGTGCAGGTTCAGACTTTGCCATCATCTTCTTAAGCCCACGATGATGGTAGGTGCTCAAATCTTCGCCTGGTAGATCTTTCCACTGTTTAAAATCTCCGGATGTGTCAAAATCAGGGATTGGCGCTTCTTGAATCTTTTTCATAATGGTTACACGAGGTTTGAGATTACCTTCTTCTTGGGTACTCTGGCCTGCTTGGTGGTTGATTTTTCTGCTGGCGATAGCTTTTCCTGATCCTTTGTTGGTCGCCAATCGCCCATCGGACTAATTACGAGATTAACGTAGAGGTTCGTCCAGATGCTGGTCTGTGCCCAATAGGCCTGTGGTTCAATAGCAACCTCAAGCATCATCCACCGGTAGCCGCCCCAGAAGATCTGATCACCGCGGCTTGGGAAGTAATCAAATTCCTTGAGATGGAGGTGCGAGTACCACACCTTCGCTCTCTGAGTGTTCACCAGGACATTCTTTTCAACGACGTACTGGGTTTTATCCTGCATAAAGATGCAGGGTATCTGAACCTCCCTGGAGAATTGGGTGACATCTGATATCTGCGAATGCCACAGATGGTCAGTGTTAGCGTCATCCCGTGCAACCTCGAACACCTTTGGGATTGGGTTAGGACCGCAACGCTTTACGTACTCGGCGTTAAAGAGGAGCGCCTGCTGCACGTCACCCCTGTGAAAGATGTCGCTGTCGTATGTCCACTCTCGTCTGTCATCAAATCTCATAATCTGGCCATGTTCGGTGTTAATCCAGGACTATTAAATTCAGCAAACATGATCATATCAAACATCCGGTTGTCACGTTCCTGATCGCTGATCTTCTGCTGGGTCTCAACGTCAACGCCACTCGTCTTCTTGATAACAGAGGTTAACTCAACAATGTTCTTTGAAATCTCCTCCTGCTTGGCAATCTGACGAGTAGCGGTTGGATCGTAGAGGAATTGCTGCTCAGTAGTCTGTAGAGGCCGTGACTTGGATGAAACAACCAGGTCATTCTTAATTGAATTTGCATTAAATTTGTCGAAATCGGCTAATGTCGTGCTGCTCCACATGTCGGAGAAGTTAGATTTATCCTCCGGTTTGGTTTTCTTTTTGTCTGCCTCAATGTCAGCTAGCTTGTCGATTGACTTTGAAATCTCGTCATTAGCTGTGCTAAAATTTTCAGACATCGTCTTAGACAGGTTTTTTGCCCAGGATGATATACCCTTAAGACCGAAGAACCCGGATAGCGTGGAGACTATTTTAAGCATGCCGGACGTGATGTTGTCGAGGGTATTAACGAGCACCGTCGATAAGAATTTCAACGAGTCTCTAACCCAATCAGCCTTGAGAGCGAGTCCAAGAAGACCGAATGATAGGCTGTTTAGCACTCCAACAAGAACGTCTGCTCTAGTCTTAGTGTCGTCAAACATATCCATCACGGCACCTATGGCGGAGATTATCAGGCCAACTGGTCCAATAAACTTTAGTAATGCTTTTGCTCCTCCGAATAGTAATGGACCTGCCTTAGACAGCATCTCAATCATACCCTTCAAACCACCGGTGAATAGGCCAAGTGTGGCGACATTCGCGACTCCTTTGATGGCTGACAGTAATCCTTTAAATGAAATCTTCCATTGACCCTCTAACATCTTGCTAATACCACCACCAGCAACAGCGTCCAGCAAACCTCCACCATTAGACTTCGCGGCTGTTTGCATGGCGTTAATCTTAAAGCCACGAGCAAGCACCATTAGCGCGGCCGCGAACTCTGCTGCCTGTATTGTAGCGTATGCTAGGGCGGGTACAGCGACGGCCATAATAGCGTAACCAACAATCTTAACCGCTTTCTGGTTCTCCGAGAAGAACTCCTGCATCCCAGTCGTTACCTTGGCCAACCAACCAGCAACAACCGCTAACCCAGAGGCCATTGGAGTTAATGCTGATGCCAGGAGTCCCGACATGGTGCTCCTGATGGTGTCGTATGACTTAACTAGGCTCTTGTTCTGCTCGTTCCAACCGGCAGTTAGGGAGTTAACTTGTCTCTGTTTGGCGATGGTTTCATCGTAGGTGTCGATCGTCGACATCATCTCGGCCTTAAAATCTTTATTGTTTTTAAAGAGGCTAGCCTCTAATTGGCTAACTCCAAACAGTTTCTCAATCTGTTCTCCCATGCCTGGAATATCAGCCATCGATGACGCCGCCTCTAGGCTCTTAACGTGTCCTTGGAGAAGTAGCTTAGGATCAGTGACTTGGCCATACGCACCGGCACCGGTACCCGCAAATGCACCCGGTGTTAGGTTCCTAGCCGAGGTAATCGCGGAATAGTACTTGCTAAACTCGTCGCCGGCGCCTCCAAATCGGTTGGTGATGCCCTGAATTAAACTTCCAGCTGCGGTTAGGTTTGAAAGATCGAATCCAACTTTACCGATGCTACCGGCCTGGCGAGTAATATCCACGGACATCTTTGCTATATTATTAGCAGTGACACCGGTCTGTTGGCTCATGTAGGATATCGTGTCAGCCATCTTAGAGAAGCTGTCGCTCGTGGTTCGGCTAATGGCGAGAAGGTGGGCAGACTCATCCACAGATACGCCTAGGCTGTCCTGCAGCATGCCAACAACCTTGACATTATCCTTGTTGTTTCCTAGATTTTCTAACCCGAGAGACACGATGGCGGTCTGAGCGGCGATTATGGAGTCTAGTGATACTCCGGATGCAAGTTGCGCCTGATTGACATCCGCGTATAATTTAAGCTGGTTCTGTATGCCTAAGTTGCTCTGAGATACAGCTTTACTAACATCATCAAACCGTCTGGCGATCATGGAAACACCGGTAAAAGCCGCTAGTGCGACCATCGAGGCGCGCAATTCATCGCCAAGCTCCGTTACCTCGCTCCATGCTTTACCGTAGGCCTTCATCGACGGTTCGAGCTTTGCCTGCTCCGAGACAACCGTCTTAAGGTCATCCTTCAGCATGTACATCTCGTGCGTCATATTCTGAAGGGTTCGCTCCTCCCTGTCTGTAATAGACGCACCACGAGCACGAAGACGATTAATCTCGGTGCTATATTCCAGCATTTGACGTGAGATGGCGGACCGCTCCTCGCTTAGAGATTTATAGCTCTCCTGCACGGCCTCGAGACCAGACGTATCAACCTTAAACAAGGATCCTATTGGTCCTAGGTTCTTGCGTAAATTCTTAGACAATTCCTTTACACCGTCTATACTCTGTCTAAAGCCCTCGGCATTCTTACGGGATTCAGCAAATGACTTATCAATGCTAGAGGAGTAGTCAGACGTCGCGGAGATGGATTTCTTAATATCTCCAAGACTTTTAGCTAAATCTTCAACGGTTGTAGCGCGTGCCATATGTTAACTATCGTTCCGCAATAGTTATACCATGACAAGAAGATTGCGCATGCCGGTGTCGTTCTCAATAGGCGGAATTCCTTTCCAGGTGCTAGGTTTCACTAGCGATATCACGCGCGTCGGTGATTCTAAGGATGGTTGGGCAGCATTAAGTTTCAAGATCCTATCTGAGGATTATGACGTTGCCGGCGAATTACGGATGGAACTGGACGAGGACACCTTGCAGGAAATTGCCAACGCGTCCGGTGGGTTAGAGCCTCTATTCGGCGTGTTTGAAAATGATATCGCTGACCTGCGTGGTGTTACGAGCATCCAAGAGTTTAACGATTGGTTTGACAATCGGGAGTTTTCTGATAAGGGAGCGTTTGAGCAGCAAGGTTTCGAGAATGTTTTCGATGAGAAGTACCAGGCGTTAATTCACAGCGCCTCGGCCGATGGAGCCGTGGTCGCTGAATCCTCTAGGCCTATTAGCCCAGCCAGACGACTAGCTGAGGCGCTTCTCATGGAAAAATTGCAATCATTCAACCTCGCGTTCTCCTCCGGAGAGGATTACGTTGAAGGCGGTGTTACCGCTGAATGGAACGTGTCCTTTGAGGAAGGTGGAACAGCGGTTGAAATTGAAAAGGCCTATGGTACTCTAAGCGTAGAAAAGAACGCTGGCGGAGTAGACACCATCAAATTTAATGAACTAACCGACCTAGATTCACAAATGCATGACGGCCTGCTGAAAGATCTAGAGTCTAAAATCCTAGACCTGTACAGGCACTAAGGATATCCTAGTGGCAACATCATATACCTACTTTAATCCAAAGATTCAAAACGACCAGCTCTACGGTCGAAGTGGCGATCAATACTACGGTGAATTGATACGATTGGGTGGCGACCTATCGTCTGCTGGATTACCGTCTAGCAATTCCGCTAATACCAGCCGAATATTATTTCCGTGCTCACCAGAGACTATTGAACTACGCCGAGACAACAACTTTGAGGTGACGCCATCTCCAATTCACCCAGATGGAGTATGGACGTATCAGGGAACAAGCAGCCTTGAGATTCCAGTTGAATTCACCCTGCACGCTTTTGACGAGTACACTAATAGATATGGATCGTCGGCTATTATGGATTTGGCAGCCAGACTTCATAGTTTCGCCACTCCTGTTCAGGCGTCGATTACTTCGAACACTGACGCTGCTTCCGGTAAAAACTCTAATCCAAATGCCAATAGCAGCGGTGAACAACGAACAAACGAGGCTAGTAAAACAACCTCAGCTGACTCCACTACTAGCACGAGTCCAATCGTTGCCTGGCCTCCTGCTTGCCGTCTGATGTTAACTAGCGTTGGAGCTTACGGCGTCGAGAGTACTGGTTTCATTAAGAGCGTGTCAGTGAAATTAATGGGACCATTCTTAAGTGCGAACGTGAGCGCCAATAACAGCCAATCCGGAACGTCGAGTACTCATTCCCAGTATTACAACATGCCAAGCGCCGCTACGTATAGCTTTACCTTTGTGTGCAGCAGTGGATATTATAATCTGAGTCTCGGTGGAGATAACAATGAGGATAAGAGAAACAAGGCTATAAGCAACTCTTGGATTAAGGCTCAGAGATACTCAGGAGACATTCGAACAAGTCTATACAACGACCTATCGAAGTCTAATTCAGCGGTCTACTATTAGGCTTTACCTGGGATATTTTGTTTTAGAATGCCAGCGGCGTAGGCGGCTGCCTGTTGTGGCATTGTTTCAGCAATAGCGCGCGTTGTCAGTGCAAAGTACGCTGCTCGGAAGCTAACCGAGATTGACCACACTAGCATCAGGAATAGCATCACGCCAAATATGGCAAATCGCCAGTTGACTGACACCTGTTCCGTGACAGATACGGTTACGAGAATGATGGTTAGTATCACCTGTGTTATCAGCAGAACGATATCTAATCCGCGGATGAATCCGGCCTCAATGAGAGCGTTTGTTTTGTCTGGCATTATATTCCTTACGTGTTTGTGATGCAATAGATCTGTGGCAACTGTGGAGCATCATTTGGAACAGTATACCAGATTGGCACTGGTTTTGGCATTTCCGGGTGGGTCAAGTATTTGTCGCGAAAATTACCGAGTTCCTGAATTTGTGGGATGCTTACCACCGCCGGCAACTTTTTAATTGGAGTGTAGGTCGCTAGGAACTTTGTCATGTCGGTCCAAGACACCGATCCGTCATCATACTTAACATATTCGTTATCTAATACCTGTATGATTTTAATCTCAACCAATTTATGCTTGGAGTCGTAGGCTAGGTAATTGCCAGCCGAGATCTCGATTGGCGGTTTAAACGCTGGACCTTGTTTCTTCTTTTTCATGCTTCGCTCAGGTCAAGTGATTCAATATAATTCTCGTAGACCTCATTTACGTGTTGATCAATCATATCGATAACTGACTCAGTGCTGGCGTCATGGGATGGATAATGGAGGCCGTTCTCTTCGATAAGCAATCCCTTGAGGTTTTCGCTCGGGTTAACAAATTGCAACCGGAACTTAGGCTTTACCGACACCGCAAAGATAACACTGCGACTACCTTCGACGTCGCGGTGTTTGAATTGAAACTCTTTTTTGTTTGCTTCGTATCTGTCGCAAACGTGGTGGAGATGGCTATAGATACCTTCATCCTTGCCAGTCACGAGTGAACCATCGTTGTCATCACCAACAATAATACTTGGGATGCGGGTTTGTCGGGCACCAAGGAGACGTTGACTAATGGTGATGTTACCAAGTCCAACATTCGCTGCCTCAACCATGCAGCTATTACGAAGACTACAGACTTGGCAGGTACGATCATTCTTAGCGTAGAGAACTGCGAAGCAGGCCAGTCGTTCGTCAGGACGAAGCTCAGGTAGACGAGCACCAACCGTACGAAGATCGTCTAATGATGGCTTGTCTAATTTTTGGTATTGATCACGCGCTGCGATCGTGAGAAGTCGACGAACTTTGATTGTTGGTAATGCGCCAGGGATATGAATTCCAAATTTCTCTTCAAGCCGTCCAATGGCTTGGTTGTATAGTGGCGTGTTGCGGTCTGCTTCCATTTTCTTAATCTCCGTTATTTTGTTACGTATAGAATCCAGCAGACAGCGGAATTCCTTATTGCTAAGTCCAAGCGCCTCAGCCCGATGTTTGTCTTTGATAATAATCTTCTTGCTACCGGCGTCGGCGGCGTCCATGTAGGCCAGAAGAAATGAGGTCTCACTCGGCTCAGCAAATTCCCTGAGAATAAGTTGCTGAGTCGCTGAGAAGTATTTTGAGTTGTCTTCGAGAAAGGTATCGCAGCCAGGTATGGAGGCGTTGTGGTCTCGGATTTGAACGCCGCTCTCCTCGTCGTGGATAGAGACATCGTTATATCTTCCTACCACATTTGGATCATTCTCTGAGTTTTTATCATATCCGCGCTTAGCGGTTTTGATATGGCGGGAGACCATGCTCCGTGCCTGGTTATTAAAAATCGTCTTGATGTAGGAGAAGGCCTCCTCCTTGTTCGGAATCTTGCGGATCTTACCACTCGATATGGCGCGTGAAAGCTTGTGCATGCAATCGCCGACAATGTCCTCATGGGAGAGCATTACGCATGAACTATAGGTGCGACCATGGGCAGTCTTATTGGCCATGCCAATAATCTCACCCATCATCTCACCGACAATTGGTGGGCGGTCGCGTTTATCCTCAGGGGATAGGTTAGTGGTTATGGCAAGTAGCACCCTGGTTGGGAGTACGAATGAACCGGTCATAGGCTGGTCTCCAGATATTTTGGCCTCAACAGAATCTCTGATGCGAGTCAGAGATAAGACGTTATAGCGTCTATGTTGGTGGACCAAAGAACGTTTAAACTATTATTGAGTATTCGTAAACAAAATTGTTTGAAACAATTAAACATTCGCAAACAATTTTGTTTAGAATTTTACAGATTGTCGCTATCCGTAGGATCGGCGGCGTTGTGATCAACACCACCAATGTTGGCGTAGCTCTCGGTGTCGTTCTCATCAAAGATTGGAACTTCACCACCGTTCTTGCCGTCAAGCATCTGCGACATCTGCTCAAAAATCTCTTGGGCGGTGAATTGGCTAACACCGGATTCTTTCGCGATTGCTGCGACACTATCCGGGTCAAGGTCAGATCTCACCATGCGCCTCTGGATATTATATCGAGTCTTAGTCTCCTGAATCTGGGTTAGTGTAGGAACTTTCATTCTCATACCACCCATAACTGCAACAATCTGCAACATCTGCTTCCATGTAATAATGTTAAGCAGGTCTGGCAGATAGGTGTAACTGTGTTGCATTCGGAACAAATCTTGATCAGTGTAACCTGGAATGACTCTTTCGTACATGGCATCACGCAGAGACACTAGGCTCCAGTAATAGCACCACTTCGACATGTCAATTGACAGTCCACTGGCATATGATCCGGAGAGCATGAGAATTCGTTTGTTGATCTCTGGATTCTCTGAGATAGAGATAATGTGGTAGCGAATGCACTCTACGATTTGATCGTCTGCCCAACGAGAGGTGAGTTGTTTGAGGCGTTCAATGTGGTTCTTAGCCACCTCACGACGATGAACCTCGTGGTCCTCAGTACCGATGAATTTCTCAAGACTGTCGTCGGTTGAGAAGTAACGCTTGTTGTATTGGCTAGTCTTTACAACCTCGGCAAGAAACGCGTTCTTTGCACATTTACCAAGCCACGAGAATAACTTACCTTTTTTAGGTTTCCAATAGGTCAGCCACTTTGGCATCATGCTATTGGCTTTATGAACAAGGCTGTCAAGGTCAACCGTATGGTGAAAACCTTCGTATTGAGCAAATCGGCGAAACATTTGCTCAGACTTCTTAATGATATCCTCGAGGAGATATTGAGACTCGCGGTCTCTTCCATCCTCTATGGCCTGTTTCCACTGGAGCACTAGATCTGTGACGATCGTTGCTGGAAAAATATGTTCTCTATCCGGTCCTTCACTCTTCTTACGTCGTGCTCGTGGCATTATATTCCTTAGCTTCGTTTTTTGTTGGCAAGTAGGTTGTAGTCAGAACACAAGTTTCCTAACTTTTTCAACAAATTTTGAGCCTCGGGACGTTTATCATATTTTGCAATATCGTATGATGCCAGTTGATAGGCAGAGAGAAGCAGTGTTAGAATCGCGGTACCACGTGGGATATGGGCATTGTTTGATCCTTCAGGCAACGACATAGTTTCGATCGTGTTATCGCTAATCTCTGGTGGAATAACGTCAGTCTGGTCTTGCGATACTTCCTGCGGTGCCACTGGTGCGACAGGGGCTGGTGCAACCACTGTTAATCCTTCAGCAGAGTTGAGAGCGGCGTACGCTTTGAGAATCTGCTCCTTCTTGAGACTACGAATATTGTCAACACCATGGTTAACAAGGGCCTTAGTAAGGTCGAGCGCCTTCGCGAGAACTACGCTCGGTTTAACATCGGTACCGACGTTTACGGTACCGGTGGCCTCTACAGCCTCGGAGAAACTACTTCGTTTGAGGTAGTATTCAATATGACGAACGTCTGTTGTTTTAATTTCTAACATTTGGATCCTTTCAGTTGGTGTAACAGGAGAATACATCGATTCTCGGGAATGGAAAGTTTATTGTTGGCTCAGTGTCGATGGGAGCGAAATTCGTGGAGTAACTGGCGCCGTGGCAGTGCCAGAAACCCGTGTGGTTGGAATACCGGCAAGCGCTTGCCACATAGGCGAACCGGCGGTAGCCACAGTCTCAGTGTATGAGGCAGTTGTGGCCGCGGCGTTAATAGGAGCGCCTGAGGATCCAACCGGTCCGGTTCGTCCCTGTGGCCCAGCTGATCCAGTTCCAATTGTGCTTGTTCCACTAAATATCGCTTGGGCTGCATTCGGAGCAACCTGGCGCACGTTTTGTGCAGTGATGCCCAACGATAGGGCCTCGATCGCATCACCGGCATGCCGTTGAATCAGGTGATAGAAACCGTTGATGGTGTAATCGTCTGGTCGGCATTTGATTTTAATGTTGCCTTCCTCATCCATTTTCACGTTGCCATTCTGATCCTTTACCACCACAAGGTGCGATAGTTCATGATCCAATAGCGCTTTGCGACGGTTCTCGTTATAATCATCCCACATGTCCATGTCTACACGAACCACGGCATGATACCCGGTAAGATACTTGTCAATGTTCTTTTGTACCTTAATCTGCGCTGCGCACGCTACTCCGTGCATCTTGAGAGCTGGTCCTTTAGGATCACCGTTCTCGTCGAGTTTACTACCTACAAAGAGGAGTTTAACCTTTACATCAGACCGTACAAGATCACCATGGTAGGTTGATATTACTCCGTCTAGGAGAGTGATCTCCTCTGTCGTTGCTTCACGTATGCGCATTATAGTTCCTCATCCTCTAGGATATCGTCCTCGTCGTCTGGCACCGCATCCATCGGTACGTCTGATTCAAGGGTTTTAATTACTGTTGCAGCCCAGAACTTATCTAGCACTGCACGGTGCTTCTCTAAAAACGCCGGCCACTCATCTTTACTTGGACAAACAAGCTCGTCGCCCTTGCCATCCTCCATGTCATCGAGTGAGGTGTTACCGCCGGTTAGTCCAACGGAGCTGAGTTTAAAGACATAATCACCACCGGAACCCATCGTAATGAGCTTCTGGCGCATGAGGTGCTCGAGTGTGCTGTAGGTGTCGGAGAATCCACCGCTGAACAATAGGACCACTCTACCCTTACGGAGTGGAACACCCTGGCGGTTCTTCTTAACAAAAAACTCGAATTGTAATCCAGCAGGGTTAGTTTGCTTTTTGCTGGTCTTGTACGGCCCAGCGAGCGCCATAAAGACTCGTAGGCTGCTATAGAACTTGAGCGCTTTACCACCAAAGCTGCTGAACTCCTCCTCCTGTGGCACTTGTGATGCATAAGGACTTTTTTTGACGGTGGAGTTGAAGTTGTCTGATACTTGGTTAATACCAATGAAGAACATCTGTGCACGGTTGATATCGCGCATCATGATTCGGAAACCCTCACGGAGTTGTTTAGGTTGACGGCTATAATCCTGTTTGCCCCACTCAGAGGTCATTTCCTCGGTGGATGAGGTACTAGCGATGGTGTCAACAACTACGATTACGAATTGCTTAATTTTCGTTTCAGCCTCGATTGCCATAACCTCTGTTAGCACAAGGTCAATAGTCTTAAAGAGTTGGGCGACGGTGTCACACCGAACCACGGCAAAATCAGCCTTAATTCCATCGACAACCATACGATCACCTTCGTCGAGACTCTGCTCGTTGTCGACGTAAACAACCGAGACCTCATATGGCTTGTCATACTTTACAAAGGTCTTGTCCGGCAGTCGTTCGTAGATCTCACCGGTCTGACCCTTAACACAGGCGCGAATTGAGAGCGCTGTTTTACCGCACCCCTCAGGTCCGTAGATCTCGGTGATACGACCACCTGGGATTCCACCAGTAGTCATGTCGTCGAAGGATCTGATGCCAGTGCGAATGAAGAATTTCGCAGACGACAGTATATTTTGGTTGCTGCGTGACACCTCGATGGTGCCTTCCTTATCGTTCCGTGGCTTGCACTTATTGATCTTGCCGATGATGCGAGACAGTGTGTCCTTCTTCGCCTTCATCTTTAGCTTTGGAACCTTCTCGCCTGGCATAGGATCAACTACCTCAATTGTTTCATTATCATTCTCTGTTGTCATCTATTAACCTTGGGTTGGTGCAATTGTGCGACTGATTGATTTCGCGAGACGTGCTTGAAGATCAGGACGAAGATTAGAGCCAACAGCCTTAACTGGTGGCGGTGTGTTATCTTCGATGATTTCAGAGTCAACTGGAGCGTTGGACACTGGGGCTGGGTCATGACGCTCTGGAGCAACTCCGTCATCCTCACCATCCTCATCGGCACCAACTCGTGGTGGAACAGCATTGGTTGGAGCAACTCGTGCAGGGATCAGACGTGACCGTGGTGCGGAGGCAGGTGGTGCAGTCGGAGCAACTCTGGCCGGTGCAGCACTTCTTACTGGTGCCGGTGGTGGCTCAGGTTCTTGGTTACTCTGTTCCGTATACTCCTGCTCGTCAGCTCCATGACCTTCGTCCTCGTGAACAGGCTCAGGCTCTGGTGCTCGTCGTGCCGGTGGAGCGGCTTGGCGCGCTGGCGCTGCGGCTCTGGCAGGTGGCAGCGACGTACGGCGGGGTGGCTCGTCCATAGGAAGATCATCATCGTCTATGGAATGTTCCTCAGTGGATCGTCCACGCGTTCGAGGTGGAATTGACGTGGCACCACGTGGTGGGCGTGCGTTACCGAGCTTGCTGATCTGGGCCTCCATGTCGTCAACAATCTCGTCTAACGTGTTGTTGTCTGGTACTTCCATGTCGAAGTTTTTGATCATTGGCCAAATCTCGTCAAGAAACGCTTCAGCCTCGGCCTCTGTCTCTCCATAGACCATAGCTGCGTCCTCTTTAACGATGCTGATTTTACCACGAGCCTTGAGTTTTGTGAAGGTTAAATCACACCCACTGTACGGATCAATGATACCGCCGCTCTTTGGTTTCTTGGCGATGTAGTTCCGGTTGATCATCACAATCTCGCGAAATTGGTTGTTACGAATGTCGAGACGGTGCGGAACCTTCTCTGAATCTTTAAAAGCGGTATGCCGTTGGTTAGACGCCACGTAGCTGGAGATTGGAATAACGGCGACGTAATAACGAATGTCACTACCCATCTTCCAAACAGCGTTCTGTTGTGCCTCAGTACCGGATGCATGGTACTTCTCATAGACCTGGCACATAGGACATTCAAAGTCAGGGTTACCGCCAAGTTCAGGGTTAGTGTGGGTAACGCACATCTTTGGTCGACTAGATACCCAATGCTGGGCGTACCGAACAAACCATGTCTTCTTAGAGGTGAACTGTGCCGGTAGAATGCGAAAAGTAATCGAATCACCCTCGTCATTGAGGTAATCGTCTACCTTTAGCATTTTCATCCAAGTCGATGTCTTGCTTCGCAGGTTTTCACCGTACGAAACTTCCGCGTCGAGTTCATCCAACAAGCCAGGGTCTGTCTTATATTTTGCCATTTTATCTCCTATTCCTTTATTTAATGCTGCGAGCAGCTGAAATTGCGTATACTACCGTCAGAGTGATCGCGATCGCGAATCCTACGGCAATGCAGGTGAGGACTAGAACCACGGTCCTAACGAAATTTAAAAACTTCATCGCGACTCCTGCTCAAAAATTCTTCTGCGGGTACTTTCGGCACTACGTAGCATATCGATCTTCTGCCGTATGATGGTGCCGAGATTCTCGAGTCGTAGATTCCAACCGCGAGTCTCGTTGAGGTCAGACTGCAGCGCGGCAATGTCCTCATCGTCGCAGAGCATGTAATCAATGTGCTTGGCGGTGCGCTTAACGCCGTCGCTGCAATACCGGAGAAATAGCTTTGATTCGTGCTTCTCTATCTGCTGCTTTATGTTTGCCTCAAGAACGTACATGTTCTGGCGCTTGGTGTTGATCCACTCAAGAATGGTTGGCAACTCGATGGATGCCTGCCCGATATCGTCATACGGTTCGGTTAGGTAGTGGTTCACATCGAGCGTGAAGCCATCAATAGTGATTGGGTCAAGCGGTGGTAGGTTCATCTTGGACAAGAACTAATCCTGCGTCAGTAACCTCTGCTAGGAATGGAGGTTCTTTTACGAAAGTTTTTAGCGGTAGTTGAAAGCTGTGCCTTGGTTGGATTAATTTGTAGCTTTTTTCAGCCGGTTCACCGAGCCTCTTAATCTGTTTAATCTCAAACTCCGTGAAGAACAGGGTCAACACGTCCATAATCACCTTGAATAGCGTCTCCTTACCGTGCTGGTCGAGCGCTAGACGGACACGCGCAATGCGGGTACCGGAGTGGGTGCTATGGCGGCAATCATTGAGTGAAATCAGCCAGTCTGCGATGATCTGACCAACCTCTGGCTCAGTCTGCGACAATTTGTTGAGGTCGGATTTGATTAGTGATGCGAATCGATTCCACGAGGTTTCTGACCTCTTTATGAAGTACTCCTCTGGTTCACCGCCACAGCGCAGAGAGTAGGTTATAAAGAAGGTGTAGACGTACACATCGGTTGAAACCTCGACACCACGGCTAGTAATCAGTAGGCTCATACGACTTTACCACTGGTGAAGTTATCTTCCTTGTTCTTCTCGTTCACTGGAACATCGCCACAATCCAATATACCTTCCTCAGTGTTCCGGTAGAGAACGTGTTCATCCATTGAGGTTCCGTTGGCATCATATCCAATTCCGGTGCTCTTGTGGGTGGCCTCTATTGCGTTGTAAACGATGTCTACTGTGCTACAGACTATGGAAACTTTATGCTTCACTGTAGAATCAGTGCTCTCCCATTCAATCATTACTGATTCAAGTTCCTTGCAGCTTCGCATTGCCCATGTCTTACCATCCGGTGAAATCCAGACGAGACCCATGCTGCCAACAGCCTCAGAGAAATCCTTGTTACGAATCATTGGTCCGAGTACAAGACTGTCCGTCTGTATGCTCTTGGCATACTTCAGACTCTCATCGACGTAGGTGGCAATGTAATTCTCACGGATGCTCCTCCAGTTCTGGACGATACCGTTGTGGGCAAAGACATATCCGCAATAGGCAAATGGATGGGCGTTTTGAACGTTGACTGGCATACCTTTGCTGGCTCGGCGAGTGTGGGCAATACCGGATCGATTCTTCTCAATAACCGCCAGGTGCTTTGCCTGATTCTCAACAAAGACATTCGCTGGAACGTCATGTTTGAGCAGCATACGTTTCCCGGTATCGGTTACCCAGGAGATTCCAGTGCTATCACGACCGCGGCTCTGCATCTCCACTAGGAGATTAGCCAGTAGGCCAGGTGGTAATTCACCGCACCAATTAAGAATTGCGCACATTATTCGTCTCCATGTTCAATATTCGGTTTGCGTTGCGGACTCTTTACATTTGGTGCAACAGTGGCCTCATGGTGGTTTTTAGCGCCACGAAGTTTAGCGGATATGTCAGCGAGTGCTTTGCTATGCAGGATTCGTGATATCGCGAGTTCAGGTGGATTGACGCTAATCAACGCCATAATTCGCAACCAGTACATCGACCACAGTCGTAGGTATTCAGGATCCTTAGTTTCACCGAGGAGGCGAATCTCAACCGTACCATATGGTTTACTGCGAGCAAATCCAATTCGCGTTTCCTCTGGATCAGCTTTACGCGAGGTTTCAATGAGATTCATCCAGCAATATCGTTTCTTGTTATTAAATTTTCTTGGGTGCACCTTACCAACCGGGTAGAAATGAACCAAACTTGAATGATCGTAGACTTCACCAATCCTCTGGCAGTAACCGCAACTCTTACGGCTCTCAGGTACGAGGCTGTAGATGTGTTCCTCGAGAATCTGGCCAACGAGAAGAGCGGTGCGAATCTGCTGCGGCTTCCATTCGGAGGCTGGGCCACCGTCAACACCATAATTTCTGTTTGGATTCCAATCGGACCGTTCACCATTCGGTTGACCAATGTGAATATGGTAACCACAAGAACTGTTAACAGCGACCACGGACTGCGATAGCGCCGAGATAACACGGTCGATAGAAGGGTCGCTATGCTCAAAGGTAACGTCTTCGCCACTCTGAAAGTTGATGGTATGGATCGGTGTAATAACCTCTCGTCCAAGTCCAGTCTCACGTCCTTGTGAATCAAGAATAGACCGGTCTCGCCGATGTCCAAATCCATTGTCTCTTATGATTGCCTCGCAGAGGGATGTCGATCCGAGTCCCTCAAGTTCGAGGCCAAACGTTAGTTGATGTTGCTTACTTTTTGACGCCATATAGGAGGATACACGCGCCGTGCAACGTGGAAAGTATTAAATCCTGTCTCCCCAACGTATCTTGTCTTGGTCAACTCTATATGGTATGCCAAGCGCGTCGAAAACCTGCGCTGACGAATCAATTCGTCCAATGTCATTTCCCGTGACCATCCACACCATCCCTCTAATCTGGTTAAGCATGGCATCTATTCTAGAGCTATTGCATGACTCGTTAACTTGATCTAACCTGTCAGTAATGATGTCGACCATCTTATCTCTGCTTGGCAAATCCGATGATGTGCTACCCATGACATACCTCCTGTGGAGTGGTAAGGATCCAACGACCTAGCATGATGTTAACCTCGTGCTTTGCGGCGTTCGAGTATTCTGAGATATATTTTGTGCGACCGGAAACGATGGTGGTTCTCAACTTGCGGGCAGCGAGTAACTCATCCACGGCTCTCTTGAGCACGGAATGGTTGCATTTCGTGCGGTTAGACAGTGTTAAGAATCCGGTTGGACGAATGCAGTTGGTGAGAATGATGTCCCTAACATCGTCATCAATCTTCTTGTGCAGGTACTCGACACGCTCCTGGCACCACTGGACCAAGCCGGTAGTGAGGCGAAACTCATTCTCCAGTAGGTCAATGAATCGATCAAATGTAAGGTTTGAGGTGAGGCACAGCTCCATCGACTCCTCGTAATGCTCACAGGCATGAACGATGGCGGCGCATAGCGCTGCCCAGCCAACCACCACCCAATCCTGTGTTGTGCCAGAACCTTGTCGAAATTCAATGGTACGTTCCGTGTCTCGCCGGGCACCAAGGTAGCAAAAGCTGATGCACTGTTTTAGCCGGTGGGATTTGCAGGAGGCACGACTGCTATACTGCCCGAGCTCAGTGATGTGGTGCTCACGGTAGAAACTGTCAGCGTTGCTAACCGTGATTGGGCCGCAGTAACTGTTGGCGTATCGGCTTGGCGCGTGTAACTTAGAGATGTCGTCGTAATAGCGCATATAGACACGGGCTACCAACCACGCCTGTTCCTTGTTAATCGTCGGTGCAGAGACGTGAACGTGAAATCCACATCGTTTGCTAACGTAGGTTCGTGCCGCTTTGAGCGCCATAGAGAGTGGCGTAACAACGTTGGCTAGCTCGTTGAATGGTATTGGATCCTTGAGCACCATTTCCTTACCGTTCGACAGGCTACCGTCTGATTTCATATCCCAGTAGGATGAGTCAAACTGTGGCTCGTTGAATTGGTTGTTTAGACCGGCATCGTACTCTAGCTCAATACCAGCTAGACGATCAACGCGGGATGCTACCATGACATGCTGTGGCATAATCTGAGACCATTTTGTACTCCCCTTGTGGGAGGTTGTTATTTGTGAAATAGGATTGTGTTACTGTGAGGCGTAACTTACCATCAACCATAACCGATATTGGCCTACGGGCGTACCAATCCGGGTGACCTTCAAGTCGGTCGATTGATGCCAACACCGGCGCTGTTACCGCAAAAACGTCGCCAACCACTCGTTCACCCAGTCCCTTGATTGGATAGAGATACGGGAGTCCATCACAGATTAATGGCCAGTGGTCATCAGTAATCGCCTTGCCAACATAGAGGCTATCCTTCAAATACCGTTGGTAGTTTCCAAAACCATATCTGAGTGTTCCGTACACAAACAGGAGATGTGGCATCCAAAGTTGTTCACGGAGTAACTCCTGCAACTCGTGCTGCTCAATCCTGTCACGGAGCTCCATCAAACTTCTCCATGCAAGGTTGTTACGTTGCTCCATCGTAATATTATGCACGTCAGAGGTTGATAATTCGCGGATACATGGCCATTCACGGGCGAGACTCATAGTAGGATTCCTTCGGCGTATTTGTTCCATGCATGTCCCTGCGGCAGCATGAGGTAGTGTTTAAACTCTTGGCGGTCTGAGGATTTCTCCCATTCCACTTTTGTACCAGAAATTGCGGAGCAGAGCAGGGATTGAAGAATGTGAACCCAACCAACAATTCGCTGCCAATCGTACGTAGTGTTGATAAAGCGAAATTCGAGTGTACCGTATTTCTTAATGGCAACCGGATTAACCCACCAGTAACGACCAACTGACTCCTGACCAAAGTAACCGAATCCACCACCAGTCTTTAACGGTTCCCATGCGGCATCAGGTAACTTCGCACAGAAGCAAGCTCTGTTGGCATGTGGCTTCTCCAGGTCAAGGATCATGTCCTCGTACCTGTGGAGAAGTCGCATTAGCCGATATTTTACTCGCATGTCTGGAACTTGTTTGATGTCGAATCCGAGGTGAATGTGAATACCGCACTTATCATGAATCCGGCCAACTCGTTTGGCCTCATCGACGAGAGTACGAATCGATTCAACCTCCTCTGTCTCGCGGAGAACACCACTCTTCCATTCCCACCCGGCAGACTGGTCAGTACCACGGATCCAACCATGGATGTCTTTTGGAACTTCGGCGGTTACTCCGATTTCATATTCAATACCGGTGGTGATTGGTAGCTTCATGGAGGGAGAATACACCTCCGTAGAGCGGTGGAAAGCGGCTATTAAAAAATTGTTGTATATTGGAAAATGGTCTGAAAATGGCAAAGCCGGGTGGTGGGCATTGTAGGATTGCCACTTCCACCCGGCTTTAGGCCGACAGCCTACGCTGTCAATTTAGCGAGCTTCTCATTGAGCTCAGCGATTTGGAGAGTCTTCTCCGTGGTGCGTGATGTCAATTGAGCGAGACGGGCGTTTGCCTTGTCTGCGTTCTTTTGTCGCACGTCAACACGCGGTTGAAGTTTAGCAATCTCAGATTGCTTCTTAGTGATTGATGCTTTGATCTTTGCGATCTTCTCTGCGTTATCGGCCATAGTATTATCCTTGTTTAGTTTTTTGACACCCAGTTAATGGGATGTTAAAGTAGAGTACACCGTTTATGCATCTTGGTAAGGTTTTTGTGCGAATTTTACAATATATTCATCGCTGTTCGCCATCAGGCCTATATCCACGATAGTAACCTTGGCCCTATATTCAGGCGGTATGGCTTGCGTAAGTGCTTCATGCACAAACTCTTTTGGAAATGCTGAGTATGACACGGCCTCAGACATCGACGGAGCGCTCTGCTCGCTTTTTAATTCGTTCTCGATCACTTCTGGTTTGTTTTCCATGGCAGTTCCTGTGTATTGCTTGAGTTTTCTTGATGGCTATTAGGTCGATCGCGGTACCATATGTAGTATGGTGCCACTGGAGGTCCTGGAGGCTCTCTATCCTACGACCGCAATAGTAGCACGTTAGTTTTTTCTTGTTTCGGCACACCCTCTGGGCGGTTAGAATGCGGGTTGTTTTCTTCCACGATTTGCTTATTAGATACTTCTTGTAATTGTCAGTTCCAAATATATCTTGTTTCACCATTCTCCTTAACTGCGACTAGGGTGTAATCTGCATAATTGATTGCCTCTGGGCTATGGTCCACTACAAATATAAGTAACCCAAGCTGTTGTGACATATCCTTCAGGTAGCTGAAAATACTATGTCTTACTTGAGAATCCTGGCCGCTCGTAACCTCATCATACCACCTCCAACCAACCCGTGCTGACACCTGTCCAAGTTGTGCAAACGTTTCAGCGGCTATAAGGTTGATGAGGCCAGTCTCACCTTTGCTGCTACCACGAGCGTCTGAGACACCGTGCTTGTTTTTGACCGATATCGTCAATTTTGGTTTGCTGCCGGTTGCCACTTGTTTTGTGGTGCTGTACGATACCTCTAGCAATCCGCCTGTCAGGCTGTGTGATACCCGGCGACTCGTCTCGTTGAGGCCACCAATCGTCTCGGTTAGCACAAGATTTGGTATGCCACTCTGGTGAAATGCCTGTGTCCAATACTCAGCACCGGATAGAAGGGTCTTGTTTTCGTCTGCGGCCAATAGCTTCTCGTCTGTTTGTGCCCTTAGGCTGGCGATCTGTTCCTTAAGGCCAAGGAGTCGTGCCTCCATCGCCTCAATCTCAGAGGTATCGAGGCGAAGCTCACCGAGTTCACGGGTGGCTGTTTTTAACTGGGATTGAATTGGTCCACGTGAACCTAACACGGTAGACCATTCCTGCGATATTTGCTTATGCTGGCTATTGGCCAACCAAAGTTTTTGCTGCGCCTGCGTCTCGGTTAGGGCCTTCTCCTTCTCATCACGGATGTCCTCCAGGGTGTCGAGTCTCTCGCCTAATTGGCATAACTGTTCATCAAGATCGTTGATCTCCGTGGTCACCCGTGCAATCTCAGCCTCAATATGCCCACGATCCACTTGGGCGTCTAGTGGTCTACGACACGATGGACAAACCTTTGCCTTAGGATTTTGCAACCGGATTAACTCAGCCTGCTTAGGTTCCATTTGTCCCTGTAGTTTCATCCTCTGTCCATGGATGTCGCGGTGATCCTTCTCTGCTTTAACTAGGGCTGACTTGCTCTCGAGTACCAGTTTCTCATGGGCGGCGTTCTCCTGGGCCTCAGTTTCCTCCAACCGTTTCAATTGCTTTGATAGTTCAGTTGACTTGGCCTCCATCCCGGCGAGTTGTTCCTCAAGAGTGGTTATGCGTTCCTGTAGGGACTGCCGCCTAACCTCAATCTCCTGAGCCATGACCCCGTGATCAACCCATGCCTTATCAATTCTCGTGTTGAGCGATGTGATCTGCTGCTCAGTTGAGAGAATCTGCGCGGCGATGTTGTCAATCACGGCGGTGCATTTCTCAACCTCGAGTTTAAAATCGTCTCGCACTGCCTTAGATCTAGCATAGTAATCATCCCAGTTTGGCATCTGAAGAATCTTTGATACCAGACCAACAGCATCACGTTCACCAAGACCCGCGAAGTCGAGTTTACTACCGTCGATAAACACTGTCCATTGTGAAACCTCCTCGTCAATGCGGAGTAATTGGCGGAGTTCCTCACGTGTATCCTGCGCGGTATTACGTTGGACACGGGCGCCGTCAACCTCATAGATGATAGACTCACCAGACTTACCGGTCTCAGCGCATTTGTACCCGTTGAGAATCTTGAATGGTTTGCTGCCGAGCGTAGCATCAACCTGGACAAGCGTGTCACCGGCACCGTGCCTGCTGTAACCATTGAAGCGCGAGTAACGACCAGGCACGCCGAGCGTGGCACGGGCTAACGCCTCGCCAAGTGCAGTCTTACCACTGCCGATGCTCTCAAATTTGGCGTCGCTGCTCATGTTGCGGCCGGTTAAAAAAACCAGGCCAGATTGTGGGAATAGGACTTCGGCCTCCTTTACGGTGGCCCAGTTACGAATATAGATTTTGTTTGGACGGAATAAGCTCACATCCAAAGAACTTGCTATTGGTAGGATTGTGTGTGCCGTTTATAGGCAAAAGTTCCAGAGACTGAGAGGCCGGTACCTGAGAACGTCTGATATTTCCAACCTGCGTTCAACGAACCAGGTAGATCGGTGTCCTCCCAACCAATACCAAGTGAACCTGAGGATAGGACAACTGACGTAGTTCCAATTGGTGATGGCATGCGCGTAAACCACCCCTGTTGAGCAACATCATAGATGTAGATTGCATCAATTGAACCGTCCGAGTTGAGTTTGATCCATGGCTTACCCTGGTCGGTAGCGTCTGGCTCTGAAATTGAATAGACAGGGATGTTTGGCTCAATCGTCGTTTTTACGTACGTTTGAAGATCTGAGATAGCAGCGGCTGTCTCTGAGGCTGTTTTATCGGTCGTAAGTGATGATAGCGGCACGTACTAACTATTAAGCGATGTCTTCGTCGTCTACTACGGTAACATCTTTTTCAGCGGGCTCAGCCTTCTGGTCAACTTTTTTAGCGCCAGTAGTAACGCCATGCTTCGCCTTAAAGGCCTCAAAATCAAACATACCATCGGTATTCTTAAAGTCTGGTTTACTCTTAGCCAATCGGAGACGCTGTTCATCGTTTAGATCAGCGATTGAGAAATTGGCCTCTGGTTTGTATCCTTTACCACTGGTACCCTTAATCATCGGTAACTCAAGCAGTGCAAGAATCTTCTCGTGGTATTTGGCGGCTGGCTTGTTATTTGCGTAGCCCTTCATCTCACCAATCATACCGTTGCTACCAAGGATGAATGTCATCTTCGGCTCTAGTAAACCTTCGTAGGAGGCGCTTGGCTCACGGTAACTCATCAGGCGGTCAGCCTTGTTGCCACCACTGTTACCGCAATGGCGCATGAGTTTACCTTCCTGTTCACAACCATGCTTATCAAGTATTACCCATTTGCTACCGTCTGGGAACTCGACGATTGGCTCACCCTGTGGTAATGCTTCAATGCTGGAGATGAGTTGGTTGATACCATGCAGCTTGTCGTAGAGAACTGAGTGGTCCATTAACTTGCCGTTATCATCGGTGGCCTTGATGGCGTAGAATGCTGTCTTAGCTTTCTCACTCTTGGCGATAGTCTTCTTAATTTCACCCATCGTCGTAGCGATTTGGCCGATAGCACCGCGGCAGAAATTGAAATTAGAGTTGAAAAATATCGCACCACCGGTGTATCCAGCGACAAGCTCCGCACATTTCTTTGCGGCCTTCGCGTTACCATTGTTACCGACGAGGTTGAGCATGGTAACACGGTACATCTGGGTTGCCCAGTAGACTAACTCGTAGCTATCAGCGAATAGCTCACGAAATTCACCGAGACGCTTAGTCACGGCGTCGGCCCGTGGAATCAATTTCTTAGTGCCATCCTTATCGGTGATCTCGGTCTGATAGGCAACCATCTGCGGCACAAATTCTTTTGTTTTACCATTACTCCACATAGCATTCTCCATTAGATGGCTAGAATACGCAGGATTCTCACGGTGGATAGTTCCGTCTAGCAATTTTTCAACGAGTTGGCGTGGTGTCATAAATTATTCCTTGACTTGGGCGATGAGTTTCTTCGCGAGTGCCTTAGCCTCAGGTCCACCCTTGAGAATAACCTTAATGTCGGCGGCAAACTCCTCGGTTGGTTTGTGAACCAGGAGGTCCCACATGTTAATGGCGAGCTCCTGATCTGAGAGGTCCATTGAATCTAGGTAGCGTTTCCACAACCCAGGTCCGAGGATCATATCCCATGTTTCGTGGTCAATAAAGTCTGTTTTGAGAATCTTATCACGTGTTGCCTTATCCTTTGGCATACCAGAGTAGGAGGCGAGTTCCATGATACCCTTAATCAATTCCTGCACCACCACTGGGAATGAGATACCCTTGGCGTGGATGATCGTCTTGCCATCCTTAACTTCAAGCCGTGATTTACCGATACCGACTTCACCGGCGCTAGTGCGGATCATCTCGTCTGGGAACATCCAATAGCCAATCTCTGAGGCGGCCATAAGCAGTCCATAGAGATTAATCAACCGTGGGTCAATCTTGTCGAGTTCAGACTTAACCATCTCAAACGCGTAATTCTTGGAGACTGCGGAACCTTGGATCATTGAATTGATAAGGCGGCGTTTGCTATGCTCAGCATCGATGGCGGCGAGTTCCATCACTAGCTCATCCTGTTCCTCCTCGGTCTCAGGTGCCTTAGCGATATCACTTAGGTCGATGTCGGCAGTGATCTTTGGGCGGAGTTCAACGTGACCTGCGTTGCGAGCATCCACCAGGGATTTAAACTCTGGCAGTGATTCAACCAGTTCAACCGCTAGATCCTCTAACCGTTTCTCTTTACCGTGTTCAATATGCGACAATGTTCCAAGCGCTGTTCGTACCTGCATTAGCAACTGTCTTGCGCTACCAGCAGTTACTCGGCTTCCAGTGTACTTCTCGAGACGTTTCTCGAGTCGGTCAAAGGCTTCAGCAGCTGAGATTTTGTGGAGCTCATCAGGGACACCTGGGTTACCGCCAAGGCTGTGTGTACCGCGTTTAAGTGCATCCTTGCGACTCGCGTGCACGAGATCACTACCTTCAACTTTTTCAAACTCCATAATGGAGAGAATACTCCGCGCGCTCATCGTGGAAATTCCTATCGTTCGAATTCGTCGAACGGGTTTAATCTAGGACGATACTCTAGGGACTCTTCGTCCTCCGGTGATTCTTTGGGCATTTCAGGTACTGGATCTTCAATAGGTGGCAATTCACTGTTGAGTTGCATTTCGTCGTCAGGGATCTTATCGACTTCACCGGCAGCTGGCGCTTCATCGTCTTTCTTCTTGTCATCTTCACCTGGCTGTGGAAGGTTGTTCTTCAAGTACCAATCAATTGTTTGGTAGAGGTCGTCAGCAGCTGGTCCGGAGTGATCCTTCTCGAGACGGGCTTGGAGAGCCTCGAGCTCTGTCCATGAGAGCTCCATGCTGTAAACGTTATAGGTGTTGTTGACTTTTTTGATTTTCACGGCAGTTTCCTTAGTTTCTTGATTATAATAACACCGCGTTAAATCTTGTCGCCGTTACATAGCGGCTTTGGCTTCCGCGTCTTTCTCGACGCTTTTCTCTTCTGTTTCTTCGGTGCAGGTTTCTTTGCCAATGGCGGCTCTACGATTACGGGTGACGGACGATGACATGTACTGAGGGCAGATGTCAGCATTTTCCAATAGGCGATCAACGAGGTCCTGAGCTTTTTCATGTAATGTTTTCATCCTTTTCTTCTTTCGTTTTTTTGCGAAATTGTTACCGAGTGGCATCTCAGCGCCACCGCCGAATGATCCACAGCTGGTCATCTCTTGCATAACAGCGTCATTCGCGGCAGCAGTTGGAAACATCTGTGCATGAATCCATCTAGCCGCATCCACGACGTTATATCGATTAAATGATCGCGTCCTCTCTTCGGGGCTGACTCCATTGACTGCCAATGAGATGCTCACCTCTTCATGACGGTTGTCAATGGCAATCTCGTACTGATTTTCATTTTGGTATATAACTGACGACACTAGTCCCATTCCTGGAACGTGCAGCCATGTGACTCCACTAAACCGCTGGTTCAACGCGCTCAGATCGTCGATTAGACGATTTGCGATCAGTCTACATCCGGCCACGGCCGGATCCTCTGCTTCTGATTCAGCCATAACGGCGGTATCCGCGGCAGCGCCAGGAAATAGCATAGTATTGATGCCTACCGCCGCAGTGCGTATCTGTGACGTGAAATTGATTGGAAATCCAGAGTTATCGTCAATGCTACTACCCGCGGTCCCGATGTCAACCCATAGGGCGTCAGGGTATATCGTAATGTGGATGATGTATTTTAGGCCATCGTCTCCGACTATTGGTGTAGACAAACACCCTTGCGTGTCATCGTCAGGCTCGTTTCCAAGGTCGAGCTTGTGCCACCGACCGAATTCCACAGTGGTGAAAGCGTCATTAACCGCTACTAACTCCCGTTGAAATTCTGCGAGCAGTGACTTGGCGGCGGCTGTAGCCTCGATGTTTTCCTGCATAATCGTGTCATTCGCGGCAGCGGTTGGAAATAGCATGGCATTAAGCCTATCTATAAGAGAGTCAACGGCGATGTCATCTTCGAGGTCGTACGAGTCGAGATCTTGGATAGCCCCGTCTCGTTCAACAAGGAAACCATATCCTGCCCTACGTCCTCGTAAGACGGCATAGATTATAGCCTCTGATTCGTCTTGGAGCATTATCGGTGAACTCTGTATGTCGAAGAGACGAGACGAGCTCCACTTTAACCCGCTAAATGCAGGGTTAGCCTTACCCAAACGGTGCGTAAATTCGTCTAAATACAGATCATGGAATCCAGGTAGTTCGCTCTCGGCTATAACAGCAGCGTTTGCGACCTCGCTTGGAAAGAATTTAGCCGCCATCTCTCGTGCTGCCTTCAGCGTTCCTTCGGTGGTATGAATATCCCAATTTCCGTTATTTGGAGCCAACGTGGCATAGTAGACATCACCGAGTCTCATGACGACGATTCTCCATTCGTTACCCTGTTCATCGTTGAATGGCACCGTGGTGGCGTGCGTTGCGGATACATTAAACCAGGTTGGAGGTTTAAAGGACGGAACAATTTCTTGAATGGCCCTAGTCAACTGCTCTCCCCTGGACGTAATGATCGTATTACCAGAGGTTTCGCGTAGAATTGCTTCTACGGCGGCGTGCTCTGGGAACAATTTGGCGTCTAGCGTCTCCGCGAACTTGGCGATCTGCTCGGCATTGTTGACCCGGTACTGCGCTGAAATTGTGCCCCGGTCATCCAGGACGTCAGCGTAGATGCCAGATCCGGTGTAGTATAGCTCTATCCGATAGTCAGAGTCCTCAAGACGACCGACCGTGCTCGATATGAGGACGTATGCTCTAGGACGCCATTCAATGCCGCTGAATGCAGGATTGACCAGCTCTAATGCGGCGTTTATCCTCTTGGAGGCGCGATGGAGGTCAGTTATGGCCACGTTAAATCTCTTTAACAGTAAACTCGTCTAGCTCGACGTTGAGGGTGATTGACTCACCGTGTGAAATTGACGCCGCGGATGCCTCGCTACTCTGTGGTACGTGGATATTGATGGTGCCAGCCTGCCCTGGTGATACCACAGCCGCATTGAAATTGAATTTGCCGTTAGCGAGATACTTCTTAACGGCCGCCTCTACCGTGTCAGATACATCCCGAATTTTCTCAGGCTGCACCGTACCCGCTCTATCAAGCCTGTTGGGCGAACCGGCAACTTTATCGCCTTCTTTTTGATTTGCTTTGGCGGATAGGATGCTGGCAACCTTGCCAGCAATACTTGCGTCGCTGTTTTCGAGCATTGCGGTTGCGAGGATCTGGGAGAGATTCTTATTTTCATGCATGGATTAACTATAACTGAAATAACGTGATCCACCCTGCTCCGAGAATACCTTGGCTGTTGGTGTTCGAATACACCCAGAGGATCTTATTTACAGTGTCTTCCCAAAAACCTGTTGGCTGAGCGTATACTTGGTTCCATGATAAAAGAGACATCGTGGTGGTGTCGTGCACGGCGATTCTGTATACTGGCCCAGGTTGAATAACTCCGATAACGAGTCTATTACCGCTAATGCATTGGCACACGTAATTTTGAGTATTAGACGTCTGTTGCGGAACAGAGTTGTACGTACCAACTAAGGCACCGGTTGTCTTCGTGATCTTCTGCACCTTCATCGGCGTAGATCCGTCCACGCTGTAATCGGAGACGTAGTATAGATTCGTTGCATCCTGCGCGATTGTTCCGTATGGAGGATTTCCGCCGAATGACGACCAATCGTTTGACGATACCGCAGCTAGGTTGTATCTTCCGTTTGCTCCACTTCCTCCTACTGGGATGATATTATAGATGTGGTTATTTGTGTCGTCGGAGAACGCGGTGTTAAGAACATTTGCTGGAATACTCCCACCAGTATACGCGGTGGAGAAAGACGGCAGGTTCTGCATCGTGAATGCATACGCCGTACTCGTAAAGGAAAATACTCTGCTTCCAATAATAGGTCTTTCCTTGTTAAGGGATGCCGTGTCAGTGCTGCTAACACTAAGACTAGCCTCAGTTAGTTTTACTATCTGACTTTGGCCAGCACCAACGACGTAGTAGAACCCACCGTCATAGAATGGAATAAGAAATGTATCGTTTAGATCGTATGTGGCTGTCACCGTCAGATTTGGAAATGTCATGAGATCCATGACCTTGTTTCCAGCGTTGTCCCTTACTCCAACGATTGTTGAGGCACCAACAGCAAAATTCGTGTAAGTCGTAACAGAAGACGTCGCCGAGGCGGTATACGTCGATTTGCTGACAATTTGAACTGTTCCACCACCGTATAGTAGCATTTTCGTGTTATCTAGAGGGTAATCTACGCCACCAACCTTAAGATTGTTCCAAACATAATTTCTCTGTATGACGCTTCCAGCCGATCCAGAAGTTCCAGCGGTGGATAGAGCAGCGAATGGTGTGTATATGTTATTACCACCAATATAGTTGAATACGATGTGGTCTGACATTATCTAGTATATTTTAATGTGAATGACAAATCTTGGCAAGAAGAAACTGCTGATATCACCATAGTAACTCGTCCTCCGATGGAAACCGTGTTTGCCGCTGTCGCTGTCGCTGTTGCTTGGGTTGAGCTAGATCCAAGCGACGCGAGACTAGTCACGTTTGTTCCATTTATTTGAACGCTAAACGTAGCTGTTCCACTTAGCGTGCGGTGAGTTATGTCGTTGATCGTGTACGCGAATTTAGCGTACTCGTCTAGCACGATCGTTTTAGCGACGACTATGCCATTAAAAAAACCGGACACCGTTCCAATACCGAACACTGCTCCAGACACTCCAGTTGCACCAGTAACACCTGTAACGCCGGTGACACCTGTAACGCCGGTGACACCAAGGCCAGTTGCACCAGTAACACCGACAGTACCAGCGACTCCAGTTGCACCGGTTACTCCAGTAACTCCGGCACCAGTAACTCCTGTAACGCCAACTGGGCCGGTTGCACCAGTAACACCGGTTACTCCAGTAACTCCAACTCCAGTCGCGCCAACAATTGAAAATCCAGTTGCACCTTGTACTCCAGTCGCACCAGTAACACCGGTTACTCCAGCGCCAGTTGGGCCGGTAACTCCGGTTGGACCGACAGGTCCAGTAACTCCGGTTGCGCCAGTTGCTCCACCCGGTGTACCCTGTAGGCCGGTCGCTCCGAGTGGGCCTGTTGCTCCGGTAGCGCCGACACCTGTCGCACCAGTGGCGCCAATAGCTCCACCGGCACCAGTCGCTCCAGTAACACCGAGTGAACCAGTAACTCCGGTTGCACCGATCACGCCTTGTGGACCGCTTGGACCCTGCGGACCAGTTGCGCCAATTACTCCGGTTGCGCCAGTAACACCGACGGTCCCAGCGACACCGGTAGCACCAGTTGCTCCGCCAGGCGTACCTTGTGCGCCAGTCGCTCCGGTAACACCAAATGGTCCGGTTGCGCCAGATGGTCCAGGCGGCGCAGAAATAACGCGTTCCTTCAGGGCAGGTGCAGATAGGCTACCACTTTCAAATCCAAGCGGGCGCATCGCAACAACGATGGAGGTAACGTAGGTTGCTGTTTTTGTAGTGTTATTCGTAACCTCAACAATAAATTCACCGGCTGGGCTATATGCGGTGCCAGATGTACCCTCACCGAGTGTATCAACAATCGTAGTACCGGTAACTGATCCGTAGGTACCGGCATTGTGCATAACCTTAAGCTCAACTGTCTTAGGTGTTGGTAGACTTGAAACCGTACCGGTGACGATACGCGCCTCAAAACCTACCGGTATGCGCACATTGGTGAGAATCTTAGTCTCGCTAGGTGCGAGTGTGCTCAGCGGCGGGTTGACGTAATTGTAGTTCTCACGGTTATTCGCCTCACCGACAACTTCATTTACTTTACTCGCGACAGCCTGTATGCTGCGGTCAAGTTGCTGCGTAGTGTTTGAAATTGTATTAGACGACACATCCGAGGATGACGAGAGATGCGATACTCGTGGTGGTACGATTGGAGTAATTTTCTGGGCCATGGCTTAAGTACGGTTTTTAGATTCGTTCGTCACCCGAGAACCAGTTTAACCGGCAGCGTGACATAAAATCCTTGTAGACATTAACCTTAAACTTCAGACTACGACCCTTATAATAGATCCGCGATGCCTTCTTCGTCTGGTTTTTCTCGTTCTTAAAGCCCATATGAATAGCCCGTGGCTTGCTCCATGTTGGCTTAATGCTCATCACGGTACCAATCTTAATCTTGCTGCCGTTGACGATGGCGTCGGCAATGATGTTATTGACGCAATCATAGACCTGTATTGCCTTACCATACGGGATGTCGCAATCAGCGTGCAGCCGTCTTAGAAATTCGCGGCGGTCAACAGTGTTTTTGGTGGTTGTCATTGGGAGAACTGAACGTCTAGTTTAAAGTTTTGTCGATCTAGCAAACTAACCAGATCAAGATTTAAGTAGACAGAATTACCAGAGGTGCGGCGCTGAATGCTATTTACGCGTACTCGCGGTTCCCAGATTGACAGCGCTCTGCGAATCTCCGTTTCAATCTCTCCAATGGATGGCGCATCTAATGGATTGAAAATCATGCGGCGTATATTCGTACCGAATGTTGGCTCCATCGTTCTCTCGCCAACCCCGGTTGTAAGCACATTTTTTACGTTCGAGGCTAGCAGCTTAAGATTTTTATCGATGTCTAGGCTCCACTGATCGCTATTTGGAAAACCAGCATCACTCGGTGAAATAGGACCAACAATGATCGTGTCCTCAGTAATGGTTGATTGTAATCCCTTTAGGGTGACAACGTAGCTGCTTACTAATTTATCCTGCACAGGGCTGCGATAGTTATGGGAAATTAATCTAATTCGATATGTTCCAACGCCGTAGTTGTGAAGATACTCATTAGCGATAGTTCCGCTATAGGCTGGTTTGCCATCGATGTCTGATACATACCCAGCGCCGTTAGCGCTGCGAACCGACTCGGTATTAACGTCACCATCACCCCAATTAATGGAGGCAGAGATGAGCTGGTCAGTGAGGTCTGTGGCATCCTCCTTAACCTCAACCGCAACAACAACCTTAAACCTCTCGTTCGAGACGTTTTGGATGCTAGTGATTAGGAGGCTTGAGGTGAGCATTACCGTACGATGTGTTGACTCATTACTTTACGATATTGGTCGCTCTCAAATAGCTTCTCTGATGCTGACTGGTGACCCTGGGACAGTTTAGCACCCTCTAGTAGATCTTCGCCATCCCAACCAGAGCTGACAATATCGCCGGTGTTGATTGCCTGATAGTTAAGCACCTCGTTGACTGACCGATACGGTGAGCGCCTAATCTTTGGTAGATTGCCGCTCATCACGTCGTTGAGAGCATCTGCGTAATGCTCCTGCCCTGGTCCGAGGCGGTTAACAATGTCCTCCATCACCTTCTTCTTGCTATACGACTCGCGAGGTTTAATTGACTCGCTCTGGTTGTTAGCCTCAGGCGGAAGCGAGGTTAGCATGATATTGACCACGTCTGCCGGCAGTTTCATATACCGTTTAAAGACGAGCTCAATCCACAGCTCACGTGGCAATTGATACTTGTCCATGACATCACCAAGCGAGTTAAGAATCTCAACCTGCGTCTTGAGCACCTCCATCTTAAGGTTATCCTCAAGGCTACCGATTGGACTCATGTGGGCCTGAATCTTTAAACTAGAGACATCCTGGTCCTTTAGCGCGCAATGGAAATAGGCCAACCACTCATAGGAATTAATCAGCGGTGCACGTACGCTCTTGATCTTGCGTAAGAAACGCATGTCCTGTGCTAGGAGAGCCTTACCGCTTGTCGGTTTCTCAGTATCACCACCGTTTACACCAATCCAGCTGCGTGGCATGCCAAGCACCGAGAAGAAGACTCCCATCAGAAGTTCAACATCATATATGTCAGGCACAGCGGTGGTACCGGCAAGCTTCTCAATGCTATGCGCAAATTCACGTGGTTTCGCGATCCAGAGTACACTATCGAGCGCCCATGCGTTATAGAAGCTTTTAAACTCCTCAGCGATACCAAGACCTGATTTGTCATTGCCATAGCTCATCCGGCTGCGCAGACTCTGCTTCCAGCGTTGCACTGTTTTCATGCTCTCGGATGGTGGCATATCCTTGGTATCAATGTTGACAACATATCTGTCAGGTTGAATCTGAGCACGGTAAACAACCATTTGATCAAGTGCGATGCGAATCTTCTTGTAAACCGATGATGCATCTACGAAGAGTGGTTCACCGTGTTCGGTAGTACGGTTGCGGTGCATACGGCGCGTATGCATAAAATCCCATGGATACCACAGATCCTCCGTTGAGTTATTTGAAATCGTGATTTTTGCTCGTGATTTATCACCATAGCCCTCTGAACCGGGTGTATGACCCATCCAACGGTAACCTACGCATTGGCGGTTACGTTGCAGCCAGTATCGGCGCATTGCCACAGGATGAACGAATGAAAGTCCTTTAACACCTTGACCCTTCTCATAGTCAATCTTCTCAAAATTATTACCAAATGCGACTTCATGCCATGCTTGGCTACTAATAATATCCTCCATCCGCACGTCTCGCAGCATGTTGTTGATATCTTCCTCAACTTTGGCGTCGTTGCAACTGTACCACAGGCTACCTGGGCTGTCTGAATCACGCTGCACGGTTTCTTCAACCACCTCGTTTAGAGCAGCTGCCATAAGATCCCAACCAGCCATTTCATCCCACAGGGCGTAGGCGCTCTCCATGCTCGCCGGTTGCTTCATTGCCTGATTATAGGCATTCCAGATATCAGGGTTGGCAAGCTCTCCGGCCTGCCGGAACTGCTGCTCCTGCTCTGGTTGGGTGTTCTTTGTAACACCGAATGGATTTAGGTTGGTGCTGCCTGTAAGGGCAAAAATATCGAATAATTTGGAGGCAACGCTCATAGGTTAATTACAGAACGCTCTATCCCTAAGGCGGATGCTAAATTTTTATCGACATCCGTCCACGCTCTGAAGTCTAATCCGCCAATCTTGAGAGACTGGTACGCCTCCATGCCGCGAGCAGAGAGCACGACATTTCCGGTCTTTGGGTTATAGACAGCACCAGTAAGAATGTCTGAGAACAGGATGGTGAGGTACCGTGTTCGATTATCATTCGTGCGGCGGTCAGTCCGTTCCCACCACCTCATCAGCGCGTCCATAAAAACTCGGTGTGCCTCTGGTGATACAGGTAGGAGCACGGCGTTATCTAGTGCCGACATGATAACATCGTGGAAGTTCATAGGTTACTGAGCGGTAACCCGGCGGGTGACACCGGTTGAAATGTTTGATGCAATTCCTCTAACTGCTGGTATGCCTGAGACTGACTCAAATCCGTTGCTTGGTAGTGTTGACCGCTCGCGTGATCCGTTATACCCACCTCGATGTGCCTCAACAGCGGTCATGAGTTTTCCGGTGACAATAGTCTCTGTGAGTGCAAATACATGCCACTCGCCGGAGAAAGCACTCGGTGCACTCTTGCTCTTGCGTACATCAGCTACGAGAATATCGCCAATACGTAAATCAATAGTGCTACCAACCATAAACTTGAGAACGTAGTTGTAATCCCAGGAGACATTGTAGAAATACTGAGTGATGGTGCGCTCGTCGCTGACACCGTTCTGGCCGATATGCCCACGCAACACGAGGTACTCAATGGCCTCGTTCTTTGTTACTGCCCATGGACGAACCTTGCTAAAATCGCTGCTCTGATACTTGCCGTTTCCCTCTAGCGGGTCAAAAACCTGTGTTATAACACCGCCAGCGCCAGATTTGATGTTATCCACAGTGTTGTCCACGATAATCATCCTATCTGTTGGCGCTGATCCGTTGCTCCAACTAAGATATATTTTACGGTTTTCGGTTACTCCATACCCAGGGGTGTGGTAGTGCAACTCGTTATTGCTAATATAGAGATTGTAATTCGTAACACCCTGTTTGTTAGCGCTGCGTGGGATGAGACGGTTTCGAATAAAGTCCAGGTGCGATAGTTGACACTGGTAATAGACCTTATTTTGCCCGTCGGTTGGTTCAATGACGGTGGTGCCTGTGGCGTTGTATTTCTTCCAAATTTGTGATACTATTTCACTCGGAGTGCCAGACCAGGCGTAGGTGCGTTGCACGGTGTCCAACACCGATATAAAATCAACCGTGGTAAAAATTACTGTTGGTGCGCTCGTGGTGTCTGGACTCTCCATTACCTGGTAATTCTTAACGTAGTGCTGCTCCCAGCTATCGTAGATGAACTTGTCCTTAGTCTTAATGCCAACCCGATACCGTATCTGCGGGTAGATCTGGTCCTTAAGAAACGGAAGAATAACCCGGTCTACATAGTCCTTGCTTGAGGCCTTAACAATGTGAACCGCCGTTTTATACCCGTTTAGTTGCTTCTTAATCACGCTTCGTAGGTGGGTTACCTCCTCGAGCGATGACAACCCGGTTTCACCTGCACCACGCTCAAAGGCGAGTTGAACGGTTGCCGTACCGGAATTAAATTGAATTTCACGCGCCACGGATTAAAAACAACACGTCACCATCTATACTTAGACTATGGTGTTAAATGAGACAATTAAAGAGATTTCAGCCTACTATCTTGCTGGTGTTCCAGTATCAGAGGCGCTTGAGAAGTCGGATAAGGATGAAATAGCCAGAATCGTTAAACGTGTTGTTAAGAACGATCTCGAGGAGTATATTCAGTCCCAGGTTAAGAAATGCCTTAAATCTGACGAATCGGAAGAAGTAATCAAAAAACTATCCGCCGATGTACTTGGCGGATTTCTCGCCCTTGTTGGCAACCGCAAGAACATTTGGCGAGACTCCGCGATTCGCTAGCTTCTAATCGCCTCTAGATTAACACCGTGCGATGTCATCCAATCGGTTATTAGGGAGCTGTCAACCACAAAATCTCCGGACAGGCTATTCACCACGGATGGTGGCAGTATAAGATGAATGTTCCAATTCTGCCTATCAAGCATGTCAAGGTTCAAAATGTGTCGTATCTTATCAATTTCACCCGGTCGCCATTGTTTTCGATGACCGAGGCTATCGTAGAACAGGCTATCACCACTCTTCTCAATGTATCCATTCCACTCCGTGTCACCACTAATAACTAGTATCGGGTAAACCGTGCGTTCCATGCACGACTCATTATCTATGTTCATAGATTAAGAATACACTCGTCCAGTTATTTTGGATAGTCTTTTTTACAATCTCTTAGGACGTAGACACCGCCTAAGTGTAATTAAGACATGCTTCGCCAGCTCGTTGAAAATTTCATCTATAATAAAATCCCACAGGGTGCACAAGGCGATGATTCTCGCTTCCTAGTTGAGGCGGTGATGAGCGCATTTCAGGATAAGGAAGATGAGTTACGCGCCCTTATTAACGGGATGACCGGATACGTTGACTTCTCGTTGAAGCGCGCGGAGAATAGCATTCAAGCAACCTATTCAATATCAAATGGTAATGTAATCACTAAGAGTCTTATCCCGGATGATAGCACACCTGACCTTGAGGGAGATGATCTTGACGCTTGGGCCATACAGACTCTCGGTATTGAGGCTGACGCATTCGGATCAGCCTGCTGGAACTACGACGATGCGTATGATAGCGTCACCAATATTCTGGGTGTCGTAGCCCAGACCTACGGACAAAATATTTCAGTTAGTGATAGGCTTACCGAGTCAGAGCGAATCGCCTCGCAACGCCGAATGCTTCGTAGCATGTTCACGCGGCTCAAGATTAAAGGAACAGAGAAGAGCTACGACATCCTCGGTAGACTCCATGGTTTTTCGGACACCGTCTACACCCCGCTGTGGAGCAGGTTATCTGTTCGCAACCCGGCAGATTTACTAGACCAAAGCAATGCAAGTGATCTCAGGGACAAACCTGAGATGCCTGTTGATTCACCAGCGTACAATCCAAAGGATATCGCGGATGGTCCAGCGTATACATGGACGGCAACTGGCCTAAGCATTGTGCCAAGCAGCACATCCTATCTTAGCCTGAAGATTAATGGTGATAACCCATACATAAAGGTGGTATTAACCGGCATTCTTAGTCGACCAGCGAATGGCTTCTATTATCTCGCCGGCGGCGATGAGAACGTCGCGGCCAGCATTTCTCCGTTGAATGGTGCCGGAGCTCCATCTGGGATGACAATTGAGAGCATTTCAACCGGCGCAGCAATGAACGGTCTCCGAATCATTATCTCCGGCGATAGTGCTACCACTTTTGACATCCAAGCATCGCATAGCCTTAGCCTTATCAAATACCTTAGCAGCCTATTTGATCTGTCATATCGCCAGGATTACGATGCATACGCCCTACTATGGACCGACGTTGTTGCCTCGAATCCTGATCTTCAAAACTCTCCAGATTTAACCACGGATGGAACCTCGGTTAGTCCATACCGCCCATGGACCGGCGGAACAAGCACCGCAGCAGATATCGACCTATGGCCAGCGCGAGTGGTGAACACTGCTCAGGGCGCAGTCACCGGTCGTTCACAGAGCGCTGGTGCTAATAGACAGGTTAATATTGATCCTCTAAACGAGGATGGACGACTAGTCTATGGAAAGATAGATGACATTCGACCAGCCACGCGATCTGTACGAAAATTCACCACTGGTTTCTCCGTTACTGACCAATTACAATGGGCAGCCTACCCAGAGCTTGTCAGTATCACGTCACTCGGCGCAGTTCCAATCTCTGGGACTGTCGCCGGTGATGGGACTGACGTACCAGTTGGGTCATACACCGCCAGTTTTCACATCACGAATGGTGTTACGACGTACCAGGTCTCAGCTGAGAGTGACCCAGTTATCTCTGGACGAGTGAACCTGGTCGGACAGGACATTACTGGTTGGTGGAATTATGAGACTGGCTCATATTTTATTAACCCAAGTGTAAATTATACTGGTTGGAGTTTTAGACTGTGCGCCATGGTGTTAGAGTATGAAACGGTTAGAGTTGAACCTGTGATAGGTGCAAACATTTTAGAGGTTGGGTATCTATGCGGACCAGAGGACGGCCAGACAGAGACTGACCTCGGTCTAAAGGATGGGATCATAACCGTCCGCCCTATTCGTCTTGACGGGATGGACACCGGGTATTCATATGACAATATTGATAGCGAGTATGTCCAGCACAGTCAAACGCTAACTGTTGACGGTCTAGGTGGTAGCTCCCAAATTCTGGCGATTAATAGTCAGGGTCGACGACCACGTTTGATTACATCCACAGCAGGCGGTATCTGTGAGAAAAGAGTAACTGTCGACGGATTTAAACCATACGCCATCGGGCGCACCCTAGTTGCTGACGCGCTGAGTTTTACCTCCGCACCATTTCAGGAAGGACTTGACACCTGGTTGCGGTTCGGTGATCATCCGGATGACGGATTTATCGTTGAGGATCTTGGAACCCACGCGGTTACGCCCGAGGATCTTAGCTCCGGTCTCTATCAGAGCACAGTTATTGAGAGTGACCGGGTTTGGGATGAGGACCGCGGTTGGGTTGTGTCGGCGCAGGATGGGCGGGCAATACGATATTTGCCGCAGGAAATTACTCCATCATGGACTTTTGCTTTTTGGATTCGCCCAAAAACCTTATCATCCAGTAGTGGTACGGTTGCATCCTATGGGAAATGGGAATGGGTGCTCGCCGGTACGTCGCTATCGTTGAAATACGATAACACATACCTGCTGTCAACAACGCTAACAGTGGATGTTTGGAAACACGTATATCTCTCCATCTCTCCTGTTGACGTAAGTTCAACTGTTGACATAAAGCGGTCGTATTCATCGAATGTTACACTCTCTGGCATACCTGTTGGACTCGGTAGTGGTGATCGTGTTCTTGCGTACGGGCAGACCAACTCAATTGAGAATGACATCTACTCTGTTAACTCTGGCGTTTGGGTGCCAATCTCATCCTCGTGGAGAGCAACCGCTGGCGCTCTCGTTTCTGATGGTGAAGAGCTGCTTCGCCTAATCTCAATCAACCCCGTTGTGATGTCCTCGGTTAGTCACACCTGGAGCTACAAGACCGGTGGTTATGTCAGTGCGTACACGGATCACACCCCTGTTCAAAACAGCGTTCTTATCACCGACGAAACGGCATCACCGGTTGTCACTACATCCTATGGATTAAACCTTTTCTCTGACCTTATGATTTGGCGAGTGGCAAAAACAACGGCCCAGATGGACGTTGTTCGCCGTCCAAACGTTAGACCGATTATGATTGCCGAGGCATACGCCGAGGTTGGTGAAGTCTCCGGCGGTGTTCGTTACCGCCTCGAAACAACGCCGTACGGGTACGTCTACCCATCACTAGACACCTTTGATTATGGGTACATTTTTACTGGCGAGCAACTTCGCTACACCCCAATCGCCGAGTTCTCTGGACACGATGACTCTGAACGCGTTGGACTTGGCGATGGACCGGTGCGAGCGGAGAGCCGCACACTTGGGATGGTTGATGGTCTGCAGGTTGATGGCGGGTGGGCGGAGAACACCTGCACCATTTCCTCCGTCTATCCAGAGTCAAGCCTAAAGTGGCGGAACTCCAGTGTCTCTGGTTATAAGCGTAACACCTACAATTGGCCAGGAATACCGGTTGAGTCAACCCAAGCATTTCCTACACCGGCGGTCTCTACGCTGGCATTACTACAGGCTGAGAGTAGCTGGTATTTTGGTGGTCTTGACGAGGACAACGAGGGATCCTGGTTCTACGATAACGACGTATGGCAATACGTTCCTGGTTCTCTTGGCACCTACGCGGTTGGAGCAACCAACCCAATTCGCCGACGTGTTTACCACAAACAGGGTGATGTTGTATACGCGATCGGCGTAACTACCGACCCTATTCCATATCTCTATGCTGAACGGGCCGCGGTTCAAAATGACAGCGGTAGTCTTCGCTGGTTGTCGCCAAGTGCTGCACAGAGTCTCCAATTGAAGGAGTATAGAAGCATTGGTACCACGATTCTCGGTGACACCTCAGGCAGCCTCGTTGTCACAGAGTCCTCTGGCACACCTGTTGTTGGTGATGGAGCAGCACTAGCCACCACGCCTCCACCGGTATTCCTCTATGGAGAGTATGTTGGAAAGCAGAGTTTAACGCTAAATGACGCCTCCGTCGCAAACAATTCAAGCATCTGGATTAATCCAACCACCGTTGGATTAGCGCTCGGAGCCGTGGCACGCGACACATCTGGGAATATCTCCATCGCAGGTACTGGAATCTTATCGCCCGGTAGATACGTTGTTGAGCTTGACCTATCGTTGTACGGCACTCCAGACGAAGATTTCTTTGGATTTAATCTCGAGGTAACAATCGACAGTAACCATGTGGTAACTAAGACGGCCCTACGCGATGGCAATCAGAGTTTCATCTTCTCATGGAAGACGGATAGAAGTCAAGCGTATGACGCAAACATCTCCGGTCTTGAACTCCTAACACGGCTTAACTCGATGCCAGCGGTGGTGGAGGCAGGCGGACTTGAACTCATCGGTAATAATCGTCTTGGTGGACCATACACCTACCGCTGGTTGCAGGTTGGATTTAGGGAGTTACCAACTATCGATGGTATGGATGCGCAGGTTACAGACGTCGTGGTTGGTGGTGCGTCAACCCAAGCGTCGTTCATGATTTCTCTTAGACGTACTGTTTACCGATTTGACGTCACCATCGGTGGGTCAACTGGTGGCTCGTGGACAACCAATATCTACTGGAGCAATTCGCTGCGCATTAATGGAGTGGAGCGACGTACCCTGCTGTTGCACGGGATCAAAGTAAACCAACGCAAGGCAGTGATCTATAAGATTGATTACAACCCTGTTCGAGCAAGCCAGGTTATTGACCCTGACGCTGGTTATGACTCAGCTGTACCTGGCGGATGGCGCAGCCAGTGGGATTTGGATGGCAATGTTGAATCAAATCACGAGTCAACCTTGTACGCTGAACAAAATTTTAATTCAAGCAAATCTCCGACAGCGCTGTTGTTAACCATGAGTACGAATGAAAAACAAAATTCCTTGGAGCTCTCATGAACGTCGGTGATACCGTAACATTAACAGCTACTACCGTTGCTGGCGCGGTCTATGTATGGAGCTTTTGGGATGGACAGAATAAGACAACTAACATCCCTGTCACGGAGAAGACACTCACCCGGTCTGGCTCGCTATCATATACGGTAGTCGCTGTTCAACCGGACGGCTCTAGTGCGTCAGAGAGCTTTAACATCTCGGTGAGTCCAGTTCCAATTTTCACTGGAATTGTTCCAACCAGAAACTGGGAGGTTATTCCATACTCGTCACTCCTGTCTGCTGAATTTGACAACTCAGTGGCTGTCGTCTCCACGACATGGAAAATTGACGGAGTTACGTATTCAACCGCCGGCAGTATCTCGATCGTGGTTGATAGGCCTGTTATTCGTTTTGAAGTTATTGCCGCTAGTGCAACAGGTGCAACGACTACGAGCTTCTTTAACCTCTACGGAATATCACCAAAGCCAATCGAAGTGTCGTCGATAGAATCCTCGCGCGTGGTGGTGGCACCGACGATTTGGATTAAGGACGCAAATGTAGCCTCCACAACGGACGTTACACCGGTTGGAAGTGTAGCAAGCGTCGATGGCGTAGATCTATCGGATGACTCGGCGGTAGTTCTCTCCAGGTTATTACCAGCCTCACCAATGCGAGTAGCGCTGGTTGGCCAAACCGATGAACGAACCAACGGTCTCTACGATGCTAGAACGACGGTACTGGCCTCTGACTATCAACCGTTGATTTCGGCTGGGCAATTCAATGTGGTTATCACCTCCTTCGGAGTGGTGTACCTGTCGATCAATGTGCAACTCTATGCTGGTGCGCAGCTGGTTGATGCCACGGATTATCTCAGTGAGGTATACCTTACGGATCGCAAGCTACGACTATCGCTCGGGTTGGCCTCAATAGACGGTACGATTCTGACGAAGACGATTGGATCTGGAGTTTGCCAAATTACGCTCACCGAGTGCGTCGTCAACAATTGGACGGCAACTGTCGGTCAGCGTGTTAGCTTTCAATTATACTGGCCGCGCAGCGTAACCCTAAGCGAGAGCACCGATCTAGTCTCTGGAGCATCTACTCGAATTAAGTCTGGGCTAAGCAACGCCGGTAAAACCTACGTCCTGCAGGCCTCCGGTGAGGCGCTAACGTTTGAATCTCCACTCCGTTTTATTCAGAGCCACGACTTAACGATTGGACAGAACGACGAGGTTATCCTTCAGGCCGGTGTATATGATACGCATGGCCGTTCTATTGATTACTCGTGGCAGTTCTGGGATGGCTACGTTGAGTCTGGAACATTGGCTACTGGAAAGGGTGTGGTTCAAATCAACCGTACGCTATCGTCCGTTAGCCCTGGAACCTACTCAGTAATTCTCACGGTGGTAGACTCGGAGATCCCTTCACGGACAACCATCCGTAACACAACAGTAACGGTTATTGCGTCGTAGTTATAGCAGATGAAAGCTGAAATTCCACCAAAATACCTTAAGCTTATCGAAGGTATAATCACCTACCATGACGATGGCACGGTTTCAGTTGATGGAGATGTTGATTTTAGCGGTCTTAGGCTAACCGCCCTACCAGTGCGCTTCCGCAAGGTAACCGGCGATTTCAGCTGCGACGACAACCGGCTCACTAGCCTCACAGGCGCACCCACCACCGTAGGTGGCGATTTCTACTGCGACGACAACAAACTTACTAGCCTCACAGGCGGACCCACCACCGTAGGTGGCGATTTCAACTGCCACTACAACGGGCTCATCAGCCTCACAGGCGCACCCACCACCGTAGGCGGCAATTTCTACTGCACTAACAACCAGCTTACCAGCCTCACAAGCGGACCCGCCAGCGTAGGTGGCGATTTCTACTGCGGCGACAACCCGGTTCCGAAGGAGGAGTTGCTGGCCAGTTGGCACACGACGACTGCGGTTGACTCGGTACTCGGTGAATCCAGCAAGATTGCTTCTAAACTGATCTGCGAGCGCCTTTCATACCGCGAGCTCTTCCGGGTTAGTGAACCAAAGCGGTTACTTCGTGCTAATAATGTCCGTGGTCCTAGCCTCGACGTGGAGGCCTATGAAGGCACCATGTATTATTTCTTCAATTTCAAATCGATGGATAGCACCACCGGTCAACGGCAGAAGGGTTACATCCGGTTCTTTAAGCCACGCAACCCAAACAATCCATTAGACAAGGTTGAGTGCGAAGTTGACTGCACTTGCCCAGACTATAAATTCCGTTGGGCATGGGCCAACAAGCAACGTGGTAGCGGTAAGGTTGGACAGGGTAGTGCAAATAAATCGTTGAATCGCGCGCCACGGATCACCAATCCAGGTAGCCGCCCAGGCCTTTGCAAACATCTTCTGGCCCTGCGAAACTACATTTTTGGTACCATTTCGCAGTTCCCTGGAACAACTCCAGAGGATAGTCGCCGTCTTGGACGACTTGTTAAGAATAATCCATCAGTGTCAATTGGTCCGGGTAACGTTGGTGGAGCCGCCTATCGGCAGCAGCGACCGCAGAATATCGGTGGAACTGTTCACACACCGACTCCTCCACCAGTGCCAGTCGCAGGTAACAGTTCAGTAGGATCTCCGCCGCCAGCACCAACGCGGGCGCAGGAGAGTTTAGGCAGTAGTTATTACAAGGAAAAAAGAGATATGAAACCACTATTCGAAGAAGAGATTCAAGTCGTTGACAACATTGTGCAAGCCGAACCATTGGCCGTAGAGGACCAACAGGGTGATGCAGCACTCGAGTTGCTTCAGTCGATTAAAGAACTCCTTGCAGCGCTTGTTGACCTAAACTCAACTGCCACTGAACCTACGGTTCCAGAGGACGAGGATGAGAAGCTTGAATTGCCTCCTGTTCCAAAGGATGAAGAGGAAAATGAGGATGAAGAGTCCTCGGACGAAGAGACAGGCAAGGAAGAAGAGTCAGATGAACTTGAATTGGAAAAGGCATAACCCATGAATGCATCAGTCTATCCATCCCCTAATCCTCGTAGCTGGAGTGCGCGTGGACAAGTCTATATCGGATCACGTACAATGCGTTTCTCGTCCCTGCAGGATAATGCTGTTGGACGTAGCACCAATCTTGACCTAGTCTCAATGACAGCTTTCAATGATACGGCCAACGACATCGGATTCGCTATTGACGAAACAGACGATATCACATCATCCGGTACTCGCACGCAAATTGCCACATACACAATCAAACCTAACGGTCAAATTGTAACAACGTTCAATAGCTCGAAATACTTCCTAGAGGTTCGTGGTACTCTGAATAAAGGACAAGTTACCCTGTTGTTTAATTCAAACAATGCATGGGCAACTGAATCCTTTGATCGTGAAGATACTAGCTATCCTTCAATCCTACGTTAATTTCTGCTCCTCCACGGCGAATAGTAGCCCAATCGGTTGATTGGGCTATTTTTGTTAGGCGGAGGCTACGGCGCGACAACTATTGCCGGCGATGATCTCCGGGTAGAATCGGCATGCACGGTAGAAACCAGAGGTGATGTAATCGGTGGATTGCATAGCCCGTCTGCTATGATCCTCGAGTGACAGCCGCTCATCTCCAAGGACAGACGGTTGAACATCGGTATATCTGAATCCGCTCTCGCCATCCTTTAGGCTTGGGCCACGCCGTGAAACTCCATTAATGTTTGTTAGCCCAGAGAACATTGCACGGTTTGTATAATCAATGTGCTCAAAGCCAAATCGGCCAAATTTTGTATCCATGTACCCAATGCAGTCAAGCACCTCTCGGGTCATCAGGAGAGCGCCACCGAATATCTGTGTCGGTATAATGTAATCTCCGTGGTCCTCCTCAGCCTCAAACGCTGTTTGGTTCAATAGCCACAGTTTGCACTCGGAGTAGTCTATCCTACGTGGAACACCAATAAATTCGATGTCGTCGTTTAGGAGGTGAATCTCGTTATGGTCTGATAGGCTCCAATCCTTCAGGGCTAGGTTGCTATTGCCAGCCACGCCTACATTAGTCAGGTTTAACCGGATGGTTGCTCCACGGTAATTCCATAGCTCGTAATTATATCCAATGTGAATCGGCGGTTCTTTACGGTAATGAGATTGCCCATTTTCCTGAAAAGATGCGTCGTCGTAGATTCTAACCTCGTCGTAGTAACCCTTTGGCACCGTGTCAAGCAGGTGGTCTAATGAACTATATCGGTTGTAGGTCAAGATAGATAAGAGGCGCGACATACCTTAAGAATACATAGCGCGCTGTATTTATAACAAGAGGTACAATGTGAGTGATTTAATTAAAAAACTTTGCGAAAACGCCACCGGCAGTAAAAAGACGTCTATTATCCCAAATGACGCGGCTGAGGTTAAGGGTGTTGAATTAGCGGATCAGGCCATTGGATTGAGTAACGACCAGGAATTTAAGAAGGACGAACGTCCAACTACCCCGGATCTGATGAGCACAACCTGGAGCCTGTCACCACCGAATTGCACACCAAGCTGGGATGTTCCATTGGCGCCAGCGCAGACTGTTGTTCATAGTCCTGCTCTTGACACTGTTCTCGGTAGAAATAACCCACAAACACCGACGCGAACAGTTCAAAATCCATCACCCGTTCCAAACGTTAACCCTGTTGAATTGGCCAAGAGAACTATGGAGTCGATGGGAGCCGGCGCGGATGGCAGTTTAATCACGAGTTTTGATCCAGCATCGATTGCTAGCCTTGAGACGAAATACCACTTTAATCCAAAGAGTTCGCACACCGTATGCTCTGCGATGAGAAACCTACTCGGAAACTAGATGAGCACTACCGGACCAATGCTTGTTAAGATGTACCGCGAGCCTGGTTGTCCGGGTGGTGAGACGGTTGAGCTGACACTCGAGAATGGTGAAGTCTTTGATCTTGACGCCGAGGAATGCCGGCAATGGTTCAGGCTTCGTGGTGCCAATATGGATGTAGTTGAGAATGCACTCGACGATTGCTGGAATTTTTGGCGGAGTGAAGTAACGATTAAGAATTACCGCGATATTCGAGTAAAACGTGCGGATGACCCAACCATATGAAGATCCTAGAAGGTGACGCGCAACCTGGATTCGACATGCCCGGCGATTCATCCACTGATCCCTGGGTGGTTGTCGCCAGAAAAAACGGCAAAGAAATTCTCCGAAAGGCGTTCTACGCTAAGAGTATGCCAGACGCCATTAACCGCGGAATCACTTCGATAGCCAGATCTATGTCTGGCACTAGCAACGCTCTTTTTGTTTCCTATGTCAAGCAACTCCGATCGGAGCAGAGGAGTAGGAAACTCTTAATATCAGCCTATCTGGCTGGATAGCCCAACCAAAGGAATCCATATGTTAAAAGACCTGCGCCATCTGTACGAAACCTTCAAAGTTCCCGTTACGGAGCCCAAACTCCGTGTACTCGCGAATGAGATGCAAAAAGTAAGTTCGAAGAGCGGAGACCAGAAACGCTAGAGAATTGTGTAACTAGACCGACCGTCATCGGTCTTTAATTTTTTGACGGCAACACCCCTATATTCTTTTCTCCCGTAAATCACGGGCTCGTAACCTCCACCTCTGTAGGTATGGATGGTGTGCCCGCCTGCCTCATAACTCTTCCTTGTAACCTCCACTAACGCATGCGCTAGATTCATAAGGCGTCTATCATCGATGTCTGATACATTAGTAGACGGGTGGATGTCAGCTATGGCCAGCGCGTCACTCTTCATATAGTTTCCACAGTAGACATACCTCTGGCTCATCAGCGCTCTAGATATCGAATAGTGCGGCCGGTATGTTTGGGCCGCCGCTAACCTTGAAAATAAGTCTGTTGCCTTATCATGAAGTGGGCATGCGACAAGGCGAAATACCGTCTTCGGAGTCTGCGTATATGACACTCGGCCAAACCGGCGTGGATCAACGTAGGCGATTCTCTGACCATCACTGAAATAGAGAATGGCATGGGTATGAATTGGAAGAAACTGGTCTGGTGCAATAACCGCTAGGCTACCACTCATGCCAAATTGAAATCGAATGTTCCACCGGATCGTCAGAATATCGTCGTCTTCGCTACAGATATAGACTGATTTACCGTACGAGAAGATGGAGCTTATTTTCCAGCCGGCCCGTACGGTACGACCTCGGTCAGATTTTGGTCGCGAATATAGAGCACCGTATTGGACACTGTCTAATGTGCAACCATTGAACGATCTAACCTTGTCCGCGAAACACGCCGCCTCAGCTACCTCAGGCATCCGTGACTCCGTCCAGAAAACCTTCCTTCATGAGATATTGAAAGAGCTGGTCGTTATGGTCTAGTGGTATGCCATTAGCGGTAATCAATATGGCATTTGAGTCCTCGTGGGAGTCGATGATTCGATCCTGACCCTTCCAGAAGATCTTGCAAATGTGTCGTGGTTTTTCGTCCATAGGTTATAACTCGTTAAAATAGACAAGGACCATCATAGCGACGAGCACGAGCACCCCTATCGCCAGGAAGGACAGTTGAACAGCGATGGGAATAAGAATTGGTAGTAGCACCCACTTCCAACCTAGGCTAAGATAACCGCCGATTTTAAGCAGCGACATCAGCAGCGTTGGAACTAAGAACGGCGTGTAATATTTCATGTGACTAGAACCTTCTCTTAACCACGATTGGATTCTCAATCTTCAGCGTAATAGCGTCGAAATTCCTCTTGGAGATGTGGCTATTTCCACTGAGGCGTGTTCCACCGGTGTACCGTTTAACCCATTCAATGCTGTTAACAAGCCGGAGATATACTGCCATGGCCTGGTCTGGTGTGCTATATGCATATGGTATGCACCAAGCATCGTTCTGTTGGTCCCATTGCAGCCAGATGTCATTCTGGCCAAGGTAATTGTTGATGATGAGATTTACATCAACATCAGCTTCGTCATGCTCGCTGTCAACCACCCGCTTCATATACCTCTGCCAAATCCTGTTGCGGTTACTGGTTGGAGCTTCGCCAATCATGCCTGAGAGATGCTTAACGCTCTTGTGCCATAGGGCAACTAGGTTGATTCGCTCTGGATCGTCCAGGTTCTCTTTAACGGCGAGGTTGTAGGTGGTGCCGTTGCTTGAGCGCCGGTTTTTAATCTTTTCCCAGATTGGAACAGGGTTATCGTATGTCCCAAGGCTGTTACCATTGATTTCAGCGAAGAATTGCATGGCTGGAGAATACACGGGCCATGATCCGTGGAAAGCTTCTTAATCGGTTTGTGCTGGGGTGCTAATTTGGGCACCTTGGAGCTGGGCGGTAAGTTTGTCCATGCGCTCCTGGGCAATCTGGCGTTTCTGCTGATCCATCTGAATATCTTTGGCCGGCCCTGGTAGGGATCCGCTATACTTCATGATAATTTCACCATAGAGATAGCGTGATTTCTCGAGAGCCATGTCCTTTACCCACACTGCACCGTAGTCATCCAACCACGAGGTCTCAGAGTAGGAGTAGTAACATTGAATTCCGGCGGTGTATTTCTCGATTGGGTTATGAATCCGGAGACAACCTTCAATATCATCGTATGTCCAATCAGGTTTAATGGAGGTAACGCGCATCCATGTTGATCGCCAGCGTAGGAAGGTGTCATAGTCGTCCATACCACGAACCATCACCGGTGCCGGCGAGATTAGGTTACCATAGAAAATTTCAGTTGGAGCTGGTCGCGTTTCGACGAAATCAACTCTGACTACACCCTGGCCAACGTCAACGCCAATGAGGTAGGATGTTGAGTCACGGCGCAATTGGCAGGCTGTCCAGCCAATCTGTGGACGCCAAATGCTGTACATGTTAAGTGAGTCAAGAATGCAATCAACAATCTGCTGCTTTGTCAGTTCCACAGTCCACACTGGTCCACCGAGTTGCCGGATGATATACGCTGCCAATTGGTCAACGGTATAACCTTTTTGCGGTAGACTATCTGGCGATAGGCTACTGTTGGTTAGTGGTCGACGTCCTGGATTACCGATGATCGTGATTGGTAATTCAGTTGATTGGTAATTCGGCATTTGATTAACTACGGCGCGGACATTGGAACTTGGCCGAGATTCACATGGGACTGGTCAACCTGTGACGCTATAACTCCGTGTAGGGATATGGTATGCCTGGCGTACTCGGCGTTAAGGTCTAGCGAGTCTTTGAGAACCTTTGCTATATCGCACAGTGGATATCCTATGCGCGCTAGTTGGAGGTTGCGCGCCTGAAGACGCTCTGTCTGTGCCATTATTTCTACGCTGTTATCGCTTTGGTCGTTCATATACAAAAGAACACTTCTGCGACTGTATTTAAACCAGAATGAATGAAGAGTGGAGTGCTATTGCTGGACAAGTTGTTACGTTGATCGTAGGGGTCGCAGGCGGGGCGTTTGCCTATCGAGCAACATCTAAGACAGTAGCAAAGGAGGAGAAGCGTGACCAGGCCGTTACACAACTAGACCAATTCTCAAGCATCATGAAGGCCAACGCCGAGTTTAGAGATGAAATACGGCGGGATCTTAAATCCACTAAGGACGAGTTAGAGGTTGCAAAGAAGCTCATCTTGACGCTCCAAGGAACAATCGAGAAGGTAAACGCAAAGAATACTCTTCTTAGTAAGATGATGGAGATATCACAGATTGAGTCCGCTGTCGTCAACGAGACCAGCTCATTCCTACGTACGCAGCTCATTGAAGTTTATAGACAATTTAAACGCGAGGATAAGATCGAAGAGGTTTACCGTGTTTGCGGCGAAGCCGACGATCGCCGCGCTAACCTTAACAGCGAAATAGAGAGCATCCGCGAGAAGATGCGACAAATTGGATCCTAAGATGAGAGTCATGATTGTTGATGACGACAATGGTTGTCGTGACATGCTTGAACAGATGATCAGGAGCAAATTTAGCGGCAGAGCCGAGGTGTGCGCGGTGAATTGCGCAAAAGATGCACTCAACGTTCTCCATGACGCTCCTGAGAGGTTCCACGTCTTTATTATTGACCTCGTCATGCCCGGCAGCATCGGTGGTGAGATTCTCGGATTGATGATTAAGGAGAGCGATCCAAACGCTGTGACCGTCCTATTTACAGGTAGCGAAGATGACGATTTCTTACCGTACTACAACTACTATAAATTTGATCTTATCCTAAGCAAGAGACGGAGCATAGAATCCTTGAACCGTATTGTGAAAATGTGTTCCGAGGTGGAAGAGAAACAACAACTGGTATAATTATAACAAGAGACATCATATGAACAACATTTTAGAAATCATCAAAACAGTGAAACCTAACGACGCCGCCTCAGTCGAGCGCGCAATGAATGAAAGCGTTGGTATCAACTTTAAAGTTGGTGATGAAGTTTGTGTTGCTGACGATCCTACCTACCAGATCGCTGGAGTTAAGGGTAAGATCAAATCCATCAATGGAAACGTTGGTGAAGTTGAATTGGCAAACGGCGCCAAGTACAATATGTCCTTGAACGTGCTCTATCGCGTTAAATAATACCACCGCTGGAAATATGAGGTCCAGCAAATCAATTCTAGAGTCCGAGCCAGTCAAGCAACGATTTGTTGACTATTTGACCGACAGGATGTCCCAGCTCGGGATAAAATTCACCGCCGTCGAACCGGAATCGCCTACCAGCTACGAGAATATCTTACATGTTAATGAGTACGAAGTATGCATCATGCAACTTCAAACCGTTGGTTACATAGATGTTTACAAGAATCTAGGCGACAATTTTAATAGCCGACCAATATCGAATGCCGCGTTCTTGATCAATCCTAAATCCTACGAGACGTGGGCGAACAAGGTGATACCCGTCATAGCTCCAAGCGAGTCAGCGGAGCACGAGATCATGGCTGAAGGCGTAGAACTGAGGCATATGAATCCGATGGAGGATCGTGTACTGTTGATCCTTGAGATGATTAAAACAACGATGATAGCCGCTGGAATTGAAATAGACCGTGTTGAGTCGTCGGAGAATTCAAGCTGTATGGCTGTTATGATAAATGATGGATCCGCGGTTTTCTTAACACCTGTTGGATCGAATGTCTATGTCCAATCCCAGAGGGATGGAAAATTAGCGCTTGAAAACAAGTTCATTACGATATATGGAACTGATAACGCCTTGACGATTCAAGCGGCAATAGACAAAATTATCGCAGAGACCTATCCAGATGAGACCTCGAGTAGCGCCGTAATGACGGAGGCAAGTATCGCATCGGAGATCTACGCTAGAATCGCCAGAAGCATCGCTGATCAGGTTAGGCCATTTGGAATGAGTTGCGAGTATAACATCATGGACTATGAAGTAACCATCGACGATGGCACTTGGATTCATTTCGCCTCAATCAGTGACATCATCTATGTTCAACCAGTACGGCATAGCCGCAGCGTTTCAGGCGCTAAGTTTAATGTTGGCTTTAATATCACCGACCACCACATCGATAGAAATGTTAGAACGATGCTGTCTATTCTATACCCGCAGCAAGTGGCTGACAAGGCGGTACTTGACGAAGCAAAACGCCTTGTCAAAAAACTCCTACAAAATCTTAATTAACTCGTCGCGAAGTTCACGGAGTTTCTCGTGAATGGCAGTCTCAGTGATTTCACGCTCGGGTGTACCGACGGCTGATTCAGACCGTTTGTGATAGAGGTTCTCTAGTTCAATAATCAGTCTTTCGTGTCTCATCATAATCCAGCCTTACGGCGCTCCTGTTCACGGTATTTGTTAAGCTCGAGTTGGAGGTCGTGATAATGATCGACGACGTCCGCTGGTACTCTCGTCAACTCCACTGTCAGTGCTCCCTCGCTCATTTGCGCTAGGTTGAACAACCTCGTCCAGTGCCCTAGTCTCTGGCCGAGTGACGCGTCGACGAAAAAAGTCGCGGTTCAATTCTAGCCGATGTGTAAATTCGTGACCGCACGAATCGCAGGTCCAGTTAACCTCGCTCGATACTCCTGGTTGAACCTCCTCAAACGAGGTTGAATAACACTCGGCATCAGATGGCGGTAGGCTATTAAACCATTTTAAAACTTCGGTGATATTGTCTGGGCGTCCGAGGTCATCGGCTGAGGTGCCAACACCATAGACACAGTATAACTTCTGTAGGACTGGCTGTGGCATCTGAACACCCTTTAGAGAGTCACCGAGCGTATCACGTTCCTCACAGGCGAGAATATCCCCAAGCGTTTGTGGGCGAATAGCGACATAGTCACCGCAGCTTGGAAGCCTGATAACATCATAGCCAATGTAACCTGCCGGCTTTGCGCCAATGCGCTCAAGGTTATCAGGGATGTCTAGCTTTGCTTTGTTAACGTGTCCACACTCTGGGCAGGTCATCTCAACCTCAATCTTACCGTTGCCGACAAGAGCGCGCGAAATCATCATTACCAAGGCGGTTTCATTGGCCAGAAAATTCTTCGGCTCAAGACCCTTAAGATCGGCGAGGAGTGGCATCATCTCAATCTGCCAGCGGATTGAACTGGACTTAACCCGGTTAAGAATCTTCATAAAACGGTTGTTGACGTCCATGTCCCATGGAAACACGGTTAACTTGCCGTCTGGAAATTTGTCCTTAGCGTACCATAGGCCGCTTGGAATATCGATATCGCGCTTGTATTTCTCGCGGGATGGACTGAAATCTGAGATGTTACTTTTGATCGCCATGGTGGTAGAACTAACTAGCGCTCAATCTCTTGCGAAATAAATGTCAATTGCACGGTGTAGCCTGATATTTGAAATCCACGAATGGTCCAACCAACCAACGTTGGAAAATAGATGGCTGTATAGCCACAGGCGTACCTCTTGTCCATGTTCGTAGTGTATTCGCCGCAATCTAGGAATATCTCTGGTCCGTAACCACGGTCATAGCAAATCCCGCCTGTCTCCGCATTCTTGGATTTGATGTCAATATCGCATAGGATAACCTTCTTAGATCGATAGAGCAGCACCGCATGCTCCGTGTTAATTGATACCCTGCCCTTGCGGGTAATCTCAATTGGTAACTTCTTCGTCTTTTTCACGGGTTACCGGTACTCCGTATGGTTACCAAGCAGACCAATGAGATTTGACCCGAGTTCGATTGACCTGTGAAGTTCGTTAATATCCATGGTCTCATGCTTGGTATGATAGTAATAGTAGGCAGCGGGAAGATTAATGCAGGCCACTCCGGTACGACGACGAACGATTGCGGTATCTGTCCACGGATGGTGAGCGAAGTTAGTAATGCCAAACCCGACGAGCTGTGGGTGTACAATTCTCCAGAATTCTCCATCGGGATCAGATAGCATCGTGCCGTCGTTTGAGATTGACACGGTGTCAATACCAGGACTGTCGTACTCAATAGCGTACTGAACACCTTTAAACCACTCCTCTGGTGCGGCCTTTGACCCAATGCAGTAGATTTCTTCGCCGACAAAAAATGCGGCCTTGATGTTATCATGCGACTCGAGAAGTTTAAGGCAGGCGTAAATTCCGCACTTATCGTCTGCACCTAATCCGCAAGGCCTGCCAGTTTCACCTAATCCAGTGGCGGTTGAGCCAATCCAAACAACTTCCTTCGGTGGTTCCTTAAATACGGTGTCCGTGTGGCAGCAAACCATTGGCCATGGACCAGGTCCGCGAGTTACGAGAATATTGCCTATCTCATCCCGTTGCACACTGCAACCAGGCAGTCTGGTGTGCACAGCGTTAATAATCCACTGAACCATTGCCTCCTCACAACCTGAGTAGGTTCTCATATGGAACAGTTTCTCGATTAGGTCTCGCTCAATTGTCATAGCTTCTTTCATACAGTAGGATACACGCTAGTGCAGTATTGGTAAGTTATTCCTCAAGCATCGCTTCATCAGCTAATTCCCGTGGGTTGACTAGTGCAATGACTTTGTTCACCTCCAGCTTCCACGAGTCTGCGGAGGTTTCATTGGCGACAAACTCTGTCTCTGAGGTTTCCATGCCAGTATTGTCGCTATTTGAGATGGAGGTCACCATGGACCACTGGCCCTTATGGACCCTTACACGGATTCTCCGGGTAACAATCGTCACGCGCTTCGCCAATCTTTCGCTGGAGACCTTGGCATCGTCTTCACGTTGGGTAATAAGGAATTCATGCATGTCCTGCTTACAGTGCGGTATCATGCTCCAAACTAGATTGAACCATGGTCGAAGATCTGGCACGTTATGCCTCCGCCATTAGTGCTGCCTCGGCCATCATCCTTGGTCTAATCTTCTTTAGGATCTCCTCAGCGTTAGACTTCCAAACCTCTAGGACGTAGAGCAACTCACCATCCTTGCGGCGCAGGTTTGTGACTAGCTTGGTGCACATGTTATTTGGACCAGGCCCAAGATCTATGACAATATCGATGGATATGAACCACCGACCACCGTCGCCCTCAACCTCACAGAACCATGCACATCCCTGCGTTCTTATCGGGTGTAGCTTGTCGTCCCGTAACTCCTCACCTGTGGCTCGTAGCCAATCGCGCGTAAGCACGCTGGCGAGGTTGTCTGCGGTGAGGGAGTGATACTGGATGATTTGCTTATTACCGTCTGGACTATAGCCCTGTATATTTGATGCCATAGTGTCAAATAGTGGAGCGATCCTCGTTGCATCCGCGGTGGTCTGACCAATTATTCGTGGCTGCTGGTGCGCTGAATACTGGGCCATCCGTATGGCGGCGGTGGTACACTCGATTCTTCGTGGTTGTTGGCGTGCTGGCATATGGGATCCTCATAATTTATTCATGTTCTTTATAGTCGAAATTTGCTTATCAACCTCAGCGAACGTCTTAACCGTGGCTACGACGTCTCGTTTTTGTGCACCGCACGTCGTGCATACATAGATGTGCAACTCGTTGTGAGTGTCCTGCTTCCACTCCGTCCACTCACGGACAAAAAACCAATTGTGTTTGCAAAACATTCTGCGGATGAAATTCATTTCAACGCCTTAATTTTGCCTGCACTAAGCTTCAACCGCGAGACCAACCGGCTTCTCGTAGATGGGTGCTCCAGTGATACCACTGGCTTAACATCAACAAAGTCACCAGGTTCTATTCCAAGCGCCTGAAGAACTGACGTGGGTAGAATAACTGTGCCGTCTAGAATATCTCCACATCCTCTCCTCGAGCAAATTTCAAGGAGCTCAGCCGGTATTCTTGACACCTCGCGAACCAATCTCTGATTTCCAATGGTGATGGAGACACTCTGTCCAGGTTTAACACCGATCTTATTCCTAGCACTTTCACTCATCCGGCATTTGATGCCATGAGCCGCGATATGATTTACACGATATTGCATATCGTAGAGTACACCATAGGCGCCGTGTGGAAAGAGAGTCTTTCCATGGGTCCTGGCCCGTGTATTCTCCACCTATGATAGCGCTGACGGATGACATGGAGCTTGGACTAAAGAATTTTGGCGCCGAGCGCATCGCCATCACGGTGCGCGCGGAGGAAGATTTCTGGGCGGAGTTCTATTTCAGCGGATCGTTGTATAGAGTAAACGTCGAGAACAGTGAACGGTGGTATCAATACTTTGTTACATTACGTCGAGGCCAAATGCAAAGCGAATGGCATCGTCCAGTTTACCGTCTCGCGGTTATACACACCGCGAATGTACCAATGCGCGATGGAGCGAAGGCGATAATAGGCAGCATTCTGCCGGTGATCAACCCTGAGTTGGCTGCTAACCTCACGCTACTAGACGAGTAGCGTTCGCTGGGTAGCTGCCTCCAACTGTTTTTCCTCCCACGATTGCCGCTTACCCCTAGTTCTCACGAGTAGCATGAGCGTTGGTACCGATAGTTTCAACACATGGCCATGCTCCCACGAGCTATACCCTAATGCCTCAACACATTCATCGACCACCTTGTTCCATTCTTCCTGCGCATCCGAGGCTAATTTCCGCAGGACGTCAGCATCCTTCAACAGATCAACGCCAAGGTTCCTGTTCTTGTCATAGTTGCTCTGATGATTGCGTTCATGCCGCTTCATGACTCGTGTCGCCTCGCTATACCTCCGGTATAGGCTCTTCCATTGCTCCACGAAGTCTAGGTAATTCTTCTTGCTCTGGAAGGCGATGTTGCTGTGCCAGTGGAAGGCGATGTCTACCTTCTTTTCCTTGTCTTCGCTAGTTGTTACTGTGATGTATTCTTTTAGTGTCATGGGTTTCCTTTCTTTTTGATTCAGTGAATAGACTGAATCGTTTGGTTATGGTGTGCACCTGCGCCTTTCTACAAGGGCCGATGCCTAAAGCTGTGATGGTACTGACTCCGTTGAAAACAGTGTACCCAAGGTCCGTTATGAGTGCACATGGCAGTCCAAGTCTCTGGGCCTGTGCATAGGCAAGGAGGAGGTGGTCTAGTGATGGAGCGGCAAGGCAGACTTTAATGCCATGTGAATCGCCACGATATTCAGCGGCAATCTATGGGTCATCTTTTAGACAATTAAGGTAGGAGTCTAAATATGAGTGACCAGCTTGTGACGCCACCTTCCCAGAATTCATTGGAAGATCAGACCGCACAATGGCGTAAAGTCTGAGTGGATCAGGGTCTCTTGCGATCTATGGTCGAACGTGTTGCATGTTATAAGAACACCGGTTGGTTTTTATTTTCTTCGATTTGAGCGAAAAGATTTTCCAGTATGTCCATGGCCTGACCAAGTCCAGCACGGTCGTCAAGCAGCAGGTTGTAGAATATTTTACCTGTTTGACCGTATGGCAGGTCAACTGGGTTACGGTTAATGCCGTCAGGAGTAACTCCAATGTAGCTGCGCCAGTATTCGTAGATCTCGCCGTACCGGTGCTCTGGAGACGCGGTAAAGATTACGACATAGAAACCAGCGGCACGGCATTCACGGACGAGGCCAATGGCCCTATCGTAGATGTGGCCCTTCCTATGGAAGTCAAAAACCGTGTCATCGTGATCTACGGCGATAATAAGCTTCGGCGTCTTGGTGTACTGCTCACGCAGGCGGTTAGAGGCTACGATGGTGCTTGAATATGGATCGATCATAAGGTATCTCGTAGAACTCTATTCGGCGAGGATGGACATGTCGGCGGCGCGAGTCGGATCTACTATAGCCAGTGTCTTCATAACAACTTCTTCTGGTGAGGTGGTGCGCCAATCGTAGGCGAACGATCCAACTGGTCTATACCGGTTCCAGGCAGAGTACCAACTAAGGATCGACACCTCGTGATGGAAATTAGCGGCGCGGTCGATATAGATCTTGAGACGATTTTCTGACATCAAGCTCATCGGTAGGTGGCAATGCCAGAGGCACGTCTGTGCACTGGCGTGGTGGGATACTGTGGCCAAGCCAAAAAACTTCGATAGCACAGCACTGACGTCCTTTTGTACGGCAACCTCATCTGGTATAATTGGCATAAGTTACTCCGCCATAGCAGCGTTATTAGCACCTCGTTCTGGGTCAATAGTAGACCAGACGTGGTCAACCACCAGGCTGTAATCGTAATCGACGACATCTGCCACTACCGCCAGTTCAGAACCAGAGTTCCAACACCCTTCGGCCATGTTCCACACGTACGTGCCTATTGTTATGTGACTATCCATAAACTGCTGAAATTGAATCAGCATGCTACCATTCGGTCTTTCATGTCTTATACATAGAAACTGGAGAAGCGCTGGAAAACCATCAGCGGTTGACCTCTTCCAACCGTCGCACGGACCGGCCAGCAACTCGTCCCTTATGCGGATCATTTCTCCGGTCGTTACAATCATAAGTTAGGAGAGCCTGACGCGGGTTGAACGCGCATATGCCGAGGTTAGAATTCGGTGCATTACCATTATGCTACAGGCTCGTAAAATTAGAACATTAGCGTCGAAGCTTGGCGGAGAAGACAACCGTGCCGTCTTCGTCATAGGACATAAACGGTCGTTCCTTCTGCTCCTCCTGGTCGCTCCACATTGCATTAAACACTACCTCAGACTCCATGAAGGTAATTGGTCGTGTTGGTTGTTGAACGGCTAACACCGCTAGTATTAAGATGGTTTTCATGTCTCCTTGTTTTAGTGGAACTCTACTCGCCTACGATCGCCTGGTTAGCGGCAGCGGTAGGATCTAATACGGACAAAACTTTACCTAGAATCACGTCTAAATCTTCGGCGTGTGGTACGATTCTGATGGATGCTGTACCGTCGTAGTTGTCGAAATATGGGCTAAATTTAAACACCGTTAGGAGGACCACTCCACCATCGGAGCGGTCTATGTCTATTTTTATGCTACCTTCCGGCGGGTTCGCCTCCGTGGGATGCTGGCGCAGGCACAGGCTAGAACTAAACATGCGGGTGTAATCAAGGTGTAGGCTGTGGGCGGCGGCTATCCGCCTGGCTAATTCGAGTATCGTAAACATATGGTTATCGTTTAACCTTGCCGAGCAGCGCACCAACTACCCGGTTGGCAGTCTCCTCAGGTGTCGATCTGGCGTACTCACGTTTCAGTGGTGATCGGTACTCGCGAAGTTTATAGACCTCAAAGGACGTGGCGGTGGCGAGAATTGCTCCGTCGGCGATGCGGATTAGTCTCATGGTGTAGGCTGGTCGTACCTCTGATCGGCTACCTTCAACCGTCTCGTAGGTTACGGAGTATGGAGAGACGGTGACATCTAGGTCGTACTCGGCAGACTGGAAGGCCTGTGCATCTCGCTTGCGGCTATCAGATTGAACTGGCGTGATAAACCCGGACTGAACCTCGAGTGATTCCGTCTTCACAATTTTTACGATATCCCGACTGATTACCGTGTAACCGTTCTCAGATAGAAGTGATTCAATGATTGACCTAACCTCTGGTTCGTTGCTGGAGAAGTCCAATGTCTCAGGTGCAAACGTGCGGTTTGAGGCGGTCTCCAGTCGTTCACCACCACGTCCAGATACCTGCTGTGGTATGACGAATGGGTTGTTTGACGGGATAGAATCGCCAACCGTCTTAATGGACCGTTGATGCTCGGATTGGGTTTCAGATCCACCGTTCGGGATGGCCTGGTTGATACGAACCGCGACTGTTTGGGAAATGGCCACCGTGGAGATGGCTAACAACAGCGCTAAGGTTTTGGGTAGGTGCATAGTAGAGAATACATGCACCGCGCATGGTGGAAACTAGAAAATGCCGTCGTATACTAACTGCTGAATGTGTTCCTCAACATCGCTTGGCATGTCAGTACCAAACTTCTCAGTCCAGCGTTGCTGATGCATTAGGACAATGCGGTCAACCGAGTCATCAGAATTGCGCTTGGCGTAGGACCAAACCACCTTGTCGTTGATGAGTTTATTGAAGAAATCTCTGGCTACTTTCTTGGCATTTTTGGACTCGCCAATGGCACGCTTCGCGGCTAGGGCTATTGATTGGTGCTTTGCATCCTGAGCCGCATCACTAGCAGCAAGACCTTCGCCGTCATCATCAAAATCAACCATAACGGTATGGATAACCTTCTTGCCATCAGGCGAGACAAGACCAACCTTAACATACCCGTCTCCGGTAACCATGGCACATTTAGTAACGGTGCCACAACCGTCGGCCAGCTTAACAGGCTCATCCAAGTCATCTACCTCATCGTAGGAGTCAATAGATTCTCCAGGTCCACATGCCTCCTCGAGAGCGGCCTCTTCGTCATGCTGGGACCAGACAACCTCGTATCGAGTGCCGGTCGATCTGTCGTCAATTGGGTTACCCCAACCACCGCCAACCTGGGAGCCAACATCCTGGCCAAAATTCTCTTCGGCGTCCAACCTAGCAATTTTAATAATTGCATCAAAGTCGGTGCCGGCTGGCGCTGGAATGGTTTTACCGTCCTTGGACACGGCCACAACCGTTGTCGTTGATTCACTCGCCCCAGTCTCTGAGCTGCGAATGGAGTATATGTTTCCACCGGTCTCAACGATGGCGGCAAAAGTGTACATCTCGTCGTCACTCGGCGGAGTTAACCACCGAACGGTCGCGTCTGATTCTCCAAGCAACCTACTGACAAGCTGCTTGGGCGCGGTCTCTTCCTTCCCAGTCTTTGGCCTAACCAATGAACCGTCAATCTTGATCTTGTCATAGACCAACTTCTTATACTGGTCATGCATTGCTACGGCGATGTATTGTTTTGTGATACCCTTGTCGCAGGTGTAGCGGGTGTAAAGTCTAAACTCTTTGCCGTTCAACTTAGCGGGCAGTTCGATCTCGTAGAGACCAGCTTTGCTGTCCCTCTCGACGTCGTTGATCTTTGTGCCAGCCTCCTTAGGAATAGTGATGTATAGCGTTCCAACCTTCTCGGTGGATTCAAAAAGCTGTTCAATAATCTGGCATGAGCGGTTCATGGAATAACTACACGATATGGAGTGGAGCCGGTGGCCGTAATCGAAACGGCGACTTTCGTATCCGGTTTACAAAACCGCTATTCTACCACTGAATTACACCGGCGTAAAGATTAACTATCTAGCAAGAACTCAACTAACATCTCGGCCTTATCGTCAGAGATGTCAAATCGAACATTCTCTAGCCTACCAAACTTCGTTTTAGCGCTGGATACGTCGCCAAACATGTGAGCCGTTTTGCCATACGCACCGGATACCCGAGTGTTAGACATCCAGCGATGCACGACGTACCCTCTTGAAGCAGCGTCAGCTTTAATCTTCTTAAAGAGCCATTTTACGGCCTTAAATCCAAAATCTACTCCGGCGGCATCCTCACGTCCACTATTCGACCAAACTGGCACCGCGCGATTCGCACTAGTGGCTGGATAGATATGCGCGATTTGCGTTGTGTGGTTGTTCACTGACAGGAAGTACATCACCTCAAGAACAGGGCCTCGGCTGTCAGAGACAACTGCTTTTATGCACGAGATATGGTCGGAGTGCGACAAAACAGCCGGCTCAAACGTCAATTCATTCTCGGGATCCTGGTACGCCTCGAGTACTAGAAACATGCCTTTTTGCGTTGTGGACCAGTGGTGTGGATCTGCCATAGTAGTAAGAACACCTATCGTTCACCAACAGAGTTCTACCTGGCATGAAAGCTATCGACCACCCTATCATCAACGAAATTAAACGTCTGATGGCTGAAAAACTACCCGGATTCGAGACTCTAGATACTACACAAGAGGAGTCGCGCGACGTTCATAACTTCTGCTACGCCCATGATAATCTTCTCGACGAGCCATGCACTCCGCTATACATAGGATGGAGGGTGTCCAGACGTTCCGCGGATCATGGGTGGTTGCTATATCTCATCGTTTCAGCGCACTCAGAGAACAACGTGCTTCTGCGCGCCCTTCAACTTATCTATCCCGATGTGCCTATGGTTGAGAATGGCGCCGCTGAGTACGTCCAAGCAGTCTCTGATCGCGTTGAATTATTTAAGCGCCTTGACAAATCTGGTATGCTGGACTCCCACGTGACGATGTGCCAATCCTAGACCATAGAAGATCCATGCTTATCCAGGTTATTGCCAATCATATGGCAGTTATGATGCTCCGTGCACCTAGCGGCCAGCGGGTTAGCAGTTTGGTGGTTACTCAACGATTATGGCATCACTCGCAGCCAGTGATGGAAATAACCACGATTTAACTGCGTCTAGAGTGGTGTCTGTGCACCGAGTTATGTATCCACCGCGGCCCGTATGTTCCCACAGGAACATTACCGGCCAACGGTCATGATTGGCACGCTGTACACCTAACCGGTACTTTAGCCCGTGGTGAATGAAATCCACTGTCATCCCACATCGGCTATTTGCTTCTACAACCTCTACGCCAGTAACTAACTCCGAGTTTAGGATACCGAGGCGGTAGATTACCCGCCAATTGTCAACACCAACCTGATCGGTGGTGACTGGTGGAGAATCGGCGCTATTCATCGTCATCACCGTGATGGTCAACGCGTCTCCAGTTCTTCTTCGCCATAATTGCACCTACCTCGTCAAAGTGAATTGGAGCGTAGTTGTGGCAGTCTACTCCGCAGTCGAATGATAGGGAATGTATGTCATCCTTCAATGTACCGTGGCTGTGCCCATAGAGGTGCCATGCACCGCTATGTGACTTGTTCCAGACCTTCATCGCGTAATGTCCAAGAGTAAGACGCTGCCGGTTAATCCTGATCTCAATGAAACCGGCGCGATAGCTTGCAAATTTAGAGGCTAATTTACGGGCAATTGAGTCATGATTGCCTTCGACGAGATGAATCCTGCCGTTTAATCGATGGAGGATGTTTCTGGCCTTTTCAGCGTCTCCAAGCGCGAAATCTCCGAGGTGGTAGACGTGATCCTTCAATCCAACTCGAGCATTCCAATTTGCGATCAGAGTCTCGTCCATCTCGGTAACATGCTTAAACGGGCGTTTGCAATACCGAATGATGTTATCGTGACAGAAGTGGGTGTCTGAGGTAAAGAACGTGTTCATGATGTAAATCAGTCTACTCGGTTAGCACCTCGGTCTCGGCGCTTTCAGATGGTTCAAGCGTGGCATGCACCCAATTGAATATCTCGTCAATGCGATCCGCCGTGTCCATTGTGAACACTTTACTGGTTTGTTCGATATACTTACCTCTAATGGTAACGCTGCACACTGCGACATACCTGAGAAGAACCGTGTCAAACGTGTCTATGGAGTGAATCTTCATGTTAGCGATTCCATCATCCCAGTGCTTGCACCCGCGAAGGTGCTCACCAAGCTGGTATTTATGCGGCAGGTGAGATTGGGCCTGGTCATCCGGTCCAAAGTTCCATTCCTTAAACACGACTGGAATAGACCCGATCAGCGCCTTAGTCGTATATGACGAGTTGCCGAAGAAAGTTCCGCGTTTAAAATCGTCTTTCAGAAGCTCTATTGGCGCTCTACTGATAGGCATACGCTCTCCTAACCGGCGGCTTTCTTACGTTTCCGTGCTGGTCCACCAGGTTCATGGCGAAAGCTGTCTTTATCGTATCCGTGGGCGGCGATCCGGTATTTGTCGGCTACCTTAACGGTCTCCTTATCCTTAGGCGACAGGTAGCTGTGAATCTTTGAGAAGATCATTGAGGCATCCTGGTAGAAACCGATCTTTCGTAGTGACGGGTTTACGGTAATGCTTGACGATCCATGTCGCCAACCGGCGACCAGTATTACTGGAGATTCGTACGCCTTGTGAATAAGATCAGCAGCAGCATGACGGGCACCGTATCCACCACCCCATGGACCGTACATCCAAGATAGTTTCCTGCTCTTGATTTTTCGGGTGGATACCGCCTCAGCCTCCTTCTCGGAGATAATTCTAACGAGATCGCTGGTGGTGTCATAGACAATCACCCATATTTCACCGCAGAATAGAAGTGTGTCAGATAACTCGTGGCTCTCAATGTGCCGAAAGCCTAGTAGATCTGCGGCGGTGGTTATTTTCTTGTCTGTAATTCTGTTTAGTCCTTCCGCTGGTCCGTCTCCTCGCCGAACGTGGAAATACTTAACACTCCGTCTGTTCCATGCCACGGTTTTATCGATGCCGTAGGAGGCTGCCTTGTCGTAGTAATCCTTAAAGTCAGAGTTGATGATCATCTAGCTCTCCATGTGAACATTGGCCAACCAGTACTCTTTCGCCTTTATCGGGTTATTGTCAAACTTGAGCGCGACCATCGCCGTGTTGTTTAACATCCACTCCATGAACCGTACATCAAATGCACGGTTCTGGTCGAGAAATTTGCGGATAGCGTGGCAGCAGACGTCAACGTAGTCATCGACCATCTCAGTCTCCTGCGCCTCTTCGATTAGCTTCAATAGTTTCGCAGCCTCTGAATCGTATTTGCTCATGGTGTTCCTTTTAGTGCGTGGTTTATGCAGCCGAAATTTTCCGGCATTGTGCGGGCGTATCGCAGGCAATGCTTTGATCCGTGACTCGACTCCCAGTAGTCAACACAAGTATCACAGCGCATGCTAGCTCGGGCCTCATCTGCACCCGCCTGCCTGGCCTTCAAGACCAGTAGGTTAATCTTGGCGGCCATAGATTCGGCAACACCGTCGCCAACTGAGAACCGGTACATATCTGAGAGGTCCTTGTCGGCCTCAGCAAAGTTAAAGCCACTCATGGTTTCTCCGCGGTGTACTCTTTAATAGGATCCCAAGTAGTACCACCACGATGGACGGTACGATCCTTAAGGTAGACAATGGTGATAATTCCGTCGTTCGAGGCGGCTAAATCCTCAGCGGATACCGTCTCCATTAGCAGCAATGTGCCGTCTTCAAATATTACAAGGTAGTCCATGGAGGTAGAATACACCGCTCATCGGTGGTGGAAAGAACATTATGAAGCCCGTTGACTGGGGCGAGAAGGATGGGCTTCGTGAAGGCGGTAATCAGTTCCATCAACACCCATAAGATTAGTACCAGGTACGGACAGGGCAAGATGCATCTCGCCGTTAACTAACACTGGCGAGTCCAGGTGAACAATGTAATTGAAGATGACGCCTTCGCTGGATATACCGTAAACTGTTCCATTTTTGCCATCCATAAGCTCACTCCATCTAAACGTTACTACCCGTGTTAGCATTGGAATAGGGAGATGGAAGGATGGCTTGTTCATGCCAGTAGAATACACCTCCAATGGAATGTGGAAAGATTAAGCCGGTTAGACAGAATGCTACCGAGCGACGCGGTATCCGTCAGCGTCTCTGCGGATACCGTTGGCACGTTCGAATCGATTGATAAGAGGAAGCAATCCCTTAAATGCGGTGTTGTCGAGGTCGTGAGCAGCTGGAGCGCCGTTGTTCAACCAGTCCTCAAGAGCGTTCTCAACGGACCCGTAAACAAGAATGATTCCCTTAAGAATGGCCTCAACATGCGGTGTAAAGTTAAGGAATTTCTCTGCTTCGGCCTGTGTGAAGGCGATACCCGACCCGTCCATGTCCTTCTCAACGAGAAGACCGAGAACCTCATCATATAATCTAGCGAGAGCAATTTCGTCCTTATTCGCCCTAATAGCGCTGTATGTTGGCTGCGCGAACTTGGCCCATCCAATGCTCTTGTGCGACTCGTTGATGATCTTACTTAAAATGTGGCGACTCTTCATAGGTTTAAATACTCCGGTTAACTCCGACAACAGCTCGGTCTCAGCTGCCCGTCCAGGATATAGGGCCGTCCAAACATCCTCAACCGATGGATCCATGCCAATTACGATGTACCACGCGTTATCTCGCCATGTGGTTAGCGCCATTATCATACCGGTATGGTACATCCGAAGGCGGTATAGCTTTCCATCCAGGGAGAATTGGACGCCACTGGTAACACTAGGTGCAGATTATGAGACTACTTTTCCAATGTCCTGTAGATCCAGATCCGTAATCGTCTTCCACCGCCGCGGTCCAAGGTTCGCCTGCGATATTGGTTTCAAATCTTCTATGGGCTAACTATTCCTGTGAGATGGCACCCTCCGCGGTCATTGTCGGGTAGAGGTGCGCTAGAATCATCTCGTCCGTCGGCTCACTGAGGTAGGTCATTCTTGCACCCATGGAGTGGAGGCTAATAACTTTTCCACGCCCGTCCAGGTTTATGCACCAACATACATCCTGCGCGCTGAAGTCAATCCAGGTACCCATCACTGACGACCCGGACCTCGTTTCCAACGTGTCTAGTCTGGTGATGCCAATTCTATCTAAGGTGGCCCTGTGCACCTTGCTAATAAAGGTCTTTGGGAGAATCGTAGGGTTATTCGTCCATAATCGAGCTCTCCGCGACCTCGGTTGGGAATAGCGTTGATCGGATGGCCTCAGGTGCGCCAGAGACGTGCAGCGGTTTCCAGGTAGTGCCTGCCGTGTGCAGGGCAAAAACGAACAGATTTATCCGCGCCACTGGACTAATGGACGTAATTTCCGCCTTGAAAAGATCCTCCCCGACGTGGAACGTAACCTTAGCCACGCGCCTGTGATGGAGGTACGTTGAACTACGAATCGAGGCAATTATGCCATATACGGCCGCCGAATCCAATATACCAATCCTTCTAACCACCTCGTGCTCCTCAGTGGTAAGATTTTCAAGGCCAACTGGCGTCAATACATCACCGGATTTGGTTGGCACCCTATTCATCTATGACACTCCTTTGGGCCTCAGTACCTGGGTCCAACGCCGTAATGGCCATCCTAAAAGTTACCGCATACTTTCCTGGGCCATTGCAGGCCAGCGTAACAGTGTCAAGACCACCAGTTCGCAATATGGTGATCCACTCACATCCACGGTCATACACCACCTCCACGGATTCTTTCCGGCCATCGTCTAGGCGTGCGTAGACAAAAACCTGAACTATCACAGTCGTCCGGTAGGCGTCGTATTTGAACCCGAGTCCCTCTATTCTCGTGGCAAATATCTTGAGTTCGTCGATGAAGCGGCTATAGGACCAGTCCGTGAATGGCGTTCCACCTTGGATTATGTCAGGTTCACTCATTTAACAATGCCTCGTTGGCTGCTAACCATGGGAAGAGGTGCAACTTGATATCAGCCGCGCTATCTTTTACGGTTACGATTTGCCAGTGCGGTTTATCCCAGTACTCATCCGGTGACGTTGGCCACCTATATAGGGCGAGTATCCCACCACGCTTGCTGACGAAGAGATAGTGCTGCTCCGTTACGGCCGTGAAATAAACGTTCGCAAACTCTCCCGTCATCTCAACCGTGACGTCCGTTGCCTCTAGGATACCGCATGCACGTACTGTGTCGTACTGCTCCTTGCTGAGGCAACTCAGCCGTTCCATGTTCTCTGTCATACGGTAGAGTACATCGCGTCCGTCGCATGGAAAGCAGGCCTATTTGGACGGTGTACCCTTAACGGTAAAACAGGACATGTAATAATTGACACCTTCCTCCTGGCTAGATACCTCGGGAATAATAGCGTTGATGTCTGGCCGTACTATGTCAAGAATGTATAGATCACCAACCTGCTCACGGATGTACTTTAGCAGGTCAGCAACTCCACCGAATCTGCGAACGCAACAGATATACAGCCTATCGCCAACCTTGGTTGTTGGACTATAGATGTAATTTAACCCGGTAACTCCGAGACTGTCCAGTAGTTCCTTGGACACATATTTGATAATAAGCTTCATCCTCCATAGAACCACAAATCACGACCTAGCGGTTTAGATACCTCTGGACTAGGGCCTCAGCCATAATCTCGCTATTAGCGGCTTCACCAGGGTGTAAAATAGCGAATACTTCCTCGTCTGACGGGCGGTAACCTGTCACTGCCTGCCAGAGTAAATCCCTATATGCGTACATCATTAACACCTGGCCGTGGTGCATAAGCCTTAACCGGTAGTAATTTCCGCCGACCTTGAACTGCACTGATATTATGGTGTCGCGTGGCTTTGGTGAAACTTTGCCGTGGTATATGCATTTGTCCTGTAACCCAAGCCAACCAAGTGTCCTCCAACGTGCAGGGCCAACGTTCTTCTCTGTTATCCGGTACTTGCCTGCTGACTCCGACATAACCGAATCATCCGCCTTTCTACCATGATACCGCTCCACATAGGGTAATATAAAGGCCCACCCTGTGCTGTCTAGGTTGTAGGCCTGCGGAGCATCACCACCATCATTGAATGCATCAACCATGTCCTTAGCCGTACCATACACATCTCTGACGTAACGGATTAGATCCATGGACAGATTCCTATCGGCCAGTAACTCCGAGGCCCCAGCCCTACCTAACCCCATGCCACCATCATCCGTGGCCAAAAAAGCATACATCTCATCATAGATTATCCGTAGCTCGGTATCCGCAACCCCCAGTGATACATGGGCCTCCACGGCGTATCTCTTCACATAATGACCTATCCATTCATTCTTGTTCACGGACTAACTATCACCAAATCTATCCCATGTATAACCACCACCTGACCCTCATGTCGGTATCTCCGTAACACCCGCACCAGTCGGATCATACCCTGCCGTGGTGTATAGGCCCAAACCGTGCCTCGCCTGGCATGCTCCCTACTGCCGGCCGTGTAACGTACTCTGTAGGCCAGTTCCATAGGCTACTCAGTCATAATCTCGAGGTCAGCGGCCACCCCCGGGAATATCATGGCACGGACGCTCTCTACCACCATATCCATGGCTATATCTCCGGAGGCACGTGGCATGCCAATATTAACATAGGTGGTATGGCCATCGGTTTCTACAGCGTTCCGTCCTACCACCCATCTCTGTAGGAAGTGTATCTTTCCATTCTTGAGCATGCCTAGGTAGTATCGTCTATTCTCTACCGTGAACAGGATGTCTCCAGCACTGTTTATGACGACATCCACAGCTAGGTCAAGTATGCCTATACCCTCTACTACAGCTAATTGGTCGGCCGTTAAATTGTTGCGTGGTTTATCCGTACCCATATTAGTAGAACATGCTGTTAATGGGATATGGCCTGCCCTGTGGCCCAAGCTTCGAACGTATGTTCAACGGTGCGCCTAGAGGTCCTCATGGAGGAAGTACGGTTGGCATTTACCCGGTGGACGTGGAGGTGTTACCATGCCGCGGAGGTATGAACCTATAGCTGCTGGCTCGGTTGCCCTTAAGGGCAACCTTAGTTGTCCGTGGGCTTGCATCGTATAGATGACACGGCTAGTAGCTGAGCAGCATGATTCACGTAGCCGACGACTCTTCGTCTTCCTTTTTCACGGCTGGTTGGAGGTATGCCTAGTCTCCATATTCGGCGAATCACTATCCGATACTCATCCTTCTACTACCTAGCACTACGCTGTGCTAGACTTTCGGCTCCCAACAAACGTATCACTGTAGATCCATATCCACGAGAACTTGACTGGCACGAGTGCCTGACCTAGCGAGATCACCATGTTACTGGTGCCCTAAAGATTAATAGTGGGTGTATGTTCTCGACACCCATAGCTACAGCATAGTCCCATTTGGGCAGCCTATGCCTTACGTTTGTTCTAACTGAGACCGGGCCGATTCACCGTTGAGGTGGTCTCGAACTGAGCAGCGTTTATGCAATACTCAATTCAGCTATTACATCGGTTAGGCGATGTAGTGATTTGGAGGGATAACATTTTGTCCTGGGTAGACTGACGGGGAGATCTGCACCGGGTCCATTCTCAGTATGGCATAGGCCAGTCTCATTGTACTGCAACTCCTCAGGGGATAGTTGATCCTTGATGTAAGAATACAAGGTGTGTTGGAAACTCTTTAAATGACAACCTCTAATCTTGATCTGCGACTTGCCGCATACCGAAGTGCCGCAGCAACTCGTGAAATGGTGTGCCGCGGACGTTTTGCCGGGTCAACTGCTGCATATGATACGGTTTGTTCAGTGGTATCATTTGGAACGATGTGCTTTAGCTTGCGACCATGATGGGTAACAACCACGCGCCCATTAGCATTGATGGCGCGCAACCCTGTTACACTGCACCTAGACGTTGTGTCTGACTTGAGATGAAACGTGGAGTGGTGCCAATTGTCACCGGATTTTGATTTAGAAATAGCAACTACGATACGAAACTTATAGGGCATGGGAGGTTAAGTACTGCCATGCCATATATGGCGTGCAGAGGATTATATATGGACTAGAGGATCAAATCCTTGGGCCAATTGTTACTCGCTGAGGATAACTTTGTTGGCCTCTCGTGACATCATTCTTTTGAATAACCTAGACACACGTTTCCGCAACATGTCGAGATTAAGACTCTTTACTCGGTGTATGGACAGGTAGTACCAAAGGGTCCCATATTTTACAAACCTATTTGACCGCACCATTAACCTAATCTTGCGATTACTGGAGGTTACGATATATCTAGCACGCAGGTTTTCGCCAATAGTCACGTTTCCAGATGCAATCCAGTGAGATTCGCCAACCTTAACAGTGCACTGACTTACTGCGTCAATGTTACCACGCTCGTCAATCCGTGTTAACACTGCCGTAAAGTAGTCGTCAGATGGTAACGAAAACTTACTCATCCTCTCGACGAGAGCCCGTTGCTCAATTGAGCTTAGAGCCTGGTAGGATGACAATACCAGGTCCACCGGGGTATTAACCTTCATCTTACTCACCGAGCAACTCCTGTTCGGCTAGACGGCGTTGATAGCGGTTGAAACTACGAACACCTAATTTGCATAGGTTCTTAACCTTAGTCTTTGGAACAGCGACCAGCCAGTGCATCCCGCCTAGTTCACACCACCGACCTACGGGCAGTATGCTCATATAGCAACCACCAAATGGCCCTTCAAACGCTGTTCTACCGCCGGTGATGTTTAACCTCACCGACACGTCTTTGCGACTAATAACCAGAGTTGCAAATTCGCACGTTCCACAGGACAGGTCGTATGTTTTGTGGTGGGTGTAACCTGGATAGTAATTGTTTATGGCCAGCGGTCTGGTTGGCGAGCTATCCGAACTGCAGTATATGATAACCGGGACAGGCTCGTTGCTCGCCTCCGCCGCAGCCCAGTAATTTCTTGGATGACTATCGTCCATATCGCTAGAACCAATAAACCTAAAAATAGATGCATGGGGTTCTGTATTTAATCTATGCCTGAAAACTGCACCTGCAACGGAAAATATGACGATTTACAGCGAAGATTCGCCGCGTTAAGAGACAACCTCACAGGTACTCTGGCCTCCTATCTGTTCGATAGCAACCTTGGACACGACTATGTGCCTATTACGGAGGTGCACTCACGGGAGAGCAGGTTAAATCAGATTGAGGCAATTGCCAATCTTCTGCTTGCCTCTGGCAACCTTAAGGAGATGGAGAGCGACTGGGTTAAGTCAATTCTTTCATTCGCACACAGCTCATCCACGATAACCGCACAGGTAAATCAAACCGATGCTGAAGTTATATCAAAGCTAGCTGATAGCCTATCCACAATGAAAAAACTCACCGGCAGCGAAGCAGCTGAACTTCTGCGATCCGCGCTAGGCACTGCACAATCATGATACTTGCCATTGATGCCGGTCTTACCGCACCAGGTATTGCGGTGCTAGACAGCCAGACGCTAGCCGTTGTACACCTTGAATGCTTTCGTCCAAAGTACAAGGATAAGAAGGATGGCGTAACAGGTTTTAATGTTGGCCGTATCTCTGAGCATGCGGTGCGCATCCTTGAGCTCTATAAGGAATGGCGACCAGAGACGATTGTTATTGAATACCCAACAGGTGGTGCAATGAGCGCTGGTGCTATTCGTGGTATGGCGATGAGTACGGCATTTACGGCGGCCTCTGTCGCCTGCATTAAGCATCTCTTTGACGCTAATCTAGAGGTTTATCCAGTAACGCCGTTGAATAGCAAGAAGAACAGCACTGGTATTACGAATTGGCACGCCGCTGATGGTGACAAGAACACGGTGCTGCGGTCTATATCCAAGCTATGGCCTGGTATCGTGTGGCCAAGGATGAAACGTCCACCCAAGGACCAGCCAGATAAGATTGATGAGTCAACCGCCTGGGCCATGAGTGATGCACTTTCGGCGGCGGTAACATATCTCCTAGCAAAGAACCGGATAGACCTGAACGCCACACACCCCACTCGCCTAAAAAACTTCCTATTCTGACGCCCCATGGTGTTCTACCGTGCATGTCAAATGCCATACAAACCGATGTGTTGGGTTATTTTAACCCAAATGATTATCCAATTCAAATTTCCACGGGTCGACTTGGACTCCAATTCAACGTTGGATCAAAGAAGCACATCATCGATTCTGATGGCCTAAAGGTTAACGATCCTGAGCTCGCTAAGCACGTTGGCGTAGGATTACTCGCCGCTGAGAAATCTCCGAATGGTCAGCTTGTACCAATCAACCATCTACGCCGCCCGGTTAAACCTAACCGTGAACGCGGTACCTCTGTCATCAGTGGATCGCAGAACGTGTTTATTGATGTCCATGGTGAGGCGCTTCGCCCAACCATGCCAAACGCTCAAACAAAGGTAGAGGACGGACGCCAACTTGGCAACCCTGTTAAGGGATTCACGGTGAATGAAGCGGTGAATGCTGGCCTGATTAACGCTCCAATCGGATTTGAAGCAAACCAAGACAATGGATCAAGCAACCCACGAGACATTCAAACAGGTACATCACGAAACGTACCTCGCCAAGCGAAAGCTAACCCATACTCCGGATTGAAAGAGAGGGCCATTAGCGCACCGCAACCTATAGTCGAAGAGGCACAGGAGATTGACGACGTTCCAATTACTACCGACATGAGTGCACTGCTCGGCAAAGCTCTTGGAACTACTAAGCCAGTTGAACAGGCGATCCCAGTTTCACCAGCCTCGGTTGAACCAACACCTATGGTTGCTATTGAGGAGACCGGTAAGAAACGCCGTCGCCGTAAGAGCAAAGATCAACCGTCTGACGAACCTCAGGTGTAACCATGACGGGTATTCTCAGAATTGGTAGCACTGGAGCAGCTGTTGCTGAGCTCCAAACTCGCCTCGGTATTAAGGCTGACGGTGATTACGGACCAGCGACATACTCCGCTGTTAAGACGTACCAGCTTAAGAATGGCCTAACATCTGATGGTATTGTTGGTCCGGCGACTTGGTCAAGAATATTGTCGACCAGTGCAAAAAAGGTAGACGCGCCAGTTCCAACCGTCTCAATCACCGGAATCGGGTCTAAAATTATAGATGTTGCACACCAATTTGTTGGTCTAGAGGAGGTTAAAAATAACCGCGTATGGGACGACCCGGCTACTCCAGGTCTAGATGAACGTGCCAAACTTCTAGCTACTAACCTGCAGAGATATGGTGGTTGGCAACCTGGTTGGCCATATTGCGCATCCGCTGCTAGGATGGCATGGATGGTAGCGTACGGTCCAAGCGTGCCGAAGTTTTTCGTCGATAACATGAACCCATCCGTAATGGACTCGTTCAACAATTTCCGTGGTCTAGGTCTTATATCACAGAGTCCAAGACCTGGCGCAATTTTCTTCATGCAAAATGGTGGAACGGCGCTTGGCCATTGTGGAATAGTGGTCAGGTGGAACGGGGAGACACGAATCGACACGATTGAAGGTAATACTAGCCCACAACCTGGCACCACCGAGAGTGACCGTGAGGGAGATGGGTTCTACGCTAAAACCCGGTACGTTTCACCAGTACCAACAAGCAGAGGTTTATGGCTAAGAGGCTATTTGAATCCAGTTTAACTGCTGGGCCAGAGGAGTTTGGCCCATGGCGAGGTGTAGTCAACAACCTACTTTTAATTCACCTATTTGACTGCCAAGGTGATATGCTGCGTGATACTGCACGGTCAAAGGTTTTTCCCGGCATCAAGAGGATCTACATCGCTGGCCCAATGACAGGGATTGAGAATTATAATAGGCCGAAGTTTAATGAGGCCGCAGCTCAATGGCGCGAAACTCTTCACATCGAGCATGTTATCAACCCAGCTGAGAATTTTGATGGTAGACTAGACCTGTCCTACGAAACATACATCCGTAAATCGATTGAACAGGTGCTTGGGTCATCTCATCTGTACATGCTAGATGGATGGAAGAATAGCCGAGGAGCGCGCCTAGAGCATGACATGGCAATGTGTCTTGGCCTTACGGTCTGGTATCAACGCCAGTCTGACGCGATAAACTACCAGGGTCCAATCGAGGAGGAGGCACGGTCAATCGTCGGTGGTGAGCGTCACCAGTCCTACGGAAGCGCCTCTACCTCCATGAAACATGTTGCTCGGACGTGGGAGGCCCTGTTATCGGCCCATAACCAGCAAGACGTGGAGGTGTCTGGGAGTCTTGTTTGTCGGATGATGGCAGCTATGAAGTTGGTCAGGCAGTGTAACTCGAAAAAACGTGACAATCTCGTTGATGCGGTAGGTTACACGCTGTTGGATCACGAAGTCAACGATTAGATTTCCACAAGCGCACCTCTTTAGAAGCTGATCAGGAGATCCTTTTGGAATAGTTCTAACGCTATAACCTAGACGTCTAAGATGTTGCTCCAGGTTAGCTACGTCCTCATCGATATACAGAAAGTATGCTCCACGACCGAGTTCTAGTAATAAATCTACGGCCTTACGGCAGCTTATTTGACCATGTTCAAATAAGCGTAGTATCTTAGCTGTTCTAGTTCGTTCATTCGTGGCTGATAAATTATATTTCATACGGCGGTCTATCCGGTTGTTAAATGTCTACGAGCCTAAGACCAGCATCACGTATTCTCTTAAGTTCCTCGTGCTCCTGAATATTTGGCACGTACTCAAGCTTCCAATTACCAACTCCGCAATGACGATCATAGTATTCATGTTTTTTCGTGGATGTTATTCCCATGTCATGGTTGATCCACTCGCTGTTTGAGCAAACGTGGCCGCAAACCACCGCGCCATCTTCACAAACGGCTATTACTTCAAGATAGTCATGATGTCTATCGTTCACTACGATATAGATATTTTTCATAGCGTCTCCGCGAGTTTACCTATTGGACGGTGACAGGCGCTCACAATTCCTCTTCCAACAGCTTCGACTAAGCTGGTCGCGTGGTCCATCCTCACCCGGTGTTCCACCGTTCCAGGCGAGCCATGTTCTAGCATCACGCTCCCGTGTTCCAAATTCCACGATTTTGCGTGAACCGCTGTATCCATTCCAATTTCCATAGATATTCCGGTGAATTCGTCTCATATTAATTCAACCCGTGATTGGACTGGATGTTTCCCACGATAACCTCAACAAGTTCTGTACTCTTTACGGCATTGGTTAACCGGCATGGTTCATGGTCTATTCCCATAAATTTCATGGTTGATTTCCACTTAGCGATGCTTCCACCGAGGCGAAGAACATCGTCTACTCCAAGCCTACCTCTGTACCATTCACGGTACATCACGTAGTCGTCAAAGTCATTCCAACCAAGTAACTTAGCCGATAACGAATCAAATGGTGCAAAAGAGATTGGATTTTTCCATACGGCTAATCTAACCCTAGCCGTAGTGTATACCGATCTGATTATTCCTAGGACAAAAATAGAACCGGCAATTGCGGGATACGTTGTAAAGGCGATGTCTGAACCGCTGCACAACGTTACTATGATGATAGGAAAGAAAGCTCCAACCGCCGACATAAGAGCGATGATTAGAATAGCACATGCGGAGTTTACGGGTGCCTTCCAAAAGTTAACATCTACGATGTACCGGCGAGCGTCGGTAAAAACCCACCATAGTCCAGACACCGCAAGCAGCAGCGTAAAAACTATAAAACCACCAATGAATTTAAGAATAGCTGTCATAAGGAAGAATACACACGCGGTGCACGGTGGAAAGTTAATAGGCCTTCTATCTGAGCCCCAGTACTAATCGAGTAGCCTTACGAACCGGTCTATCAAATCGAATCGTCTTGCCATCAACCTCGATGGTGCTATTGTCTCTCCAGTAGTTCCAACTGTCGTGAATTGAGAACGTTATGGTGCCCATCAATCTTTTCCAATGAATCTGTCCAGTCTCTTGGTCAAAGGTGGCCGGTTCAAAATCTACGGTTACCTTAACTCTCTTGGGATCATTATCGTGATTCATACTGGCCTTAGAGGTAGTTGGTTAGCTTAGCTAAAATAGAGGTTGTTCGTTTAACCACCTCTAATTCAATAGCCCGATGTTCACAAATAACAGTGCATTTTCTATCGTAGATATAGCACGGTATAACTTTAGGGGTCTTAGACCAATCCTTATCCCAATACCATGCTACCAGGTGTCCGTCTAGGAGGAGCACCACTTTTCCATCCGAAGTCTTCGTCCAAAGCGTTTTCATACTTGGAAGGTACACCGTGCCCGCGGAGTGGAAAGTTTTATTTTAAAAATATTTTAAAACCCAACCTTAGTCTTAAAACTGTCTACCTCGGTGGATACGAGATCGGTTGATTTCTTTGAGGCAGAGTCATAGCTGCCAACCTCACCAACCTTGGCCTCTGACAGGCCGGTTAGCAACTGTTTGGTATTATTCAGGTCCTGCACCTTGCTCTTTAAGTTACTGTTTAGCAGCCCGTTTTCGCTGCCATCAACAACTCCTTTGGAGTATTTGTAGGTGTCGATAGCATTCTGTTTGTTTTGGTCCCAGGTTGGAAATTGGGCATAGATGTTCTCGGATTGACATAGGCAATGCAGGAGCGATTCGTTACCGCCAAGACTGTTAAGCATATCCTGAATGGCGCTAATGAACTGTCCCTCCAATTGGGCGAGCATGCCTAGTGGACTCGTGTCAAGCGCGTTAATAATCGCCCGGTATGCATCCTTAAAGGTTTGATAGAGCGCGTTAAGATCGGCGATACCGTTGATATTTGGCAAATTTATATCCGGACATGCAGCCTTTAACTTGTTATAGGTGTCCAATCCTACATCCTTCGCTGGTACCATGCGGTTAAGATCTGGCAGGTTGTAATTGCTGGCGGAATTCTTAAGTAGATCAGCAGCGTTTTGTAGAGCAGCCAATCGACGGCGTAGCCCTAGGAGTTGGTCTATTAGGCCAGCATTGATCTGCGACAGGTTATTACACGCCTCCGAGACGGTAATGCGAGATTTGTCAAATGGTGTGGTTGCCATGATATACCATAACTACACACGAAGATACGACGAAATATAGCTGTCCATCTCGTTGGCGGTGCTGCGGTTATCACGACTCCATAGCAACCAGCGCCAGTTGGAGGTGTTACCGGGCATACGCTGGCCAGGTAGGCCATACCGCTTAATCCAACCCAGAGGATCGTCCAACATGCCTTCAAAATTCTGCAGGGCGAGTGTAACCTCACACCGCTTGCCAAAGATGCGGTCAAGCCAGACCAGCGCCTCTAGGTTCATGCGGGTGTAGGACATTGACTTGTCCTCTCGCATTAGCTCGAGTGGCATCGATCCATCATGGTCAATCATCCAGCATGCGGTGTTAAAGAGGTAGTTCGCAATCTCGAGTGCAACTGTGTCACTTAGCACTAATCCACAAGATGCGATATAGAGCGCCTTCCAGGTGAGGTGGTTATTGAGCTGAGCTGATTGATACTTGATAACATAGGCTAGCATCCGTCGTGTCCATTCTCGATACCGCTCGGCGGTTTTTACATCCAATAAAGGTAGCTGGACATACTTTAGGTTAGCGTAGGTTATAAACTCACAAATGACAATCGGCGTATCACCGGCTCCGCGGGCAATGAAACAATCAGTGAACGACCCGCCATCCCTCGGATTGTCAACCTCGTCCATCAACCTATTTAGATCCGCATCAGAATTGATACAACTTACCAGGGCTCGTAGCTTATCACAAATCTTAGCCTGCACACCACCGTCAGCACCGAAATGGCGCGGAACCATGAGTGGGTTTGTGCTAATCCCATCTGGAATGGCCAAGCGTAGACCTTCACCAATTCTCGGGATAGAGGCAAACATCCGGTTCATGGTGCGGCCTGTGGCCTTACGATCGCGGCTCCAGGTTAGCCAATAGAGGCGCGCGTCTAGGAATGCTTGTGCAGTGTTCACGTATTAACTACAAAAATGATGTTATTTACTGCGGGTGTTAAAATTTACTAAGGAGTAAATATTGATTGCTTAGTAAGCAGCACAATTTTAATGAATAAGGTTACTATGGCCAGCGTTTGGTTGGAACCCAATTAGGTTTCATTGATCGCGTTACTTGATACGATGTTTTTTGTTGCTTGTACACTCTCGGGCGAATGTTTAAATTTCCATAGCTCTCAGTGACGTCGATAGGAACATCACCGTATCTCTTAATCAGGCGGTTAACATCCTTGACCAACGTGCTTGGTTTCATTCCGGGTTCAAGCTCGATAAATTTCACGGATGCATCCTGAACCGTCTCAATGGCATCAAACGTATCAATAGTAGGATGTTTGTATAGCCAGGTGTCAATTGCGTGTGGCGATAACGCGACTGGTGAGTTAAGTTCCAATGAACGCACTGCTCCACTCTTGTCTGTTCCGGATATGATAGCCATTACTATTTTCATTGTTTTCTCCGTTGGATACGTTCTTGCTTGTCGGTGGTCCATTTCGCATGCCTCCCACGAAAGGCTTCACGAACCTCCTCTCGCAGGGTACGACCCTTATGCGACTTATCGATTGAGAGTTGGCTCATAAGGAGGTTATATGGTCGACCGGTCCATTTCGTGAGGTACCGGTCGAGACTGCTCATCTTGACCACACCTATCGAAGTTGTTTTCCATCCAAGTGACTTACCGCCAGCGGCGTGACTCTGGTCTACGGGTGCCTTGTCGGTGCGCCGCCGTTTATCCACAGCCTTCTGGCTGTACTTGCCATGCTTGTGGTCGTGGAGCGGAATGTCTTTAATACCCATGTCGGTTAGAACTCCATAGGCGTTGTGATATCGGTGTTCTGGGTTGACGCAACCGCCAAAACCGTTGTTCGGCTAGGCGGTTGCGCGTGGTCTGGAGACCAAATCTGACCTACCTTCGCACGGGTAGGTCGGTCGTCAACCTGTCAGGGTATCTCCCTAAGTAGGGTTCGTGCTGGTTTACACCACTCCCTTGACTTTGACAGAGGAAGCAACCGGCAGGATTTCCTGTAGTTGCAAATTGGTACTGGTATCAAACATGCTGTGTCGGATCTCGTGGAATTCAGCCTTAGGTTTGATCTTTTGGCTGAAAGAGATGGCACCTTCAATTCCATGCTTAACCATCAGCTTGTTAAGATCGTCAACAACTGCCTGTGCCTTAAGCTCAGGGATCAACGATCCATCGATCTTAACTTCAAAAGTGTTGGCGAACAGTTTGTCCTGGAGTTCACGCGGGAAGATTTCCTTTACAAGACCCTCATCGATGGCCTTGTATTGATTTTTAAATGTGATCATGACGGCCTCTTTATTGCCCTTAATCTTCACGGATGAGAAGATCTCGCTCTTACCATTGTTGTGCTCAAACCAATACGGACGAGCTAGACCCGTTAGTTGCTCCTTAGCGTCATCAACCGCCTTGGTTAGAGTCTCAATAGTGGTTGAGTTGCGAACTAACGCATCCACCATGGCCCGCTTAGACGCGTCGACACCATCTATTACTGGGATGGCAGATTTCGATTTCTTTTCCTTGACTTCACCGAAGTTTAGCTTTTTCAATTTGGGTCCTTTGTTTTGTTGTTATAGTAGCAGAATACATCAACAATGGGCCTTGGAAAGTAGAAAATGAACAAAATAGCTTACTTTGATATGGATGAGACACTTCTCACCGATGCAACCTGGAACGGAGAGGTTATCCTTAACCCAACCGCTTGGGAGATGGTCGGTATGTGCACGAGGCATGGTTACGATGTCCGGGTTATAACCATGTCTACGCGCCCTCGGGCCCTTGAGATGGAGAGGAGACACTTCGCAGGCGTATTCTCGGAGATTATAGCCCGTGGAGATTTCACGGACACAGAGACGACGGGTATCTACGGAGGGTATTACTTTACTGCTAAGGAGCACGACGTGGCTCCAAAGTCTATCCTAATAGATAACGAGGCATGGGGTGACCGGCATAGCGGCAACTTGAAATTAAAGGCTGCCTACCTAGGGATTGACGAGAGCCGGATGTTCGACTTCAGATTTGATTACCTAACATTCACCGAACTGCGCGCCGATGTAATTTCTAGATTTGATGGATTTCTGGAGCGGATTGAGTCTACGTTTTAATGATCCACGTAATAACGGTGGAAGGCTGCATGTTATTATGCGGAGTATCACCACCGGCATTTGTCGTTTGATATTGCCTATTATACGGAGTAGCTCCCTCAATACTTCCACCGGCGGCGCCATTACTGTTCCAAACGCTGTAGAAGTGGCTATGTGCCGCTAACTCGGCCACAGTCAGTTGGTGCTTCTCAGCTCCAATGCTCTGACCAAACGTTCGCGTGACTGAACCACTCACCGGGTCAGTATATGTTCCAGCACCGACCAGCGTACGACCAGCGAGGTTTGGAAGATTAAAGGTAGAGACACCGTCACCAGGGCCCCATAACGTGCTAATCACGCCAAACAGCGTTGAAAATCCTGTCCGTGATACGGCCGCGCCATCACAGCTCAGATATCCGCCAGGGGCAGTTCCTGTAGCCCACGGGAATATAATACCAGCTGGAATCGCAAGACCAACACTCGGCGCTAGTTTTGCGGCAGTAACACTCTGGTCAGCTAACTTATTCGTAGTAACAGCGGCGTCTACGATCTTGCTCGTGGTAATTGCGTCAGCGAGAATCTTAGCGGCAGTTACGGCATTGTCAATGAGCTTGGATGTACCAACGCTACCATCCGCGAGTTTAGCGGCGGTAATAGCCGCGTTGAGCATCTTAGCGGTGCTAACAGCGTCATCTGCGAGTTTACTATTTGAAACTGCCCCGTCAATAATCTTAGATTCACCAACGCTGTTTACAGCTAACTTAGCTAATGTAACAGCGAGATCGGCTAGTTTAGCGGTGGTAATGTTAAGGTCAATAATCTTATTGCCGGTGATAGAGCTATCGGCTAGGATCTGTGGTGGCATCGAGAACGCTGGCATCCGGTATGTTACGCCATTATAGGTAACTGGGATGTAGGTGTTATTGACCGCTCCACCTGGGAGCACTGGAAGATTGATAATAGGGATGCTTGCCATTGTGTACCTTAAGTTTTAATCATCCAGTTGACTACGATGGACGGAGGCATGTTATTGTGAGCCTGGTCTACTCCAACAAGAGTGGTTCCGCCGGTTGGGTTAACCACGCTTCCACTTCTCGTTGAAACACCGCCAGCTCCACCGCCGGACGGCGACCCATCACTCTCTGTTCCAGGTCGAAGATCACCGCCACGGGCCGTTCCATATCCTGTGAAACCTGTGGCATGAGCATGCTGGGCGAGTTCATTGATTAACAATAGATGCTTCTCTGAACCAAGTTGCTGACCTAATGTGCGAGTAATCGCACCACTAACCGAGTCAACATAGGATCCTACGCCAATTAGGCCACGTCCACGGCAGTCAGGAACACCAAAAGTAGTCGTTCCATCGCCGGCACCATAGGCCGTACCGATCGCCGTAAAAAGATCCGAGTACGTAGCTCGCAGAACAGCGGCGCCATCGCACATGAGATATCCAGTTGGAGGAGATATCCTCGCCGTTGGCACAAGGAAACCAGGAAGAATCTCTGGTGCGCTGTAGATTTGGGAGAGCAATGATGCCGCTAGTTTAGCGTAGGTAATCGTGCCATCGCCGTAGGCGTTAGTCGCTATTGAACCATCACCATAGGCTGAGGTTCCGATAGAGTTGGCACCATATTTGCTCGCGGTAATTGTCCCGTCAGCTAGCTTCTGGCCAAGAATAGCCAAATCAAGAATCTTTGACCCAGTGATCGACCCGTCGGCAATCTTATCGGATGTGATAGCACTTGATGCCATCTTACTCGTAGTGATTGAGCTATCAGCGATTTTGGCGCCAGCTAAGGAGTTGTTGATGATCTTTGCACCGTCGAGTGTGTTGCTTTGGATGATGTCAGGGTTAAAGCTGAACATCTTAAAGCGATATGATACTCCGCCCTGTGACACTACGACATAACTATCTGTTGTTACATTCGGCAAATCCGGCAAATCTGTAATTCTAACGGACATTACACCCTCTCAATTATGACGTTTGAATAGACCTCGTTAACACCGGCATTGGACGCGGGTGCTATGGTTGTAATAGATCCAGCGTCATATCTCCATTGAAATGACATAGACGCAGCCGATGATAATGTAAAACGTGATTGACCACCGTAGGCATAGGTATAAACCGCCGCCGTACTGCTGACAATCAATCCGTTAGGTTCATCGACACTCTGAGTATCTGTGTCTGCTGTTGAGGATGCGGTTACGTTGTACGCTCTAACTCTAGACACCACTCCACCAATCAAAGTGTTATACACTCCGTACGAAAAGAACCTGGCAATGTACTGGCCAACCGGCAATAAAACAGCGTTACCACCGATTGAAACTCCGATAGTGTCTAATTTAACGGTGTTAAACGCGACACTATTCCAGGTATTTACTGGGAACGTGAATCCACTCGCTGTTCCTGAGGACACCTCGTACTTTAGAACAGTAATTTTGCTACCACGTGAAATAACCATTAGATCTCCTCTTCGATTGGGCTGATGTTAACCATACCTACACCGACTGTAAGACTGCGCAGGATTTGTTTACGCCAGAAACCAGGGGTGTTTGGCATTGTGCTCGTTAGAAGACCTAGCGACGTGGTTGACAACCACCATTTTGTGTTTGCTGAAATCAGCGTTGATGGTAATAGGATGATACCGTGCGTAACGATAGTGAAACTGTTCCCATTAACGGTTTCAACAACCCCATCAACATCGAGTGTTGTAAGGCTATTAGCGAGTGAACCTTGCCAACCTGCCGCACCACGAAATACGCAACTACCTGGGTTGAAACCATGACCAGCTTGGGTGTAGGTTGACTTAAGCGACGAAAGAGTTAGGGTGTTGAGTGCATTAGCGTCTAACTTATCGGCAGTAATTGTTCCTGCAGCGATCTTACCGCCCGTGATCGATAGGTCAGCATACTTTGGAGTAGTAACAGCGCCGTCAGCTATTTTACTTGTTGAGACCGAGGTATCAAGAATCTTAATGTTTGTTACTGCGCCGCTACCTAACTTGCTCGAGGTAATTGATCCGTCTGGAACGTCGCTAAGAATCGATGACAGTGGATATCGATAACTCTTATTGCTCGTGGTGACAAGAATCACCGCATCACTCCCTGGAGTGGTTAGGAGCAGTTCTAATTGTGAAAGCTTACGTGCCATTTGATTAACTACCGTTCGTGATGTTGGTCCAGAAATTCTCGTTCAGCGCGCGAATTCCAGCAAAAATCATCCATGGTTGGATTATGCCAACGGTTGGAACAGTTTCCTCCGCGGTTAGCAATCTAACGTACCCACTGCCACTGCGCCATACACCGCTTGGAATTATTCCAAGCTTACCAATCATCGAGACACCTACGGGTAAGGTGGCATCCATGATTCGCAGCTTACCTGTTGAGATAAAATCGTACCAGTCTGAGACGGTGTCCGCCGTCCATGTCTCAGATTTGACCGCGGTAGGGATATCGTATACACTAAGGATACGCTTCCATTCAATCGCGAGCATCTGGTCCACTCGCGCTAGGAAATATTGCTTGCTAGATTTATCGGTGTCGACCGGCACTAGCTTATAGCTACTCATTAATCCAACATCCACAAAGCTAACTGGATACGCACCGATTTGAACCATCGTGCATTTGCTACTAAAATCCTGCCTATTCTTAAGTTGGTTACCATCAAGCCAAGTGCTATTTACGGAGATATAGTCACCGACTGAGTCAACCGTCAGGTTAGAGGTGTCATCGACTCCATCGACTCCACCCTGTTCATTGAATGCTAGAAATTCCCCGTCCTCGCTCTCAAGATTATCGCCATCTTCGGTTAGGAGATATTCGCCGTCTATTGTTGAAACGGTTTGAATAGCAAAACTCGCCGCCTGACCAGTTAGGCCGTCAAACAGTATCTTAACATCCGAGAGTTGCAGTTGGTCAGTATTATTGCTAGCACTGTTAACGGTGAATCTCAAGATTTTTGAGTCACTAGCGGCGATTTGCACTGGGATTGCGGTCGATGTAAAACTCTGGTTGGCCGCTGAAATCACCGTAAATCCATTCCAGACTGTAGTTCCATCAACCCGTGCGGTGATATTCCACGCACCTAGGCCAGATGCCACCCACGATGGGTATATCGTCCATCTCCCTGGGGTGAGTCTAATCGTGAACTCGGCGTACGGCGTGTTAGTGATATTCTGGGCAACGTTGCTATTGTTTGGAATGTCTAGATCCACATAAGACGTACCGGTGTTATAGCTGGCACCAACACCGGTTACAACTGACTTGTTTAGGTGAACCGATTTAACCGTCTGAAACAGGTATGACCATCGGTATTTGAGAATGTCATCATAGTATGGAATCTCATCCACTGTCTGCATGTCGAGTGACGTGACGGTGTCGGAAGAATCCATCAACACCGTGATTGGATTACCAGCGTCGTCAAGATACTCACTGACGTTGCTGAGTTCAATTGAGCCAATATTAATCGGTGCATCTAGAAATTCAACATCACTAACCTGCCTATCTCTTAGCCTGTTATCAATTGTCGCTAGGGTGGCAGGTGGCTCAACAGAGAGCAATAGATCCACCGAATTACCATGTGATACAAAGCTTGGGGAAATATCAACGCTAACGTTGGCACCATCCTCACGACCACCGCGATACTCGATCTTTCGGAGTTTCTTATCATAGATCAGTGATCCACGATCGCTATTACCTCCGGATGACACGAAAGTGCGAACACCGTTGGTCTCGTCAGACAGAATGTAGTAAATTGGCTCCAAATCATATGCGCCACTCTCAGCGTACCGCTTGGCGAAATCAAGAATAATCTCCTCACCTGTTGATTCCGTGATAATAGGCTCGTAGCTCTCAGTAGCCAGCGTTGTCTCGGAGGTCTCAATCTTCCATTCAGCGTTTAAATTGGTGTCAAGGTCAAGCCCGTCGTCTGTGGATATACTATCACCACCGTCAGTTTCGAGTATAGCCTGTGACCTATTCACGACTCTGAGCAGCACCCGGTCAGCACCGTCGAGGTATCTCAGACTCTGAACTTGGTAGGCCGTATCAGCGACGAGCTTCGCGATAACCACGTCTCGGTAGACTAGGTAGTCGTCTGGTCCATTGAATGATAGCTGGGTTAAACGGTCACCGTCATAGACTGTCTTCCTAGTTGGCGAGGTTGGGTAGGCGCTCCAGGCATCATCGATAACCGCCGAACTCAGATAATCAACAACCACTGGATCAGCGAGAACCGCACCTAGCCGGTTGTCGCGGTCTATTTTGTGAAAGCTCTGTGATGCCCGTGCGATAACACTCCACAGAATTAGATCGCGAGTGTAGAGCTGCCTATCTGCCTCTATGCCTGTTCTAGGCACATCCGATCCAATCAGAGGTACCCGATGGTTCGGCGTGTTTATCGACGATGAGATGTCAAGAGCGCTGTCGTTCAATGGAACAACTGAAATTCCAACAAAGTAGACATGGTCAGTTGGCAGGTTACCACGAATGTTGATCTCTAGATCGCCGGTCACGTAGTCAATGGTACCAGAGGAGAAACTCTTAGACTCGATAAAATTGCCATACCCATCATCAGTCGTCTTCTCTTCACCAACCACAAGCTTAATTGTTCCAGGACGCGCTGGTCCAACGTTCGTAGTAATGGTTCCAGACCCAACTAGCCCAAGGTCAAGGTAATATTCAAATCCTGTGTCAGGTGAATTCTGCACGGAGAACCGGCGCTGGCGTACACCCGTGCTAACCTCTAGTTTGTCACTGAATGCAGCAGATGCGAGTGCCACAACAAGATCTCGCCACATGAGTGTACTGTCGCGATCATCGAAGATCTTGAGGTCTAGCTTGCTGTCTGGAAAAGCTGGTAGTCCATCACCCTCGGTTAATCCACCGCCAGTGATTAGGTTGTTAACTTTCCGTTCTAGGACACTCAGAATCACAGTATTTCAACGCCTCCAGTAAAACCGGAATACGCTGAGCTATTACGGCTATTATTTGTTAGGAGCAACCGGTAGAAGCCAGGTGTGTTAAAATACTCCTGTGATGGTTTATATTCCTTCGTGCCGGAGATTGACAGGCCAAACTGCCATATTGGTTCACCGACTATTCCATCACCAGTCACAGTCTCGGAGTAGAATAGGTTGGCACAGACGATCGGCCAGGCCGTGTTAACGGTAGACAGATCAAAAAGATTACCATAGAAACCGTATAGAGTTACATAGCTTATGCCAAGGCGCAATTTCTGGCCTGTGGTTAATTCTCCATTCCATAGTTGGACAGATGTTAGGCCACCTTCGACAAGTGTTCGTGGCAATGAAGTCGCGATTAGCATGCTAGTCTAAGAACAACCGCGAATTGACTATACCCATCCTCGCAGGTCTGTTTTTCACACTTCAATAATGTCAGCGCTAACGGTGGCACTGCATTGCAGCTTACGATTAGTGGTGTTATTAACAAGGATCACGTGGTAGACACCAGGATCAACGATAGTCGTGGCTGCTGTTACTTTAGAGCTAAAGATTGGAGCGCTTGCTGTGTCTGCGGTGTTGAAATCGGCTGGCGCTAGAAGAATCTCAGAGTACTGCTGGAGAAACGGAGCTGTCGATGAATCAAAATCACGGAGTATCGCGAGGTAGGCTAGACTAGCACTAGAGGTGTCAGTGTTAATCTCGTTTTTACCAACACCGGCACACGGATCAGATGAGTCACTGGCCATCGCAGATATCAGCACCGTTGCGCCACTGATTACTGCCTGCCGACCTGTTTCAACCACGAATGCACCGATCGGTATCCAATTAGCGGCTCGAATGGTTGTTGATGGACTTGAGATGCTAAGCTGTGACATATTAAACTCGTAGTATTTGGTTAATTCTTGACTGGAGTGGAATTCGAATTTTTGAACCGGTTGTGGCCTCGGTCATTGGATCTGTCATAAGGTTGGCATCACAGATAACCCACCATAGTTCCTCTGTTCCATACATCTCCTTAGCTATAAGGTCCAGTCGACCACTATTTGGTTGGGTTACTTGGTAGAGACGGTCAGTGTCGTCCTGCGGAATCTCAGGTACTCGTTGACCAAAAACGTAATCACCATTAATCTCGTAGATCGGTGTCGTAACATACATCGTGTACGTTGGTAGATTGATGACTGCGGCCATGCAATAACTACGGCGGAGCTATGCGTCATACCGGCGAACCTCGCGCCTGGTGGTATCAACAGTCATGGTAACTGGATTATTGAGATAGTCCGCAGTTCCAGTCATGCCACCAGGTAACTCGTTGGATT